CAATCGCGGCACGTTGTTCATCTCGAATTGACGCAAATGGAAAATATTGCTGATAATCAGGCTGTACCATGTCAGCCTACCATACCCCACCACGTTAGAGATTTACACCATCACTCTGCGCCGATTATCCTGTCAATTATCCCCATTTTGAGCGCCTGTTTCGGGGTGACAAAGTAGTCTAGCTTCGGATCCATGATCGCCGCAACTTGTTCTTTGGTCATCTTTGTCTCTCGTGCCATGGCAGTCACCGTTAGCTCATGAACTCGTTTCATTTCAACGGCATGATTCTCAACTTCAAAAACATTGCCCATGGCACCCCCTGATAAGGAGTGCATCATGATACGAGACGATGCACCCATCAAACGCTTACCCTTGACACCTGAGGCCAAGATCAAAACTCCCGCGCTCATGACTTTGCCGAGAGCAACTGTCTGCACAGGACACGGTAGAAATCTGATTAGATCATAGAGACTGAACATCTCATCGACTGAACCACCGTACGTGGACACTAGCAAGTGAATTGGATTGTTATTGATGTTGGCCAAGAACAGCATCTGTGCTGTAACGTTAGAAATCGAGTGTTCAGTGACATCTCCATGGAGAAAAACGATCCTTGAATTCTGTGCTGCCATCGCCATGGCCTGTTCAGGTTCCATGTCAACTGACTCTGAATGAGTACGACCATGCGCACTATTTTCAACCGTCGATCGTCCCATGAGTACCTCCCATTTCAACATCAACTAGGGGTTTGCCAATCAGGAATAAATCATCGCCTCCCAACTCTCGAACTAAACGAGTGAGAGCTTTCATGTGCTCTCCATTCTCGAGTTCAGTCGCCATCAAGTACATCACGAATAATGCCTGTCGCTGACTGATTCCTAAGTTTGCAACTTCTCGAACGATCTGACGGCAAACTTCATTCTCCGCCGCCAACTTTTCCGCCTGCGACTGTCCATAGGTCACCACGTTATTACCTCACCACTTCCTCTCGAGTGAAAGTTTCAACCTTGAACATATTCTGACCTAAAATTCGAACGTATTTTCCCTGCTTGAGACCGTCTTCTTCATCGGTCGACAAGACGATAAAACTACCCCATTGTTCATTGACAATTGCATACTGAACCGCCTCCCAAGTAGGTAGATCAGCATTATTTTGCTCGAGTAGTGCCGACAAATTGGGTGACAGATTCAATTTGATGTCATCAATGTCAGCAATTGACTTCATGTCTTCTCGGCCGGCCACAATTACCGATCGATTGACTTCAATTACTTTGTGAATGATTCCACAATTATTACACTGCACGAACTTAGGTTGAACAGCATCATTATCATCTAGGATCGAAAACACGACAAATTGATGTTGCGGTGGATTTTCACGCCGCTTGAATTGGGGCAACACACAGCGGCAAGTGATCAAGTGTTTTAGCCCGGTCGCCATTCATTCACCCTTCGGCGTCGTAGTCACCTTTAGCGTTATGACTTCTTCTTTGTCAGTGCGGGCATTGTCGCATCGGTGACGGCCTCGGTGAGTGCAGTATTGACTACGTGAGAAAAGAAACGAAATCCTCTCTGGTATCCCTCCTCAACTGAGGCATTGACGATCAACAACAGCGTTGAAAGTTGTTCTGGTTTGACATCCACTTTTGAGGTACGAACCGCAGTCATGATGTTCGTGGTCACCGCGTCCTTAGCCGCGTTCATCAAGTTCATGGACGCGAGGTTAATTTGTTCTGCCGGGCTCTTCTTGTTCATGCTCTTCACCTAGTCGAATCTAACCGCATACTTAGCTACAGTAAACAACGAAGGAACTCGCAATGGCCAAATCACTCAAAGAGCGGCGCACCGAACGAAAATATCAGTCGCTCAACGAACGATTGCAAAGGATCGATGAACAGCTCATGCGTGAACACCGCGTAGCCAACCTGTTGATTGAGGCAATGAATGAAGACGACCTCAACAAGGTCACCGCCATCATCCAAAAACTCTCTACCGTCAAAAATCCCCAACTTCCCGTCTTATCAAAGGCAATCGAGCAAGCACAGGCTGAAATCAACAAGTACACCGTGGGTGGCCCACTCACCAAAGCCTGGAGCAAAATCAAGGGATTGGTCGGCGTTGATAACCCCATCGTCAAGGTGACGACTTTCGCTAGTGCGCTTGAGAAGGGATTCTCACAGGTCCCGACCATCCTCAATAACAACGGCGTCGATCTCCAAGGAGCCGACACTACTAAGAGTTTGTTGACGATCGTGGGCACGGGTAATGACGCTGAAAAGAAACTCAAATCAATCACGGCCCAACTTCGTAAAGCCCTGTCACCGGGCGGCATCTATGGAACGTTCAAGAAAGTCCCGTATGTTGATGGGCAAGCGTTGGCACAAGAACTGATCAAGGTTCCCGTCAACGTCTTCTCTCAAATCGCCAAAAAAATTCAAACGGGTGCAAAGGCGGCTGATGTAGCCCCTGATCTAAAAACACAGATCACCGGCCAAGGCGACGTACAGACCAAGAGTGGTAACACGACAGAACCCACAGTGCCATCGGCTCAAACACAACCGGGCGAACCACCCAAGCAGACCACTGTGACAACAAAGACCACACCAACCGGCGAACACCCGGCGCAACCTCCGGGCACGAAAAGGGGCGGTGGAGGAGCGGTCACCGATCACAAGCAGAAGGCGTTCAATCGCTTGAAAGACAGCGATGTCTTCAAAAAGGTTGGCCTCAATGATGCTAGCGCGCAGGCACTGTTGGACGCTCTTGATGACATTGGGGCACTCAAGAATCCTGAGTGACGGCGTCCCCTATTTCTCGTAATACACCCACGCAACGGCTCGCATACGCCCGTGATGCGGCCTCAGTCGCCGCGAGGCCGCCGGCGCCGAAGGTGCCATGACCGATCAGTGATCCGGTCGCGCGCAGGGCATAATCAATGGCTTGTGAATTGACGACAAAGTCCTTATCATCGGGCAACCTAATGACAACGTGATTCGGCGACAGTGATCGAATCCGTTTGTCGAATAGGCCGGCCTTGTCATCGATCGCTTCGCCTTCTCGTCTGGCACGGAGCTCAGCGACATGTGCCGCAACGCGCCGGCGGGTGACCAGGTTTGTGACAACCACCTGATCCTTGAAAGTGATCACTTGGTCAACTCTGGGCGCTTCCTGAAACTTGATTGCACTGATGAGGTCACCCTTCAAGCTCGACACTAGGTCACAACCAGCGACCATCGACAGATCGATCAGAGTATTCATGCCCTCGAGGTCAAACCTAACGCCAATGGGTATTACACGAAGGCTGCCTCGATCATAATTGACCTTGAGAGTGTGCTTGACGTCATCAGCTAACCCCCGAACGAACATGATGCATGGTTCCTTAGCATCAGCCGCAGCCTCGAGCAAGTGATGTATTTCCGCCACTTCTTCAAGGTATCCGTCAATGCAAAAAACGCGAGGCTTGACGATGTTGACGTCAATGGGCAATAATTTCTGCAGGTTGAAAGTGTAACCATTGACAAGTTCAACGGACGGCGTCAACGCTAGCGTTTTTTCAATGATGATTCGCCCGGCAAATCCAGCAAGGCCCAAAGCCTCACGGATCATGGCCTTAGTCCCGGGATAAATGGCCATGGCGGCATGTGTTAACACGACTCGATCGACATCAATTGACGTCGGATGCTTGGGTTCAATCGTTTCATGAAGGCGGGATGGACTGACGTCGGGACTCGACGCTAACTCATCCATCAACAACACAAGGCACCGATCAAAACCACCTGGGCTCAATTTTTCAGCCGCAAGTGCATGGGCCATGATAATCTCGTACAGCGCTTGCTCGAGCACGCTCGCAAACTTTAGAGCAAAGGCAGCCTGCATCCGAGTGTGAACATTTAGGTGTTCTTTGCCCCGCGCTAAAAAACGTCGACCGCTGAGATCTTCAAGTAACGTGCAGACACGCTGCAATGCGGTGGCCACACTAACGCTGGGATGAACGACCTTCACCCGTTGATAGTACTCTTAATTGTGGCGTTGGCTCAAGATCCGTAACATCAGCAAGATCTGCGCATATACGTGCCTGAGTTGTAGCGCTTCGGCTGTCATTCGACGCTCTCCTTCGTGACGTGATGAGGATAATTCATCGCTTGTCTTCCTCGCGTTGCATGCGATCGACCCATATCTTAAGGGTCGTTGCGATCGTAGCCTGTACGCTAGTATCCTCTCGAATGTGAGTCACAAGCGCTTCTTTCACTTCCTTCGTCTCTTTCACCATGTCGGCTAATTTGTCAACGAGTTGTGCCTGTTGCTTAAAACTGCGTTTTTGGACATATGCCCAACACCCCGACACGCTGCCGAGAATTGCCAGAAACAAGGTGATGATGTCTCTAACGTTAGCGAATGTCATTGTTGTCTTTACGTTGATCTTGAGATTTGGTAGGTTTCTCGCGCGCGTTAAATCTGCTTAAGACTGACTGCTGAAGCTCACCGCTCGTCCTCAACCGCTTTCCCTTAAGATCTCTTAAGATCTATACAGAACTTAAAGACAGTACAGGGCTCTTGGGGGTAAGTATCGGCATTGAAGGAGTTTGTCGCAATGTGTGAACACATGCTAAATGAGAACGTACTATTGGTTCGAGGTGTGACACAGTGGACTTTCAAAAGAGCGTCTTTCAAGATCAGCGGATCACCATTCCACTAACGGCGAAAGTCATCGTTGTTTCTGACATGTTTGTCAGCGACTACGTCGGAGGAGCAGAACTGACGACACAGGCCCTCATCGACTCCAGTCCTTTCGAGGTCTTCAAGCTTCACAGCAAAGACGTCACGCTCGAGCTATTGCAAGCAGGCGTGGGATTGTTCTGGATCTTCGGTAATTTTAGTCAGCTCAATTTTCAGCTGATTCCATCGATCGTCGGTAACCTAAAGTACAGCATTGTCGAGTATGACTTCAAGTACTGCAAATTCCGCTCACCCGAAAAGCACCTCCACGCCACTTGCCTGCCCTGTGACTGCTCGAACGACATCACGGGTAAGATCATCAGCACGTTCTTCTACGGGTCGATGGGCAACTGGTGGATGAGCGAAAAACAGAAGGAGCGGTACCTGACAACCTTCCCGTTCTTAGTCAACAAGTCAAACACGGTGCTCTCCAGCGTCTTTGACGACAGAACGTTGGGGTACCTCAAGGCACTCCGAACCAAGGACCAGGACACGCCTCGATCAGGTTGGATCGTGTTGGGCAGTGACAGCTGGATCAAGGGCTCCGATGATGCCAAGCGGTGGTGTGCTGACAATGGCAAGCAGTTCGAAGTGGTGTGGAACCTGCCCTACGACCAAGTGTTGGAAAAGTTGGCCCAAGCCGAAGGCTTCGTCTACCTCCCCAAAGGCGGCGATACCTGCCCCCGCATGGTCATCGAGGCCAAGTTGTTGGGCTGCAAGTTGCAGCTCAATGAACACGTGATGCACAAGGACGAGGAGTGGTTTGCGACCGACGACGTGGAAGCGATCGAAGGCTACCTCTTCGTTGCTCGCCAGCACTTCTGGAACGGCATCAAGTCGATGATGGACTATCGACCCAAGATCAGCGGTTACACCACGACCTATAACGCCGTCAAGCAACAGTATCCGTACTTGCGTTGCATTGAGTCGATGGGAGAATTCTGCGATGAGATCTGCATCGTCGACGGTGGGTCGACAGATGGCACGTGGGAAGCGTTGCAATTTCTCGAGTCTTCTGATCCACGTATCAAAGTCAAGCAGGTCAAGCGTGATTGGTCATCGAAGCGCCACCCGATCTTCGACGGCATGCAGAAGGCTGAAGCCCGTCGCATGTGCACCGGTGACTTTTGTTGGCAAATGGACGCCGACGAGGTAGTGCACCCCGACGACGCTAAGAAGATCCACGGCCTGTGCCGTGCCATCCCGGTCGGCGTCGACATCATGTCGCTACCCGTCATCGAGGGATGGGGTGGGTGGGACAAGATCAGGTGTGACGTCAACCCGGCCAAGTGGCGCCTGAGCCGCAACGCACCCCACATCACTCACGGCATTCCGGCGTCCCTGCGCCGCGCTGATGCTGACGGGCTCCTCTATGCCGCCGAGGGCACCGACGGCTGCGACATGATTCACGTGGATACATTCGAACCACTAGGCCACGTCAGCTTCAACGCACCCGAAGTCGACAACGTTCGCCGCATGGCATTGTTGGGCAACGAACAGGCACGCCTGCAGTATCAGCAATGGTTCAATCAGGTCATCAATGGCCTACCGTGCGTCTTTCACTACAGTTGGATCGACCTCAAACGCAAGATCACGCTGTATCGTGATTACTGGCAGAACCATTGGCGCGCACTGTACAATCAGGACACTGCCGACACCGGGGCCAACAACTACATGTTCGGGGTACCTTGGGCCGATGTCACTGACGCCATGATCGACGCCAAGGCCGCCGACATGAAGGCCAAGCTCGGGGGTTGGGTGTGGCACCGCCCCTGGGATGGTCAGACGACGACGCCTCACATCACCATCAATCGTACGCCACCCGAGGAGCTACCGTGAAAACCATGCAACGTGTCATCATCGAGAGCCCGTTTGCCGGTGACGTGGAGAAAAATCTCCTCTACGTCCGTGCCTGCATGCAGGACTGCCTGCAACGGGGCGAGGCACCCTTCGTCAGCCATGCCCTCTACACCCAACCCAACGTCCTACGTGATGAAATTCCCGAGGAGCGTGAACGTGGCATCGCGGCGGGTTTCGCCTGGCGCGAGTGCGCCCACAAGACCGTCGTCTACACTGATCTAGGTACCAGTCGCGGCATGGAATACGGCATTGCCCACGCGGTGGAGTTGGGTCACCCGATCGAGTACCGCACCTTGGGTGGAAAGTGGACGCTGCTCGCATGACCATTCGTCGACGCGTCCTCCACCTGCTCAAGCACGCCGGTGCCATCGTCACCGCTGTCGACATCTACCACGTGCTCAACGTGGAGAGCGGCATCGGCCCCAGTGAGTCGGTCAAACTGTCGAGTCTCTCGAGCGTTCTGAAGCGCATGTGTGATGGGGGTGAACTCGACCGCCTCAAGAACTTTGGACCCCGCGGGGGTTATGGTTACCGTTTGAAGGTGGGCGCATGAAGCGAGAGGTTGCAGCACTACGCAAGAGACTGTGGCGCGACATGACGGGTTGCACGTGCCAGAAAGTCATCACCGTCGACGGCAAAACGCTGGCGCTGAATGCCAGCGAGATGTGCACGGCGACCGCGATCAGGTGCAATGGTCGAATGAGCTGCGTTCAAGATGCATATCGCCAGCACGGCCTCAAGCTTGGCCCCGTCATGCCAGGTGAGAGTGGATTAGTCAACGCACAGGAATGCTCATGAGGAAACTACGCCTGCTCCCACTCCGTCGCTTGCTGTTGTGGCTGGCTTTGGGCCCACGCACCTATGACTACATGAAGCGGGTGTTGTCTGACGATCACCGCCTGAGGACATCGAGGCAAGTCGACATCGTCATTCGCAAGGACGGCACTGAACGCCGCATTGAGGCCGACTGGGTCAAGCAGTTGGGCACCGTGGTGCTGGGTCGGTGGCGGTCGCCGCTGGCTCTCAAGCGTGGTCCGTTCACCCGGGTAGGCGACGTGGTGGCGTGGCTCGAGCAACACGGGTGGAAGCGTCGCATCGGCGATCCGTGCAATCGAGCCTTTCCGTATGACCACCTCGCGGTGCTGGGTGTGGAGAAGCTCAAGGCGTATAAGCCCCCGCCTACCAAAGACGATCACGAGACGCCCAACAAACGCAAGTCGAAGGATGAACCATGAGAACACTGAACGTCAAGACCAAACTCGAAGAGATGGGCGTCGCCCTTGACAGCATCGTCATGGGTGACTTTGACACGTTGGGCGAGTTCACTGCCAAGCGCACCCGAGATCCCAACGACCCCAACTACAAGAAGTACGGCGCAGTGTACAGGAGCAACTACGAGCGCGGGATCCTGATCTACTACCTCATTCGTCAATACAACCTGACGTCGATGTTGGAGATCGGCTTCGGCCGCGGTTATTCGGCCCTGTGTGCCGCCAAGGCCTTCTACGACGCGGGTCTCCCGGGCAAGGTGACGACGGTCGAACCCAACGTCGACGACAAATTCCTCAATGCCTTGGGTCAGGTCCTGCCGACCGAGCTGTTCAAGTACGTGCAGTTCGCCCGTGGCACATCGCAGCAAGTGCTGCCCACCCTATCAGGTCCCTACGACCTCATCTACATCGATGGTGACCATTCCTACGAGGGCACGAAGCACGACTGGTTGCAGACGAAGGACAAGTGGACGAAGTTTTGCCTCTTCGATGATTATCACCTGCCGTCGAAGTCAGACCCGGGCATCAAGTGCAGTCAGGCCATCGACGAGATCGATGATCCGTCGAAGGAGCTGATCATCATGGATCGCATCATGTTCGCTGATGATAAGCACCAGGGCGTTGATCGTGATTACGGTCAAGTTTTACTGACAAAACCCGGAGAAGTGGGAGGCGAACGTGCCGACTGGTAATGACAATGACGCCCTAACGGGCCACGTGAAAACTCCCGAGTTCTACAACTTACCGAACAAGTGTCCCATCCCGCCGCCGGGTTGGTATTGCTCACGTACGCCGGGTCACGAGGGTCCCTGTGCCGCGCGCGTGGCCCCTCCCACGGGCTTCGCTAAACTGTGGGATTGGTGGTGGTCTCGCAAGTGCATTGCCAGAAAACACGTGTGGAAACCGTCGATGGGACCCCTACCCACCAAGTGCCCCTTCTGTGAAGAGGAGGAGCTCTATCATAGACCCACGTCGTTCCACGTGTCAGGTGACGATGACCACTTTGTTCGCACTTGGATGCAGGCACACGACACGTACAAGCATCACACTGGTGCAGTCGGCACCTACACTTGGGAATTCACCCCCGCCGTCACGGGCACCGTCGTCAAGGTCAGGTGCTCGTGCGGTGAAGCGCTCGACCTGACCGATAATGACACTTGGTGATGCAATGAGTGATGATGATGACTTGCGTGAGCAGAACGAAAAGCTGAGGATGGAACTTCACGCTTGCCGCGCGGCGCTGCGGCCCTTCGCGCTGTATGCTAAGTGCCTGCCACCCGTCATCCCGGACACCTTTCGTGATACCGATGACACCGGCGTCATGGTATCAACATACCAGATGCAACAGACCTACACGTTGACCTTCGGCGACCTGCGTCGGGCCCTCGAGTGCTTCAACAAGTTGACCGCCGTCGAGGCGCCGTGAAAGCCCTCGGTCTGCACCAACCCTATGCCTACCTGATCCGGGCGGGCGTCAAGACGATTGAAACGCGGTTCTGGAGCACTCCCTACCGCGGGCCCGTCCTCATCTGTTCGACGAAGTCAACGTCGCCGGGTGGCCTCGAATTATTGGTCAACCTGCGGGCCAGCGGCTACATGGTGTCGACGGCAGCGATGGCCGACGCGGGCACGATGCAGTGTGTCGTTGACATTGTCGACTGTCGGTTGGGCACCGAGGCCGACGAGGAGGCCGCCTGCTGTCGCCTGTGGGACTACAACAAGCAGGGCAAGCTGGTGCAGAAGTACGCCATGGTGCTGGCCAACGTGAGGCCTGTCGTCAAGCACCCGGTCAAGTGTGGCCGCAAGTGGTTCACCGTCGACGATGAGCTGATTGAGGTGGGAGATGACTGACAATCGCTTCGTCTTTGTCGCCCCCATGTACAACGCGTCGGCGACGGTGGGCCAGATGCTGGCGTCGGTGGTGGGTCAGTCGTATCCCAATTGGCGCATCATCCTCGTCGACGATGTGTCGGATCACCCCGAGGTCATCAAGGAGGTCGACATCATCAACAGGTGGCGCGCCCTGGTGTCGCCGGGTTGGACGCCCAACATGATCGTTCACGATAAGATTGAGGTGATGTGGAACGACGACAAATTGTGGGAGGTCGCCAACGTGTTGAAGGGCATTTCCATGTGCGATGACGACGACATCGTCTGCAGGATCGATGCCGACGACTGGCTGACCGACCTCGATACGCTGGCCTACCTCAATGCCCTCTACAACCAGACGGGGGCCGATGCGCTGTGGACGGCTCACCGGTGGGCCTTCAGCGACAAGAACATCAGCGGGCCCCTGCCTCCCGGCGCCGTCGTCTACCAGCACCCGTGGGTGAGCTCGCACCTGAAGACATTCAGGAAACAGCTGATCAATGGCGTCAATGACCAGAACTTCAGGGGTGAGGACGGTGAGTACGTGCGGCGCGCAGGGGACCAAGCGTTGTACCTGCCAATTCTCCACCGTGCGCAAAAGAGGGGCTTTGTGCCTCGGGTGATGTATCACTACACTATCAAGGATGAACCCGCAACGTACCAGACCGCCGACGCCCGCTTTCAACGCGATGAGGCGGTGTTCCTGAGGCAGCGGGGCTACGTCAAGTGAAGGTAGTGATGATCTCTCTCACCGCCCGTTGAGCATTCTCCCGTAGGTCATAGTGACGGTGTACTGCCTCACAGTATGCCTCCTGTCGTGCAACAAGTTCGGCGGGTGACGCCAATAACCGCTTGACTTCGGCGACCACCTGTTCACCTGACATGTGCTCGGCATCAATCATCTCCCGTCGCATGTCAGCAGGCATGTACGATGGGCAATCACCGATGGGCAACACGTGACACATGCCGAATTCCACGTACTTGGCGACGAGGCAGTCGGCGGTGCCACCCCTGCAGACCACACCAAATTGGTAGGCATCGAGCGCATCGTAGTATGGACGGCCGGGTGCGGTGGAGACACGTGTCTGGAGTTCTGGTACCAAGTGATTGAGTGCCTCGACGAGGCGCCACCTCGTCGGGTACGTTGCCTCTTCAATGGTACCTGAGACGACGATTGCACCTGACTTTGCCACCCGCTTTCGCCGACTGGGCACGCAGTGAGGCATCACTGCACACTTGATGCTAGCCCGGGTGAGATTTTCAACGTGTCGCGCGCTTGGGTAGGTGATGATGGCGTGAGTGACGTCAAATCGTGGGAAGTGATTGCGGATCCGTGCTCCGTACCCATCGGTGCCATCGAGTGCCGCCCGTTCATCGATCAGGTATGTCCACCTGTATTGTGGATCGACGGCGCCATAAACGAGGTGAGCGTTCTCATCTGTACAGAAGAAGTTGATGACGCGATCAGTACGTTGAACGCGGTGATCGCGGTGTGCCAACAGGATGAAGTTTCGCTCCTCAAGCACCACGGCGCCGGCGTACTGCAAACCGGCGGCGAGGTATTCACTCTCAACCGGTGCCCTCTTCATCGAGGCACCAATGGTGTTGATGCCGTGCACGAAGTATAGGGTCACTTGCTTGCTAGGTGAGCCGCGATCTTCTGGCGATCGGCTTCAAGCTGAGCCAGAAATGGTGCCGTCTTTCGGATTGCACGTGTCTGGGGATGCATGTTCCTACCTTCAACCGACGTGGCGTCCCCTGTCGCGAGGTAGTCGTGGATCAGGTGCCTGACATTAATACCTGATTCGTGGTGAATGCCGTGACCGAAAAAGGGCTGCAACACCCAATATACGTAAGTGTCATTGTGGGCCCACGGTGAGTAGTGACCGAGCACGTCGTAGTAGGTGCGGTGAACGATGGGAAAGCTCAAGTCTCCCTTGTCCGATTGAGGTGCCTTACTACCGACGTCAACGCCCACATTGAGGTAACACAGCTTGCCGACGTCGAAGGGCACCAACTTTTCATCCCACCCGGGCGTCAACATCATTGCGTCATCATTCCATAGGAACAATAACCGACCAGTGCTGTGTGAGCACAGTTCATTGTACATCAGGTGAAGATCAGCATAGCCATTGCCTCGTTGACCCACAAGCGTCCGTACTTGAAATGGCCATGGCGAGCGAGCAACATCAACCGTTTGAGGATCATCAACGTCAGCACGTACCAATACTTCAACGCGTTTCGGATCGGTCGCTAGCGTAGCAAGTGACGCCAACGATTGATGAAGGCTCGCGTGACGTTTGCGCGATGGGAGTAGTAGTGAAATGAGTGGTGTCATGAATTGATTGTAATCAACCCACCCACATGATTGTCAGTCGACCTGAACCACCAGCGCACGTTGCACTTGAGCCCCTTAAAAGAACATCGGTGCAGTCCCGGCCTTTCGACCGATCCTGCACCGAAATATAGTGATATTGAACGTGCTGCAAAACTAGGTGGTACCTAGGGTTAGAGACCTTAGTAGCGCGACAGGGGCGCCGTGATGTTGCCGGCCTGCACGACCATCGTCTCGGGAGGCAGTTTACCCGCGTGGACAATGTTGTCACCGTGGTCATTGGGAGACAATTTCTCGACGCCGCGGACAGGGGTGCCGAAGGGCAAGTTGCCAGCGCGGACGCCGACGGGCTTGTCAGGGATGCAAGTGAACGTGGTGACCGGGCCAGAGGCATCGCGGTTGCGATTGTGGTCAAATCGCGAACCCGACGTCAGTGAACCTGAGGTGTTGTCACGGTTGCGATTGAACCAGGAACCCGAGGTCATTGACCCCGAGGCATCGTTGTTGTAGTCGTAGTTACTGTTGTCGTAACCGTAGTTGTCCCCCTGCGAACTTGAAACGCGGTTGGTGAATGAACCGGGGACTGGTGACGTGGCGGGTGAAAAACGTTCACCGTCGTGTTGGCCGCTGAGGCCGCTGTCTCTTTCAGTATTTGGCATAGTAACTTTAAGTATTCGTCGCGAATTGGGAATACGCAATTCGATCGTGAATTCTGCAAGTTGCGCATCGATTGCATCACCACGGCTCGATGGGGTGCAAAGCGCCCTGCAAATAGGCTAGAATCAGATCCATGAAGCTATACGTCAATCGTCAACCGCGTTCAGGCCCGTGGGGTGGGGGTAATTTGTGGGTCGCCGCATTCCACAAGCGCGCGCCCACCCTGCCCAACGTCGAGCTGCTCACCGACGAGGCGCTGAACTTCTCCCCCGATGTCTGCCTGCTGGCGGGCCTCGACAACGACGGCACCGGCATCTCCGTCGATCAGGCGGTGATGCACCAGCTGTACCAGGCCCCCAACATGAAGATCGTGCTCCGCGTCAACGAGAACGACGCCCGCAAGGGCACCCGCCACATGGACGCGCTGCTCCTCAAGGTGGCCCCCCACGTGTCGGCCACCGTCTTCGTATCGCACTGGTTGCAGGACTACTTCAATGCCAAGGGGTGGGCCTGCAAGGAACAGGCGGTCATCGTCAACGGCTGTGCCGCCGACATCTTCGCCCCGCAGCCCAAGCTCAACAACGGCAAGCTCAACATCGTCGCGCACCACTGGTCATCACACGAAATGAAGGGTGCCGACATCTACCAGAAGCTCGACAGGCTGGTGGGCGAGCAGCCCGACAAGTTTGCCTTCACCTACATCGGTCGTCATGAGTGTGACTTCAGGCACACCAACGTCATCAGGCCCACCTTCGGCAAGGACTTGGGTGCCGAGTTGGGCAAGCACGACGTTTACGTGTCGGCAAGTCGTTTCGATCCTGGGCCCAACCATGTGCTAGAGAGCCTATCGTGCGGCCTGCCCACCTACGTCCACAAGGACGGCGGAGGTTGCGTCGAATTTGCGGGTGCCGACCACAGTTACAAGAACTGGGACGAGCTGAAGGCGATCCTCAACGGGCCGCTGGCTCCCAACACGGCGATGACGCCTACGGGCTGGCTCCCGTGCGTGCAGCAATACGTGACGTACCTTGAACACGTACTGCAGGCCTGATATAAGATTGACCGCATGCCCAGCGGTCACATCAGGTTTAGCAAGCTGCTCGAACAGCACCTCACTCACGTGGTGCAGAAGTTCGTCACGAGTGGTCAGTTGCTGACACCCAACTTGCTACGTGAACTGCGCGACGCCATCCGCACCACCATCGTCGGCATCTTCTCGAAGAGCTCACGCGCACCGTCGCTCGAAGCGATGAATTGGCTCGCCGACGAGTACTTCAAGGCCGTCAACGTGGCGACGAGCGAGGGCACCTCATCAGTGGCGGAGCTGATCATCCACAATGAGTACAAGCTCTCCGACATGTCGTACAGTGACATTGAGCTGCTCCACAACCTGTTCAACGGCACCAAGATGGGTGCTAAACTGGAGCAGGAATACGCAAGGAGGACGATCGCATGACATCAAGGTTGAAGCCCCAGGAATTCCACCAGGCCATCTCGCGCCTGTTGAGCGCCAAGTTGCAGCCGCTGATCACCGACGAGAAGAGCCTCAACTTGGTCACCTGCACCGACATCTACACCACCATCTTCGAGGCGATGACCGACGTCATCAGGGACGCGGAACTACCCCTGTCGAACGAGGCCGCCAACTGGTTGAGCCAGACGTACTATGACGGCATCCTGATCAACGGTAACCAGGAGCTCGACCCTGACATCTTCACCATGCGCGCCGAGCTCGGGCACCTGCCCACCGAGGAGCTGACGTTGATGGCGGTGATGTTGTCTGGCACCGACTTCGCGGTGCCCCTCATCGCCGAGGTCAAGCGCCGGTCGTGATCGTACACTTCGACAACGTCATCTTCTCATCGTCATCGGGGCCCAACACCTTCGGTGCCCGGTTGGCCCGTGCCCTGTTCGAGCAGGGTCACACCGTCGCCGACACGGGCACGGGTGCCGACGTGTCGCTGGTCTTCATCGAGCCCACGGGTGCACCGCTGGCCCGTAGGGTGGTGCAGCGCCTCGACGGCATCTGGTCGCGGCCGCAGGACTTTGCCACCAAGAACACCAGCATGCGGTTGTTGTACCAGCGTGCCGACGCCGTTGTCTGGCAATCGACCTTCGACATGACGATGGTGCTGAAGCACTTCGGCCTGCCCGGCCACGTCTTGGGCCGCGTCATCCACAACGGCACCTCACCGGTGCCCGTCAACGAGATCACCATTCCGAAGTTGCTCGACATGCGTGGTGCCTACGACCGCATCTACGCCTGCAGCGCCAACTGGCACGGCCAGAAGCGATTGGCGGCCAACGTCGCCCTGTTCGACCACCTGCGCACCTTTCACCCGAATAGCTGCCTCATCGTGTTGGGCAGCAACCCCGATCACCGGGCGACGGGCCCCCACGTCTTCTATGCGGGATCCGTCGATGAGGCGACCTACCTGCAGGTGTACTCGGCCGCCGACTGGTTGTTGCACCTGGCGTGGGGCGATCACTGTCCCAATACGGTGATCGAGGCACTGTCACAGGGCACCCCCGTCGCCTGCAGCGAGGTGGGTGGCACCAAGGAACTCGTCGGTGGCTACGGCCACGTCCTCAAGGACGCACCCTTCGACTTCGAGCTCTATGACTACAACACGCCGCCGCCCATCGACGTCACCCAGGTCGCGGACCTGCCTCCCCGCCAGTCGCTCGACGCGTCGTCTATCGCTGACATTGACATCGGCCACGTCGCCTTGAAGTATGTCAAGTTGTTCGAACAAGTGTGTGGCGCGTAGCCTAGGTATACATCTCCACCACGTGACTTAGGATGAACCCATGAACTCAAGAATTCTCCCCCGCATTCTCATCGCCGCAGCCGTCGTCCTCTCACCTGTCGCTGTCGGCGCGGCCCTCGTCGGTTGCACTGGCACTGTCACCCCGGTGCAGGTCGCGCAGACCGTCGAGCAGTCGGCACAGATCGCCGTGGCCGCCGCTACGTCGGCATGGAACTTCATCCTGCCCTCGCTGCCCGCGGCGAGCCAGGCCGCCGCCAATGCGAAGTTTCAGAAGTCGTTGGTCGCTGTCACTGACGGCCTCGCCACCCTCAATGACGCCGTCGTCGCCTTTCAGAATGCGACCGGGCCGGCTCCCAACTGGGGAATGTTGATCTCGACGTTGAGCGACGCTGTCGGCAACGTGCTGGCGATTGTCAACGAGTTCAAGACGGGCGCTACCGCTGCACACGGTGGCCTTGCCGCCGGTGAGCCCATCCCGGGTTATGCAGAGCTGGTGCAGTCGGCGGCGACGCTCAACAAGGCCGCTCACCCGAGCAACTGATACCAAGCGGTCGATGTCGGCAAAACTCGAACGTGCGGCGTTTGCCTTCGCGCAGAGCATCCGCACCAAGTTTGCCGACAGCGTCAAGGGGCCCAATGCTAACGCTTGGGCCACGTTGGCACCTGCACAGCAACGCATTGTATTGGCTCTGGTCGAGGATGCCGTCAGCAATGGCCATGCGCAGGCCTATCCATGGTTGAAGGAGACATATGAGGCCGACGTGGTGGCCCGTGATAGTGCGGTTGTCTTTCCTGACGCTGCACTGGAGCAAGCGGCCAACATGGTCAACTTGGGCCACACGGGCAAGCGTGACTTTGCCGCCTTCACCATCGTCAGGAACGAACCCTTCTTTCTCGAGCTATGGTGCTCGTACTACGGCACCGCGTTTGGGTACGACAACCTCTATGTCCTTGACAATGGCACCGATGACGACAGCGTGCTACGTGCAAAAGCCAACTTTCCGCGCATCAACGTAGTGTCGGTGCCGAGCGAGAGGGTCGCCGATTGGGCATGGTGCACTAACGTCGTCAAGTGCTTTCAACGCATCTACCTGCGAGGCCACCGTGTCGTGGTGTTTGCCGACGCCGATGAGTATTTAGTGCCCGAGACGGGTGACAACCTACGTCAATACTGCGACATGTTCTTGGCGTCGGAGCGTGACTACGTGCGAGCCAAGGGTTGGGGTGTAGTGCACCAAGTTGACAGTGAACCTGTGTTGGAGAATACCTGTGACGTGTTACGTCACCGCCTTAAGGCGTGGAGAGCGCCACAGTACGACAAGACGTTGATCAGCAAGGTACCACTCGATTGGGCCAAGGGTAGCCACACCATCTACGTCAACGGCAGGAAGATGGGTGATGCACCGGTTGATGAAGAGCTGGCACTAGTGCACCTGCGCGACGTGGATTTGGCAAGACGTCAACCGTGGCACCCAACATTCACTGATCACGCTGATCAATATCGAGTGGTATCCAACGTGTGGCGCAAAGCGCTCACTTCTTTTAAGGACGGAGTATAGTCGATCACATGTCAAAGGTTTTCGTACTTGCGCCGCGGGAAGACTGGTGTGTTGACCAGTTCGTCAAGGAGTGGTACGCCGACAACGCTGACATCAGCGTTGACAATCCCACCGATGCGTCAATTGTCTGGTTGTTGGCCGACTGGTGCTCGGATCAGGTGCCGCTCCACCTGCTGTCGTCACGCAAGGTACTGGTCACCTGCCACCACTTCGTGCCCGAGAAGTTCGATGAGGCCGCTTTCCGTGCCCGCGATCGTTTCGTCGATGCCTACCACGTCTACAACTTGAGAACGAATGGCTTCATCCGCCCGTTTACAGGAAAGCCCATCTACCAATTGCCCTATTGGGCCAATCAGCACACTTGGCACCGCACCGGCGAGGTCAGGCCCCTTGCCAAGCCCTCCATTGACCTCAGGAAAAAACACGGGTTGCCCGAGGCGGGGTACTTGGTAGGCAATTTTCAGCGTGATACCGAAGGCCACGACCTCAAGACACCCAAGTGGGAAAAAGGTCCGGACAGGTTTGCTGACTTCGTCGAGCACCGGCTCAACACCACCCGGTTGCCCCTCCACGTCGTCTTGGCGGGTTGGCGGCGCCAGTACGTCATCAACCGCCTTGAACACGCGGGAGTGCCCTACACCTACTTCGAGCGGCCGCCACAGGCCACCATCAATGAACTCTACCAGACACTCGACCTCTATGCCGTCACTGCGCGGCAAGAAGGTGGGCCTCAAGCACTGATTGAATGTGGCCTGACGGGCACTCCTGTCGTCAGCACACCGGTCGGCATCGCCGAGCAGGTATTGCCTGCATCGGCCATCAACGCTGACGTGTCGTTGGCCACCCCTGCCATCCCCAACGTTGAAACATGGAAATTGCCAGAAGGTTTTAAACCCTACCGCGACCTGCTGGCGAGCCTGTAATGGGCACCGTCGCATGCCTATTGGTGACGTGTTGCCTTGAACCTGCCCGCGCTGACATCCTTAGACAGGTCGTCGCTAACCTACAGGAACAGGCACCTGAACTACGCGAACGGCTAGCCGTCTTTGACAATGCGTCGACGGTGCCGGGTGTCAGTGAACTGCTCCGCGCCAACTTTGACCACGTGTTCTACTCCAACCGCAACGTGGGTTATTGGAGCGCGATCGACTGGTGGCTCGACCAATTGCAGGGTACTCCACCCGACTACACCTACATCATCGAGAGCGACATGGTACACTATGCTTTCCCGCGAGTGCACGATGCCGTCGCACTGCTCGACCACCACCCGGACCTGGGTGCAGTGCGGTTGCACGAGTATTCCGTCGCCAACATGCACCTGTACGACAAGGATCACCCGCGGCCTGACTCGCGGTCGGCGCTGTGGCAATCCCACACCAACAAGGTGACGGGACGCGGCGTCGTCCACGATCACCTCGATGCCAGCTTCTGGCGCACCAATTTCCTAACGCAGTTGCCCGCCCTCAACCGCTACCCGGCAATGTTGGAGGCCTTCGCCGAGCTACGCAAGCGTCCACAGTTCACCGAGCTCGACTTTCAGCGCCTGTACCACGACCAGCACCCGTACCCGTACATCGCCCTGCTCGACGGGGGCATCTTCAACTGTCCCCTCAATCCGTACGGCTCGGGCACTCCGACGGGCTCATGGTCGTCACCCGATGAGTTGAAGCGGTTGGGTTACCAATCGACGCGCTATGCATCCATCACGCCACGCAGCGAGTACACTGTCAATCGAGTGAAGTAGGATTCCGCCATGTCAAGGATCCTGATCTTCGGCGGCACGGGATCGCTGGGTCGTAAGTTGATTGAGCGGTGGTCGCCTGAGCGCTTTGTCTACGTCTATTCTCGTGACGAAGCGAAGCACTGGGCTTTGCGCAACGAATTTCACGGTTGCACCAACATCAACCAACCGCGGTTCTTGGTCGGTGACATCCGCGATGCCGCTCGTGTCCGCGAGGTCATCGATCAGGTCGAGCCCACCACCATCATCATTGCCGCTGCACTCAAGCAAGTCGACACCTGTGAGTTGAGCCCGAACGAGAGCGTCGCCACCAACTTGACGGGCACGCAGCACGTTGTCCGCGCCGTCCGCGACCACAACCTGATCCGACCCAACATCGAAAACGTGCTGTTCGTCAGCACCGACAAGGCCTGTTCACCCGTCAACGTCTACGGCATGTGCAAGGCGACGTCGGAACGCTTGATCACCAGTCAGGCCGCACAGTCGCCTGGGCCCGCGTTCATGTGCACCCGCTACGGCAACGTGTTGGAGTCGCGGGGTAGCATCATCCCGCTGTTCAAGTACCAGGCCGAACACGCCCCCGCGTTGACGATCACCGACCCCGACATGACGCGGTACCTGATGACGCTAGACCAGAGCGTGGACCTCATTGAGGCGGCGCTAGCCATGGGTAAGAGCGGCGACACGTGGATCCCACGGCTCCCCGCAATGCGGATCGGCGACCTCGCCGACCTCTTTGCCTCCCGCTACAACAAGCCCATCAAGGTCATCGGCCTGCGCCCGGGCGAGAAGCTGCACGAGGACTTGGTCAACGAATCGGAGTCGGTCAGGACGCGACCCATCCGCCAGACACACTACGTCATTGGACCCGCCCACGTGCCTGCCGGCGGCACTCGCTTCACCTACAGTAGCAACGACGCGGTACTGACAAAGGCACAGCTCGAGGCCAAGCTCGACGAGCTGGGCATCTTCAGCATGCCGCTCGACAGCTTCAAGGGTCCCAACGTCGAGGAGATCATGACCAAGAGGGGCACGTGAAGGATTACCCGCTGTTCAAAGTGCACGTACCCGCCGCTAGCGCGCTGGCCGAGATTGCGACGGTCTTCGCGTCGGGCTACATCAATGAGGGTGCGCAGGTGACGCAGTTGACGCAGGCCCTGTCAAGACGATGGGACACGGATTTGGTTATTAACAACTCCCCAAGAAAAACTCTTGGGAGATTGTGTGTAACAAACAGCTGCACCAGCGCCCTCACCATGGCCTTAAAGTTGGCGGGAGTGGGCCCAGGCGACGAGGTGATCAGCACCCCGATGACATGTGTGGCGACCAACACCCCCATCATCAACCTGGGTGCCAACATCGTTTGGGCAGACATTGATCCCAACACCGGTATGATCGACCCGTGTTCCGTCAAGCAGAAAATCACCAGTAAGACGAAGGCCATCATGGCCGTCGCCTGGGGTGGTTCGCCGCCTAACCTCAGTGAGTTGTATTATCGTATTCCAAGTGATCCGCCGGATCAGTCAATTAAACTCATTCTTGATGCCGCCCATGCTTTTGATGCCAAATACCACGACATGCCCATATGGGCCTGGGCTGATTTCACCTGTTATAGCTTTCAAGCCATCAAGCACTTCACCACAGGCGACGGCGGCGCGCTAGTTTGTAGTTGGAGTGAGGATCATGCACGTTTACATGCAAATACTGACTTTTGCCGCGCCAAAGCGATGAAGTGGTTCGGTCTTGACCGCGACGTGACCAAGGATGAGAATGGTAATTGGAGGGGTCAACAGTGGGATGCCGACATCGTCGAGGCGGGATACAAGTTCAACATGAACAACGTCGCCGCCGCGATTGGTTTGTCACAGCTACCTCACATCGATCGCCTCGTCGCCGCACACCGGGCCAACGCGGGACTGTACGACAGCCTGTTCAGCGACTTCACACTCGTCAGGCCCACACTAAAATACGACGGTGCAATAACCAGCGCTTGGGTCTACACGGTGTTGGTCGCTCCCGAGGCTAAATTGTCACGTGATGAGCTGTTGGCTGCCCTCAATGCCGAGGGCATTCACGCCGGTGTCGTCCACGTACCCAATGACACCTACACCTGCTTCGCGCCGTTTAAGGCCGAGCTACCAGGCGTTCGCCAGTTTAGCGCGCGCCAGTTGTCACTGCCTGTTGGTTGGTGGCTCGACGGCGACGATGTTCGTCACATCGCCCAACGTGTCAAGGAGCTGACGACATGAAGGTTCAAGTTCCTGATTACATGCAGCTCCGCCCGATCGTCGACGGTGACCATGAATGGCTCATCGAGCTACACAATGATCCTGCGGTCCTGCGCAACGTCACCCACCCGCGGCCCATCACCGCGGCACAACACTACCTTTGGTGGGAGGGAATCCGCAACAATTCATCGCAATTGCGAATGATCTTCGAGGTAGGTGGCACCAAGGTGGGCCTCGCCAAGTTCTACGACGTTGACACCGACAACCGCTGTTGCGTGTTGGGCGGCGACATCCACACCTCTCGCCGAGGTAGCGGCTATGCCAAATTCATGTGGACGCGGATGCTCGATAAGTGCTTCGACGAGCTGCAATTGCACCGGGTGGGCCTGTCGACGGCCGAATTCAACACCATCGCCCGTCACATCTACCAGGGCCTGGGCTTCAAGGAAGAGGGCCGCCTGACGCAGGGCCTCTACCGCGACGGGCAGTACCACGACCACGTGTTGATGTATATGCTCAACAGCGATTGGCGCGCGAGATGATGCAGCTCCCCCGCATCTTCGTCGGCACCATGTACGTCAAGGAGGGCGATTTTCAGGCCTGCGTCGCTCGCATTCAGGAACAGGAAGGCGTCGTCGTCACCCACCTGATCCGCGCCGACATGGCCGAGAAGGAGGCCCACAACGCGCTGTGGCACGGTTGGCGCGAAGCGCGTGACAACCACGACCTCTTCGTTAAGGTCGATGCCGACACTGTCCTCATCTCCAATCACACGCTGGCCAACATCTACGCGCTGTTCGCCACCAACCCCCGCGTCACCGGCCTGCAGGCGCCGCTCCACGACTACATGACCGACGGCCTCATCAACGGCCTCAATGCCTTCAGTCCCCGCGTTACCTTCAATGACACTCGTGACGAGTTGTACTGCGATCGCCAAGTCGACACGGGCCACGACGTGCTGCTACGCGGTGCCGAGCTCCCCGCATCGCTGTCGCCGGCAGGCCTCCACTGCTACCACGCGACTGACAAGCAGGCCTTTCACTTCGGCCTGCACCGGGCATTGAAGGGCCAGCACGACACCATCGCCAAGGTGAAGCAGGCCCACCAGCGGTACCACGACCGCACTAGGGCCTTCGCGTTGTTGGGGGCCAAGGCGGCACCCGATTTTGCACAGCACCGCAGGTTCAACTATGGCGACGCCGAGTTTCAGGTGGCGTTCGGCGAGGCGACGGCGAAGTACGAGCAGCACATGAGGAGCCTGGCATGAGGTGTGTCATCGCTGCGTCGAAGGGGTAAGATTACGCAATGGGCCGTCTGTCAACACCCAACACTCCGTTTGACCGCACCATCAATCGCTATCGAGAGATCCTCGATCTCGCCTTGTACGAAGGCTATACCTTCATGACGGTGCAAGAATTCCTAAGTGCCGGGTGTCCCACCAAACAGGTGTTGATACTCCGCCATGATCTCGACTTCAAGCCCAAGACATTGTGGCCCATCCTCGATGCTGAACGTGCCGCCGGCGCTCGGTCGACGATCTACGTCCGGGTGACGGCCAACGAGTATAACCCATTGAGCTACCATGTGCTGCCTCACCTGCTGCATGCCCAACGCGACGGCTTTGAGGTGGGTCTACACACCAGCTGTGTTGAGTTCGCGGCGATCAATGACCTCAATCCCCTCGATGTCATTCAACGGGAGACCAACGTACTGCGCCAATTCTTCAACGTCACCGGCGTCGCTCCACACCGCGACTGGAACTACACTCATAATTCACTGCCATGGCTACGTGACAATTGGGCCACGATCAGCGGCACCTGTGGCTTGACCTATGAGGCCTACGCCCCGGTGCTAGAAGCTAGTACCGTCTACGTCAATGATACTTTTGCCCCTCACCTGTGTTGGAAGACGACGCCCTACGACGCGCTGGCCACCGGCAACAGCGTTTACTTCTCAACCCATGCGGCATGGTGGTACGTCGATCACCCGTTTGAGGAATGACGATGAAACTGTTGTTCGCCGGATACAGGAGTTGGGCCCATGCAGCCTACACCGAACTGCAACGTTTGCGAGGGGTTGACATCGAGCTGGTGGAATCTCCGAAGGCCCTCGACGCTGCTCTACGTGAAGAGGCGTGGGACGTCGTCGCCCTAGTGGGTTGGAGCTGGATCGTACCTGCCCAACACACCGTCGACCACTACGTCGTCGTAGTACACCCGTCCGACCTACCTGCTTACGCTGGTGGCTCACCGCTGCAACACCAAATCATCGACGGGGTGACCGAGACCCAAGCCACACTGTTTCGGGCGGCGACGCAGCTCGACGGGGGAGCCGTGTTGTACAAGTGTCCATTGTCGTTGGAGGGTCACCTCGACGACGTGTTCGCTCGGTTGACGTATGTGACGTGTGATCTGCTGGGCCAACTGATCCGTGACTGGCCCACCGTTGCAGAACACCCTCAGGTGGGCTACGTAGCTCCCAGAAAACGCTTGCAACCCAAGGACGGGGAACTTACCCATGACCGCCTGCAGCATCTTACGTGCCAACAGCTCTACGACTTCATCAGGTGCCGTGAGCACCCCTACCCCAGCGCCTTTATCAAGGATGAGACGGGTACCCTCTACATCGAGCGCGTGAGGTTCAAACGTGGTTGAGCTGTACGACATCGTTGACAACCTCGACTACGTAGCGACCAACTGTTACCAACACCAGTTGACGGAGGTGCTCGACGCGTCGTTCAATGTCAAGCGCTTGACGCTCGCCGAGCTCGAACGTGGTGATATTCCCATCGGCTCCGCCGTCATCAGTCGTTTGAGGTTGAGGACGTTGGTCAACAACTTACAAACGGTCTCGTCTGCTCTACGGGGCACGCGCTCGTTCATCTACGAACAAGACACTTGGGAGAACTTCCTGGTCGACTCGCCGTACTTCGGCTCCTACGCCAAGATCAACGCGTGCCTATCACCCCTGACGTTTCTCAACATGTCACACTGGTGGGCGGCTCTGGTACGGTCAGCGGGCATCCCATCGCGGTTCATTCAGGTGTGGACGCTGCCCAAGTATTGCACGCCGCCGGCACCTTGGTCACAGCGTGCGCACAAAGCGATCTTTTGCGGTACCCTGTACCCCCGTCGCGTGACCTTCTTTGATGCATTGAAACAGCGCGGCATCAACGTTGAAGTAGTGCCCGTGCAACCGACGTTCGCGCGCTACTTGGAGCTACTATCATCGTCGCGGCTGGTCATTAGGTGTGATAAGATCGATTGGCTCATCGACGCGGGCCATGGTCAATGCCGGGTCACCGACTACAACGCACTGTGGCAACGCGACATTGAAGTCGCCGCGCGCGGGTGTTTTTCAATGCGCGAGGCCGACGACGAGGGGTCCCTGTGGGGCATCGGCAGGATTCCGTTGATCGTACCTTTCACTACCGTTGATAGTGCTGTCGCATCAATTAACCGGATTGCGTCACTGAGCTGCACCGAAGCCGATGATATTGCACATACGTCTGTCGATGTGATACGGTCTGCTGAGGGTTGGATGTCAGTGCCACGAGTGATCCACGAAGTCTTGGGTGCCACGTGACGATCCGGGTCATCGTCCTGGGCAACACCGGCATGTTGGGCCACACCGTGGTCGAAGTATTGTCGCGCGAACTTACGCTTGAAGTGAAAGCTGTCCGACGTAGTCAACTCAACGCCCTGGAACCTACCTTGGACATGATTCATGATGTCGATTACGTCATCAACTGCATCGGCATCATCAAGCAGAACAAGTTCGCCCCTCGCCGCGAGATGTTCATGGTCAATGCCATCTTTCCATGGTTATTGCAGGCCCAATGTACGCACGTAGGTGCCAAGTTGATCCACGTGACGTCGGACTGCGTCTTTTCGGGTCGAGTCGGAGGCTACAGCGAAAACGACACCCCTGATGCAGAAGATGATTACGGACTCTCAAAGGCGTGCGGCGAACCCCGCAATGCAATGGTCATTCGCACCAGCATCATTGGTCACGAGCTACGTGGCAAGTTGTCGTTGCTCGAGTGGGTCATGTCACAACGTGGGCAAACAATTGAGGGTTACACTAACCACGTCTGGAACGGTGTGACGACGCGGGTGTTGGCGCGAGCGTTCCGTGATATTATTGTGGGTGACCTTTACCAACCCGGCACCTTCCACGTTCATGCGCCACACGTCATCACTAAGCACGATCTGATCTGCCTCATCAATGAGGCGTGGGACTTGGGTTTGACGATTATCCCAACTATAACGCCGGTCAAGTGTGATCGATCGCTGGTCACTGTCAAATCGCTCAACGCGAAACTCAATGTTCCATCGATGGTTGAGATGATGAATGAGTTAGTAGATCTTGAACAGTCGTATTAACCACACGTAGATCAACAATCCTATTGCTGTTCGACGATCGGAAGTAGCTGTGCCTTGAGCATGAGATTATGTATGGCGGAATGTACGTAGAATCCACGTCATCGTGCTCGGTTTACTATGATAACGTGAGGTCTCAATGAAAATCGGTTGGATGGGACTGGGTAAGTTGGGTCTGCCTTGTGCTCTTGCGATGGAGCAACTTGGTCATACGGTAATGGGCTATGATCCGGGGGAACAGACAGTCACCACCCTCAACACCCGCAAATTGCCCTATCATGAGGTAGGTGCGCAGGCGTTACTTGATAAGACCAACATCAGATTGGTCGGTGTGAGCGACCTCATCAACGAATGCGATCTCATCTTTGTCGCGGTACAGACGCCGCATCATGCTAAGTATGAGGGCATCACCCGGTTGCCCCACAAGCGAGTTGACTTCGACTACTCCTACCTCAAGGAGGCGGTGAAACTGATCTCAAACACACTCAACACCAATCGCCTTTATGGACATAAGGCCGAGGCTAACGTCGTCATCATCTCAACCGTTCTACCTGGTACTATCGAGCGGGAAATCAGGCCACTCCTTGATCCTGGTATCAAGCTATGCTATAATCCCGCCTTCATCGCGATGGGCACGACGATCTACGACTTCACTCACCCGGAGTTCGTCCTCTTCGGCGTCGATGACCCCAACACCGCACAGCTCGCCGAGCAGTTCTACAAGACGATCCACCAGCGGCCCTTCTACCGGACGACGATCAACAACGCCGAGATGATCAAGGTCGCCTACAACACCTTCATCAGCACCAAGCTGGCCTTCGTCAACACCCTGATGGAGGTGTGTCACAAGACGGGCTGCGACGTCGACGCCGTCACCGACGCCTTGAAACTGGCCGACGAACGCCTGATCAGTCCACGCTACATGACAGCGGGCATGGGCGACGGCGGGGGCTGCCACCCGCGCGACAACATCGCCCTGTCGTGGTTGGCCCGCAGGGTCGACATGGGCTTCGACTTCTTCGAGGCCGTCATGCTGTCGCGTGAGAAGCAGACCGATTGGTTCGCCGACCTGGTCGAGGAGGCGATCGCCGACTTCAATGCCGGGCACCTCAATTCGGCACCCGTCTACATCATGGGCAAGGCCTTCAAGCCCGAGACAAACCTGGTGACAGGCAGCCCCTCTCGCCTGCTCCAGAGCGTATTGCGCGAGCGCGGCGTCCACGTCACCATGGTCGATCCCATCGTCGACGGTGCCGCACCCATCACCGACGCTGGCGTCTACTTCATCGGCACTCGCCACCAGGTCTTCGCCGACTGGCCCTATCCACCGGACAGCACCGTCATCGACCCACACCGCTACGTGTCCGATCGACCGGGTGTCACCGTCATCAGGTTGGGTGAGGGCCCCAAGTGAGCGGCACCCGCCTGGTGTCAGTGATGCTGCCCAGTCGCGGCCGCGTTGACCAGCTCAAGGCGTCGTTGGCGTCGTTGGAGCAGACCGTCACCAATGCGGCCGACGTCGAGGTGCTGGTGAGGGCCGACGATGATGATCGGCCGACGATTGATTGCCTCAGGTCGGTGCGCTGCAAGTTTCACGTGTCGGTCGTGGTGGGCCCGAGGGGCAATGGTTACGCCGACCTGCACCTGTACTACAACCGCCTGTGTGAGATTGCACAGGGACGCTTCTTGTTCCTGTGGAACGACGATGCGCTGATGCTGACACCGGCTTGGGACGCCGAGCTGGCCAAACACGACGACGGCAGGCTGTGCTACGTCAAGTCGGGCCTCGTCGACTCGCGGGGCCGCGACAGCTACCTATTCCCGATCGTCCACCGCTCGTACTGGGAGGCATTGGGCCACTTCTCGCTGTCGGCCCACAACGACACCTACGTCATTGAGGTGCTCAAGGACCTGCCTCAGGTCTTCCGCGACTCGGCGATCACCGTCAAGCACGTGGGACTGGAGCTGATCGCCGCGGGTGACAAGACCAGCATGGAGGCGAAGCAGTGGTGGCCCACGACGAAGGGCATGTGGAGGCAACCCGAACTGCTACAGGCCATTGCCACTGACAATGCCAAGTTGAAGGCACTGTGGGCGGCACAACAAGCGAGCGCGCCGCCGTGATCTACGATCAATTGTTCACCCGCGCCGACGCGTGCCGCAACCGCACCGACCTCATCGTGCTGGTCGTTGACTTCTTTGAGCACGCCAGCTACCTCGAGATCGGTTGCCGCAAGAATGAGACCTTCGACGCTGTCAAGTGTGCCCGCAAGGTCGGCGTTGACATGATCGAGGGCGGCACCCACCGGATGACGTCGGACGCCTTCTTCGCGCAGAACACCGACAAGTTCGATGCGGTGTTCATCGACGGTGATCACCGCCACGCACAGGCGATGAGCGATGCAGTGAATGCGCTGGCGTGCTTGGCCCCCGGAGGTACCCTGATCCTCCATGACTGTAGCCCACCGACGGCACAGCACGAGAGCCTGCTCAACGTCAAGTGTGGCTCGGCATGGCGCGTCTTCGCCGAGCTGCGCCAGCGCGGTGACCTCGACATGGTCACCGCCGATTGGGACTTTGGCTCGGGCCTGATTCGGGTGGGTGCGAACCCCGACACGATCACCACGGGCAAGTCGATGGACGACATGACGTATGCGGACTTCATCGAACACAGGGACGACTGGATGAAGCTGCGAGATCGCCAGGGCATTGGCGAATGGCTGTGGGAGCAGAAACATTGGTTGTGGAGCGGGGTATGATCGTCGCATGAAGAGTGCGAAGAGCGTTGCGGTAATTGGGCAAGGTTTCGTTGGGGGTTCATTGACGACTGTGTTGGCCGAACGGGGCCTCACCGCCTACGTCTACGATAAGGCGGGCAAGTTGGCCCACGGGGCAACACCAGCGCGAATCACCCGGATGGCTGGTGATTGCAGCGCGGAAGACGTCAGGTCGGTCAACGAGCTGGTGCAGTCGTGCAGTCGCATCGACGGTTTCTCACACGTCTACTTCGTCTGCGTGCCGACGCCGATGTATGAAGATGGTAGCTGTGATACATCAATCGTCGAGGGAGCGCTGAAAGAACTAGCGGTTGCAGGTGGTGTCGACCGCATTGCTGTCATCAAGTCGACGGTGCCGCCCGGGTCGACGGAGCGGTGGAACAAGCAATTCGAGGGCACGGGCCTCCACGTGATTCACTGTCCGGAGTTTTTGACCGAGGCCAATGCACTCAATGACATGCGTAATCAAAGTCGCATTGTCTTGGGCGGACCACGACCCTGGATCAACGACGTCAAACGGATCTTTCAGTCAACTTTCCCGAACGTGCCCATCATCAAGACATCGAGCACTACCAGCGAACTTGTCAAGTACTATACCAACATTCACTTGGCAGTGCGCGTCGTCTTGAGTTGTGAACTTGCGCAGATTTGCAATGCACTTGATAAAAGCGGGCTTGATGTTGATGTTGACAAAGTTGTTGAGTATGCAAAGTATGACAAGCGTCTGGGTAGCACACACATGGACACACCAGGTCATGATGGCATTCCTGGCGCACGCGGGCATTGTTTCCCGAAGGATCTGAATGCCCTCATTGCTGTCGCAAAGCAGCATGATGTCAAGCCAATTGTCATGGAAGCGGTGTGGCGGAAAAACCTCGAAGTGATTCCTGAAGAACACCGTGATTGGGAGAAAATGGCGGGTCGAGCGGTGAGCAAGAAGCAGTGAAAACTAGCGACTGTTTGAGGTAGGATGGGTGCTCGGGAAAGGTGAGGATTGCCCTCACGTCCCCCAAGGAGCCACTCATCATGTCGAACTCGATCAAGCAAGTCATCCTCTTCACCCTCGTGGCGGTGCTCGCCGCCTGTGGGCCAAACTCGCATGCCGAAGTCGTTCACGCAATCGCTTCTGCCGACAGCACTGGTCCGAGCCACATCACCCTCGACGCCGTCTACGGCAACTATGTCGGCTGTGCCGCTCGTTCAGGTCAGTGGTCACTGCCCCTCGAAGTGTCATCCGTCGTCCCGGCGACGCTGTCGGTCGAGCTCAACGACCCGTCATGTTCACTGACGATCACCTACCTCTACGACGGCAGTAACTATTATGCCGGCAACATTTCACTCGGTGCCTCGTTCCTGTCATCTCCGGTGTCGTTCGGCGCCTTCGATGCCAACGCCGAATTGTCGGAGTCGACTTTCTCGAACGACTTCACGGTGACCATCGTCTATAGCTCCAACCCGACGACGGTGACTGACACCGTCAACATCAACAACGTCGTGGTGTCGAGCACCTCGTCGTCGACTGCCGTCCTCGCCCCTGACTACACCGTCGACACCTCGTCGATCAGTGAACAGGCCATCGACGGCGGCGTCATACAATTGATCGGCAACGCCGTCTTCACTGACGGCTCCACACCGGCGCAACTTTACGTCGTGACACAGTTGTCCGTCGGCACCTTCGCGCAAGACGACTACGCTTTCAACACGGGAACGTCCGCATCCTTCGCGGGCACCCTTCCTGCATCGGCACTGATTGGTGGCGGGTTGCCATGGACGTCGACTGTCATTCTCCAGAACGTGGTGTCGGGGGTGCCCGCGTACCAGACGTTCACCTTCACCTTTAACGAGGTGACGGTAGACGCTTCATACACGCCTGTGTCATGTGATCACACCATGGATGTATCGAACGTGTATCAGACTGGCACGGCATGGACCGGTGGTCCATGGACATATACCATCAACAACGGGCAAGTATGTGCCACTGTTGGTGGCATCACCAACTGCACTACGTGCAGCTACAATTCGAACGATGCGAATCCCCTTGATTACCAGTGTCCTGTTTCATCTGGTGGTTACGTGTTCACGTATAGTGCTAACGGCCTCGCACTGATCATCACGGGCACGGGTGGCCCATTTCAACCACTCTGCAACTAAACTCAACGACTTGTCTCGGTGTGCCCGATCTCGAAAGGGATCGGGCATTTGCCGTTAAAAGATGTCACTTGATCAATCACGTGTGTTAGAGTAGGATTGAACTGATGTCTGGAGCTACAATGAACACACCTCAAGTCTCCCTCATAGTGCCCACTCGTGACCGTCCTCAACAACTGTTGAAGTCACTGTATGGGCTCTGCAATGCGTGCACGGATAGGTCACGTGTTGAGGTTGTGTTGCACATTGCTAATGACGACGTGCAAACATTGCAGGTAATCAGTGACATTGCCAACTATGCTCACCCGGGCTTAAGCAGTGAATCTCGACCCAGTTGCATCGCTGTCACTGCGGTTGTTGGGTCTCGAGACAGTGATCCACAACGAGTGTATGCCGATTGTGCCTCAAAAGCGCGTGGACGGCTCTTGTTGTTGTGGAGCGACGATGGGAGCTGCTAAATTCACACTCATCGATGAGTGCCTCGCCAACATCACTGGCGTCTCTGTCATCGAGATCGGCACTGAGCACCAGGGTCGCGGTGAGGGCTCCACTCGCTACCTCGACGCCTTCTGCAAAGCACGCGGCATCGACTTCTATACCTGTGACCTCGATCCTGTCGTCGTCACGTGGGGCAAGACGCTGACTACCAACGCCGTCTGTGCGAAGGGTGAGGACTTCCTGACGCTGTTCACCGGCAAGCCCATCGCCTTTGCCTACCTCGACAACTTCGACTGGTGTTCTCCTGGCGTCGAGAACGTACCCAAGGTGCTGGCTCAAGCCGCACGCTACCGCGACGTCCACGGCATTGAACGCACCAACGTCAATTCACAGCTCGCCCACCTGAAGCAGGCGCAGGCATTGCTCCCTAAGCTGCACACGACGGCCTTCGTCCTCTTCGATGACACCCACCCGGGTGCCGACGGCACCTATGAAGGCAAGGGCGGTACCGCCATTCCATTCTTGTTGGCGAATGGCCTGCGGTTGCTCGAACAGGGCGACGCTGCACATCCCTACGTGTTGGTGGGTCGCCCTTAAACACCACGTGTTCGAGTAGTATGGTTGGTGTATGAAGACTCTCCTCATCACCGGTGGATCAGGGTTCCTGGGCAGGAACCTTGCCATGGCCTTGAAGGACCATTATCACGTGGTGTTGGGCAGTCGTAACAATGCGGCTCTACGCAAGGCCGAAGGCCAGACGGGCTGCGATGCCTACCCACTCGACGTCGTCAATGTCAACTCGGTTCGTGACGTTTTCAATGAGATCAAACCTAACATCGTCATACATGCGGCGGCGACCAAGTACGTCGATTGGTCAGAACGTCATCCGTTGGAGTGCTTAGACGTCAACATCGTGGGTTCACAGAACGTCGCACGGACTGCGCTCAACTTCGGCACCGAATTGGTCATCGGAGTGTCAACTGACAAAGCGTCGCGGCCACTCACTAGCACCTACGGCCTGTCAAAAGCGGCTATGGAACGGTTGTTTTGTGGCCTTGACACGCACCCGACGCCGACCCGTTTTGCCTGTGTACGGTACGGCAACGTGGTATGGTCGACGGGATCGGTTTTTCACGCGTGGCGAGCGATGGGTGCCAACGTAGTGTCGACAGGTCCCAAGATGCGTCGCTTCTTCTTCACCGTTGACGATGCCGTCAACTTGGTCACTACCTGCATCGGTCACATTGAACAACTGCGTGGAACCGTGTTGTCGCAGCCTATGAAGGCAGCGCAGGTCTGCGACGTACTCAACGTATGGACGGAACTATTCGGAGGTGCTTGGGTGCAAGGAGAATCGCGGCCAGGCGATGCTGACGATGAATGCTTGGTCAATGATGTTGAGCTGTCACGGGCCCGTGAAGTCATCTTGGACGCTCGCAAGTACTACGTCATCGGCTTGCACGTACCGCCCACCGGCTTTCCGCTGGTCCATGCCCCTTCGTCGGCCAACGCAGTGAAGTTGACACATGCCGAGATTCGCACCCTGCTCACCGACCAACCGGCGCTACCGTGAAGATCAACCACGTCGTCATCATGGCAGCGGGTCGGGGCCAGCGGATGATGCCGTTGACGCAGCACACCGCCAAGCCCATGGCACCCTACCTCGACACCACCTTGATTGGGCACGGCATTGCCAAGGTGAAGCAGCAGGTGCCCAATGTCCATGTCACCGTAGGCTACCGCGGGGGCGAGGTGGGCCGCTACGTCATCGACATGGGCATCAGCTCCGTCGTCAATACTGCGGGTCACTCCAACTCGTGGTGGATTCACAACAGCGTTCTGGGTTACCTCGACGAACCCACCCTGGTGTTGACGTGCGACAACGTCACCGACATCAACCTACCCGAGTTGGAGATCGACTACTTTCGCCGGGGCCAGCCACTGTGCATGTTGGTGCCGGCGCGGCCCGTCGAGGGCCTAGCGGGCGACTACATCTTCCATGACACTCCCGGTTACGTGAGCAAGATCAGCCGCACCGAACCGACCGACGTCTATTGCTCGGGCATTCAGATCATCAATCCGGCCCGCGTCAAGGCGCTGACATGGCGCTCTGCCGACTTCTACGACGTGTGGCGGGAACTGATCAACCACTGGGCGTTGCAGGTATCGTCGGTGTTTCCGACCAAGTGGACGGCGATCGACACCGTCGCTGACCTCGATCGCGCCAACAAGGAGGCCCCATGAAACGACGCTGTGCTGTGCTCGCCAAGGTCAAGTCGGAGGCACTGTTCCTCGAGCGATTCTGGCTTCCACACTACTCGCAATTCTTCGAACCCCGCGACCTCCACGTCCACTCCGACGGCTCGCTCGACGCTACCAACGACCTGTGCACGCAGGCCGGTGTCAGCCTGACCGTCGTCGCTCCGGGAGCCGTCGAATTCGGCAAGAACAACGTCTACATCGTCAACATCATCGCTCGCCTGCTCGAGGACTATGACTGTGTGCTGTTCGGCGAGTCGCCCGACGACGTCATCGTGCCCGGCCCCCAACACGCTTGTGACCTCGGTAAGTACGTCGATGATTTCGTGCAGAACAGTGTCGACCCCTACCGCTTCCTGACGTGCTACAACGTCACCCACAACACCCTCACCGAGCCCGCCTTTGACCCGGCCCGTGGCAAGCTGCTGGCACAGCGCAGCACCTTCATCAGGTGCCCACAGTTCGATAACTCCTTCCTATGGAAGGTGGTGCCCACGTGGGGGCGCGGCTGGCACGACCTCGTCGGCGTCAACGGGGGCAAACGCATCATGGGTGGGGGCGACCAACAGGGCGACGCCAAGCGCCTCTACAACTTCCACATTCACTACGCCGACTTCGACCTCTGCAATGCCCGTCACCACGTCAGGCAGGCGACGTACAGCGCGCAGGAGTTGCAGAACGGCCTGTACTCGTGTCAGATCGACAACGAACTGTGCGGCATGATGACGAAGATGATCAGCTCTCCCGCGACATATTTCGCCGGGGCCCGCATCGATCCTCCGCCACCCTGGATGCGGAGCATTGTCTGATGAACGCCTTCATCGTGGAGCTGTACGACCACGTCGGTGGCGGCACTCCCGAGAAGCCGCTCCGCATCGCCGGCCACGTCATCAAGCCCCAGCCCAACAAGTGGGGATGTGGGCCCTGGTCGCTGCGCTACTGCCTGTTGAAGTGGGGCGTTGACATCGACCCCTATGAAGTGGCACGGCATGCCATGGCCACCCGCCGGGGTACCACCAACCGTCACCTGGAGCTCGCGGCGATGAGGCTGAACGTTGGAGCCCACTACGTCATTGTACCCACCATTGCCGGTGCCAAACGTCACATCGACGAGGCGTTGGCCCGGGGTGAGGCGCTGATCTTCAATGTCAACGGTGCCGACGGTGGGGGCCACTGGATCGCCTGCCTAGCACGCGATCGGCGGGGCTACCTGATCCTCGACCCCAGCCCGTATGAACCCGTGGTGCAGTTGCACGGTTGGCAGTGGCTCAAGGACGAGTTGAAGCGCAGCAATGACCGTGATCCACCGCTAGCTGACGGCGCTTTTCGCTCCGACATCATCAGCATTAGCGGACCTGTACATCAACACCGTTGACCGTATAGTTATTCACATGAAGATGGGTATCAAGACACGACGTAGCGCCACGCTCGGCGGCTGAATGCGCGGCACCTAGGGCACGTGGACCTCCCTCGGGACGGTTTCTCCAACTCACACGTTGAAGCACCGTCACTCGAGAGTTCAAACAAGAGGTTCACATCATGGCACATCACATCGGTCTCCAAGTCCTACGGGCCAAAATTCGTGGTCTTCAAGCCACGGGTTTCACCATCTCATCACGCATTCACAAGGCTGCAGGCAAACGCAAGAACGACCTGTGGAACACCAAGCGAGCGTTGGGCGTTCACTGTCGACATCACCTGATCGCCTATGGCTTTCTCCGAGGCGTCCCCTACTACAACATTGAACAATGCGCAGCAAACAACAAGCCAAAAGCACAGTACGTGCTCGACATCATCAACCAACACAACATGTGGGACTCAAAAAGAGGGTACGTGAGGTACGACCTCGAGATGGTCAAGCAACTGCTCGACGGGGGCGTGGGCAGGTGGGTGAAGCAGGGCGGCACCAAGCCACCCCAGTGGGTCATCGAAAAGTTCCCGGCTTCCACCTCGCCGAGTGCGACTGCGATGACTGCATCATTGACCGCGGGCTCGCTGCCCGCTTCGCAAAAGCCCACCGTCCTAACTGTGATTGCGTCGTCTGCAATGTCGCCCGCGACACCGCCGCCTATGCAGCCAACCCCGTGTCTCGCGCAGACTCCTCAGTCTACCTCCGATCGAACAGCGACTACACCATATCAAAGCGTCGGCCAGAGCGTCGTGAGGCTGCTCGAAAAAATCATGGGAGCAGCAAGGTGACTGCCATCAAGGAAGGCGATAAGTTGTTCGTCGTCACCCGGAGGGACATCGCTCCCGGTTACCAAGGGGTGCAGTCGCAGCACGCCCTGCGCCAGTTCACCGCTGACCATCCCGACCTCGATGCCGAGTGGTTCACCAACTCTAACTTCTTGGCGTGGCTGTCGGTCGACGACGAGGTCGAGCTGATGCGGCTGATCGCTCGGGCCAAGGATCACGGCCTCAGGTGGTCGGTGTTTCGGGAGCCCGATGTGGGTGGCGAGATCACCGCCATTGCGATCGAACCTCACCCGAAGGCGGTCGAACTGTGCAGGGGCCTGCCGCTGGCCCTGAAGGAGCTGGCGTGAGCAAGGACCCGGAATTACAGCACACGATCAACCTAGTGTTGGGTGATTATTCACACGATGGTCACTCCAGGACTGATACTGTGACCATCATCAGCAACCTCGAGAAGAAGGACGTCGTGAAGGCGTACAAGAAGGGTTGTGAGAAGGTCGGGTTCAACTTGACCGACGATGTGTGTGCTGACTATGAAGACATGGCAATGCCTGCCGAAATTGCTGAGAAGCTCAAGGCGGCAGGTATCGATCCCAATGACTTCGTCGAGGTGCTTGATGAGAACCTCTCGTTTGACTACAACGGTGGGGCGTTCGCCGAGCTCTGGCTTCGCATCGCCCAATTAGGCAATCCTGACTTCAAGTACAAGGTCACTGAAGACGAAAGCCCGAACATCAACATCGGGGGATATGGACTTTACGAATGAGCGACGACAAACAACTGCTGCCCACCAAGCCCCTACCTCCCTGCAACCTGTGTGGGGAAGCCTGCGCGGCACCGCACCACGCCGACAATGCCCTATCACCCATGGGCCTCATCAACTGCACCGTCAGTGGGGGCTACGACTCGACGCCGGGCAATGGCTGTGGCGCACTCGACGACTCGACGTCATACACCTTCTCGCTGTGCGAGTGGTGCCTCGACTGGTTGTTCGCGCAGTTCAAGCACCCACCGACGACCAGCGACTACATATCACCGGGTGAGGACGTCAACCCATGGCGTCCTGCAGAAGAGCGCGTCTATCTAGATGAATGGCGATCACAGAAGAAGGAGTTCTATGCAGAGCTCCTCCGGCGCAATGCGGCGCGAGCAAGTCTCATCGTTCGAAAGCCATAGATCACTGCTCCCGTAGCTCAGTGGCAGAGCAGTCCGATTTCAACCGGATGTGCGAGGGTCCGAATCCCTCCGGGAGCGCATGACAACAGAACGATCTGAACTCATCAACAAGTGGTGGGTGACGGGCCTGCTCAACGGCATCAAGGCACAACACCTCCAACGCTGTGCCGAGCGTCTCGAGGAGGCCAACAAGCGTGGCGGCGAGCCCGGTGCTGTCGACCGTTGCCTGGCAGCAATGCAGCGAGAAGGCCTGTTCTGCGGCCGTTGAACTCGACGTGCACGTGGCATAAGATCATGGGATGAGTGAACCAGAGGACATCGTCGCTGGTGCAGACGGCGCGGTACCTGAAACGATTGATCCGTCGCGTTTCGAGTTATTGCCCACGGGTAAGCTGCACGTGTCCTTCAGCGAAGTCAAGGGTTGGGCGGAATGCAGTTACCGTCACAAGTTGCAGCACATTGACCACATCGATGCCGATCTACCCAGCGTCCACATGGACTTCGGCACGGCGATGCACGCGGCCTGCGAGCACTACCTCCGCACCCGCAAGATGGTCAAGCGCATCTTTCTCGACAAGTTGAAAGAGCTGTGGACCGAGCACGCCGTCCGATTGCCTGGTGACTACACCACCGATGCCTTCACGCAGTTCGGCAAGGAGGGATTGGCGATCCTGCCCGAAGTACCTGCGTGGCTCGATGCGACGTTCAAGAATTGGGAGTTCATCGACGCCGAGCACTACCTCTATGAACCCATCGAGGGCCACCCGCATGCCTTCAAGGGTTACATTGACGGCGTCATCCTGTGTGATGGACCGTTCAAGAAGCGACTGGTCTGGTTGCTCGACTGGAAGACGTGTGGCTGGGGGTGGAAGCGCGAGAAGAAAGAAGACGACATGGTCAAGGCGCAGATCATCCTCTACAAGAACTATTGGTCGATCAAGACGGGGACAGATCCCAAGGACGTCAGGTGTGGCTTCGTTCTGTTGAAGCGGACTGCTAAGGCCGGCGCGCGCTGCGAATTGTTCTCGGTGTCAGTGGGGGAAGTGACGACGAGGCGGTCGCTGCAGGTCGTCAACAACATGCTGACTAGCATCAAGGCGGGGGTGACGAAGAAGAATCGGGCCAGTTGTACGTTCTGTCAATTTTACCAGACGCCGCACTGTACGTAGATCAATACCTGCACAACAGGATTAGAGTTGAGTATGATGCTGATCACGAAAGGTCTTGGGCCGCAATGACACAACAGAAGACGAAGATCCTGATGCTCGCAGATCACCCGTTGTCTACTTCGGGCGTCGGAACGCAGTCCCGTTGGCTCGCGCAAGGCCTCATCAACACCGGCAAGTACAGCTTCAAAGTATTCGGGGGTGCCGTCAAGCACGAGAATTACGACACCATCAAAGTCAGCGATGACTTCATCATCAAACCCATTGATGGCTTTGGTAACAAGAACATCCTACGACAAGTACTTGCAGTTGAACGACCCGATGTGTTACTACTTTTCACTGACCCACGATTCTTCATGCACGTGTGGGAGATTGAGGACGAAATCCACCAACTCTGTCCGATCGCCTACAATCACCTATGGGACAATCCCCCGTGGCCCGAGTTCAATCGCGTCATCTACGAGTCAATCGACCTCGTCAATTGCATCAACTACCCGACCTACGACATGGTCCACCAGCGCTTTCCCGACAAGACCAACTACATCCCGCACGCCGTCCCCGACAACATCTTCTTCCCACTGCCCGCCTCCGAGAAGGCACGCTTGAAGGAATTGGTCCTGGGTAAGGACAGGCTCGATCACTTCACCGTGTTGTTCGTCAGCCGCAATGCACGCCGCAAGGTGCCGTCCGACATCATCGTCTCCTTCAAGCAGTTCCTCGACGCGCTTGAGAAGAAGGAAGGTCACCGCAAGGCGTCATTTGTGTGCCACTCTGATCCCCTCGATCCTGAGGGCCCGAACCTGCACCACGTCATCGACATGCTACACCTGCGCAACCACGTCATCTTCTCGAAGGATCGCATCGGCTTCCCGGAGATGAACGCCCTCTACAACGTCTGTGACACCGTCGTCAATCGTAGCTGCAATGAAGGCTTTGGCCTACCCATCCTCGAGGCCAAGATGGCAGGTAAGCCCATCATTGCACTGAAGACGGGTGGCCTGACGCGACAGGTCGAGGACTATCAGACGGGGGAGCAGTACGGAGTGGCCATTGAACCTGAGGTCAAGACGCTAGTGGGCAATCAACTTGTGCCCTACATCTTTGAGGACTTCTGTTCACATGAAACGCTGGCCAAGGCCTTCATGACAGTGTACGACATGGGTGCCGAGGGCCGTGACGCCTTAGGCATCAAGTGCCGAGCACATGCCTTGAGGGACTACAACATCAACCAGATGATTGTTAATTGGGATACGTCACTGACTAAGTTGGTCAGTGAGTGGAAAGCGGGCAAGCGGCCGGCGAGGTGGAGTAAGGTGGAGCTATGAAAACCGTCCTCCTTCGCGGACCCTCACTGACACAATCGGGTTACGGGGTGCACGCGCGCCAGCTGGCGAAGTGGCTCCTGTCTCGTCCTGATCTTGACGTCAAGTTTGGTACTCTGCCATGGGGAGACACACCCTGGCTCATTGACGCCGAGCTTCACGGAGGCCTCGTCGGACAGATCATGCAGCGCAGCGTGCCCTTCGACACCAAGGCCGACGTCACGGTGCAATTGCAACTTCCCAATGAATGGGATCCCACCCTTGCCCCCATCAACATCGGCATCACCGCCGGCGTCGAGACCGACCGCTGCAATCCCGAGTGGGTCGCCGCATGTAACAAGATGACTGCTGTCGTCGTCCCGTCACAGCACACCAAGGCGTGCTTGACCAATTCGGGCACGGTGACGCGGCCCCTCTACGTCATTCCTGAGGCCTACAGCACCGCCATCAGCGAACCTCCGATTGACTTGGCGCTCGACTTTGACACCCCCTTCAACTTCTTGGTCTTTGGCCAGCTGACGGGCGCCAACGCCGAGAGCGATCGCAAGAACATCTTCTACACCATCAAGTGGCTGTGTGAAACGTTCAAGGATGATGCCGAAGTAGGCATCATCCTCAAGACCAACGTCGGTAAGAATAGCCTCATTGATCGCGGTCTGACGAAGAACCTATTGACGGGCGTCATCAATGAGTCACGGCGAGGCAACAAGTTTCCCAAGGCCTACCTGCTTCACGGCGACATGACCGACGGTGAGGTCGCTGCACTGTACAAGCACCCGAAGGTCAAGGCACTGGTCACTCTGACGCGGGGCGAGGGCTATGGCCTCCCCATCCTCGAAGCCGCGGCGTCGGGCCTACCCGTCATTGCCACGGGCTGGTCAGGTCACCTTGACTTCATGAAGCACGGCAAGTACGTCAGCATCTACTACCAGTTGGCCGAAGTTCACGCGAGCCGCATCGATAACAAGATCTTCGTCAAGGGCGCCCGATGGGCCAACGCCAGTGAGGAAGATGTGAAGAAGCGCGTGTTGAAGTTCAGGCAGAGCCCCACCATTCCCAAGCAGTGGGCGACTGAACTGGCACCAGTGTTGTTGGAGAAGTACAGCCTCAGTGCAATCTGCAAGCAGTACGACGCCGCCCTCAAGGAGTACATCTGATGCTGTGGGCATGGGCCATCATTGTCACGTTGTTACTGTTGGGCTCAGCCTGGTTGAACCTGGTGACGGTGAGGCAGAACCTAGCATTGAGCGACCAACGTGAAGAGCTCGTCGATCAGATTGAAGAATCACTCGACGTGCTCGATCACTGTTACGCGCGGCTGGCTCACCACGCGGCAATCCCGGTCCTCAGCGATGAACCTGTCATCCAAGACGTCATCCATGACATCAAGCTGGCACGCAACAGCGTGTTGGCAGTCGCCAGCAAGGTCGTGGCCTATGGCGGTTCCGGGGCCACGACTGACGATGTGGTGTAAGATCAACTAACATGGCCTTTCAACCGGTGATCAATGAAGCGTAAGAATGTTGTCGCCGTCAAAGGTCACAATCCAATGATCGTCGAACCTCAACCTGCTACACCTCCCTTGACGCCCGAGCAGAAGGCGGCCGCCAAGGCCGCCCGCATGTACTTCAATGCTGGCACGCAGGCCGCCATTGTCGCCTTTCAGATCGCCGACAAGGCCGGCGACAAGAAGGAACGAGACAGGCTTTACGTCACCAGCATCTTGCCGGCATTCCAGAAGTTGGTTGAGAACCTGATCAACATCCATAAGTTCACTTCACTGCACGACACCTACGATGACCTGAAGAACGACTGCATCAACTTCCTGTTCGAGACGCTACATAAGTTTGACTCGACCAGAGGAACTAACGCGTTCTCATACTTCAATGTAGTTTCAAAGAACTGGCTCATCATCAAGACGAAGCAGAAGAATCAACGCGTACGCCGTTCGGTCAGCCTCGACGATCCCGAAGCACTGTCAGCCAATGAACAGCGCATTGTTGAGGATCACTGCACTATCCCGGGTCAAGATGTGGTGCTTGAAAATCAATCGTCGGTGCACGCGATGGTGGGTCTGCTATATGAGATCCGCAGCAAGGTGAAGTCGGAGAATGAACTCGCGTGCATCAACAGCATTATTACCATCTTCGAGAATATTGATGACATTGACCTGTTGAGCAAGAGTGCCATCCTGCTCTACATGCGTGAACTAAGTGGGCTATCACCCAAGCAATTGACAACGACACTGCAGGCGATCAAGAAGCAGTACCGTCGGTTCAAGCTCGATCCAAAGTTCAAGCTGTTTTGACATCCACCTACACCTAAGTATTGTCATGACTGATCCTAATCCTACGTCCATTGTTGAAATTTCCGAACGTGACTTTGAGGCAAAAATTCGTGACTTCAGTGACCTACTCAAGGACATTGAGAACCTCAGCGACAAGAAACGTGAGTTATGGAAGAACATCTATGAGAACGCGATCAGCGATCGACAGAACAGTTTCATCGTCTTCAAGCAGGTCTTCAACCTGATCAACGCCAAAAGCACTAGCACCAGCACTGAATACGCCGTCCACGCTAAAACGCTGACGAGCTGCATTGAACGCATGGCAAAAGCCAACGACCAGCTGATCAAGCTCGCCGATCTCGTCGCCCAAGCCGAACGCAAGGACAATGAGCTAGACGCCGACGACCTGTTCGATCGCATCAACAAAGGGGCGTGATCCACGTGCGTAGGTTACGTATCGAGGTGAGGTCACCCGGTGCCCGGTAACAAGTATGACGCGCTTGAGATGGTCAAGCACATCACCGAAGGCAACGCCGACGACGTGCTGCGGCGTAAGGCGGCGTACGACCATGCACCCGGGGGCTTTCCGATCTTCCTACGCTTTGTCATTCTCGATGTCATCAGCGACCCGGCAACGCTCGATGGCACCAAGCTATCGCACTACGAACACGATCTAAAGGTCGCCAACATCCAATACGCGACCGTCGCTCCGAGAAATTCGATCATCGCGCGCCGGGTGATGGGAGGTGACTCAGGCGCCAGTGAAAAGGTGATGGTATTGTACCCGTTTTTCCCGCCACACCTCGCCTTTCCTGCCAAACCAGGAGAGCACGTTTGGGGGATGTTTGAACACTCTGATGCCAAGTCCAATGAGCTCGGGTACTGGTTCTGTCGCATCGTGCAACCCAACTTTGTCGAGGATCTTAATTACACCCACGCCGATCGACAGCACGACCAATCTTTTTTGCCCGGCCTCAGCGACGTCTTTAATGGCACCGACGATCCCAAGTATGAATTCAAGAATGGCGTCGTCAATAGTAAGGACGGCGACCGCTATGCAATTCCATCGACGGCGACGCTACCTGATGATCCCGATGCCTACAAGAAGGTGTTGACGACGTCCGATGCTTCACAGATCATTCAGTACGAAGCGGTGCCTCGATACCGCAAACGCCCCGATGAAATTGCCTTCGAAGGCAGCAACAACACGTTGATCATTCTGGGTACCGATCGCACCGGGCCCATCTCAGATTATTCATCGGATCCCAACCAGGGAATGGTACCCAAACCATGTGCTGGTGACATCAGGGGCGGAGCAGGGGCCATCGATGTGGTAGTGGGCCGCGGGCAGACTCCATTGACGGCGGGTAAGGCCGAAGTCAATGAATTGGGTCGCAAGGAGTTAGGAAAATCGAAGAAGGACTTGACGGGCCAAGAGGGCGACGTTGATTTCAAGAACGACAGGACGCGAGTCCTGCTGTCACAGAAAGCCAAGCCCGACGCCAAATTCGGCATCGACAGCGTGGTAGCTGCACACTCTTCGGCGACGGCAATCAATGATGGTTCAGGTGAGGGTGCCCTAGGCGTCAAGACCGACAAGATCAGGTTGATCGCCCGGCACGACGTGGTCATCCTGGTGATGGGGGCGACGGAAAAGGACGCCGATGGCAACGTCAAGGATCCTGACGCTAACCCCGATAACTGTGCGTCTGTCATCGTCAGGACCAACGGCGACATTGTCTTCACTCCCGCCAAGAAGGGCGTCATCAAATTGGGCGGCGACGGTGCCAACTTGAGCGTCCTGTGTTCAAAGGCCATCACCGGCAACGGCGACGGCTCGGGTCAAGTGACGGCTGCACCCATCGTCGACAGCATGGGCGGCTCGCACGGCGCGGGCGCCACTAATGGCGAGTTCGCAACGAAAATTCTTCTCTTGTGATGACGATGCGAAAGGTAGTTACAGATCATGCCCCTCAATGATGCCGCCGCGGCGCAGTGTGCTCAAGCCATCGTCGCCGCCCTCAACATTCCGTCTGACGTACAGTCGGAGGCGCTCGACAAGTGGAAGACTGTCGTGGGTCAGATCTTCACCGTCATCGTCGCCCAAGCCCTCGTATTGCCCACCGCACTGATCGCCCCTCCGGGCGCAGCAGGAGGCCCTGTCACTGGCGTTGGAACGATCACCTGATCACCATGGGTACCTACAACTTCAAGTCATCAGGCATCACCCAGGCGACGCAGCAAGCCAATAAGTTGGCCGTCACGCTGCCCGTCATCGGCATCGTCACTCCCTTGATGTTGGGGACGACCGACCTGCTGGCGACGTCGACCGACCTCGGCACCCAAGTCGTCGACAACTTCAGGAACCTGTTGCAGACCAACTGGGGCGAGCGCTTGGGCCTCTATGACTTCGGTGCCAATCTCAAACCCCTGCTCAGCGACCTAACGTCGCCCGATGACTTTGACTCACAGGCCGTCACCCGCATCAAGAATGCAGTCCAACGGTGGATGCCCTACATCGACCTCGTCAACTTCCTGTCGGAGATCGACCGCACGGGTAGGCAGACGCCGGGCATCGCACAGGTGACAATCACAATCACATTCAGCATCCCAAACCTGAACATCTTTAACCGCAAGACACGAGTAACGTTGTACGCGATCTAACGTACGTCCTACTTAAGGGTGACCATGGCGTTGCAACGTGACGATTTAAAGACTGTGCGTCAGCGCAAGTACCTTGCGCGTGATTTTAACTCACTACGCGCGACACTCCTAGAATACGCGAGGACATATTATCCCGATCGACTACGCGACTTCTCGGAGGCATCCCTTGGGGGCCTCCTTCTCGATCTCGCAGGAATCGTCGGGGACAACCTTTCATTCTACATCGATCATGCATTCGGTGAACTCGATCCCTCCACCGCCGTCGAAACCATCAACATTCAACGCATCCTTGACACTTCGGGCGTACCCATCGTCGGTGCCAGCCCCGCCATCGTCCCGGTCACCGTCTACGTTGAGGTGCCTGCCGCCAACATCAATAATGCCATTGGGCCCCTGCCTGCCGCCATTCCGATCATCAAGACCAATTCAATCTTCATCGCCAACAATGGGACGAGCTTCAACCTGCTTGAGGACATTGACTTCACTGCGACGCTGTCAAATGGCGCCTATGCAGCGACGATTAAGATCGGTCAGAAGGCACCCAATGGCACGCCCCAAACCTACATCATGGCCCAATCCGGGCTCTGCATCTCGGGACAGGAAACGACCGAGAACATCATTGTGGGCGCGGGCTTCACTCCATTCAACAAGATCACCCTGCAGAATGCCAACGTGTCTGACATCGTCACCGTCAATGACCTATTGGGCAACACCTATTATGAGGTCGATGCGTTGACGAATGACGTTGTCTACCAGAACGTCACCAATACCGCGGGTGACAATGACCTCGTCCCCAACGCGATCAAGGTCATTCCGGCGCCGTTTCGTTTCACCGCCACGACGGCCCTTGACACTCGGCGAACGACATTGACGTTCGGCGGTGGCAATGCTGACACGCTGACCGACGACATCATTCCTGACCCATCTAGCTTTGCCATCTCTTTTCCATACACCACCACGTTCTCCCGGATCTCCATCAATCCGCAGCAACTGCTCCAGACGACGACGTTGGGTGTTGCGGCGGCCAACACCACGTACCAGATCACCTATCGCTACGGTGGTGGCCTCAGTCACAATGTTGAACACGACAGCATTCAGACGGTGAAGTTGCTCAACATGGTCTTTCCGGGCAACCCCACGCCCGCGGTCGCCGCGGCGGTCAAAGGTAGCCTCGAGGTGACCAACTTGATCGAAGCCTCAGGTGGTGACGATGCGCCCTCTTCGGCTGACTTGACGGCGTTGGTACCAGCGATCCGCAACAGTCAAGAGCGGATTGTGACCCGTCCTGACCTTTTGGCACGCGTCTACACCATTCCAGCCAACTTTGGCCGCGTCTTTCGAGCCGGCGTCAGGTCCAATCCCAACAATCCACTGGCGACGCAACTATTCATTGTCTCCCGTAATGCTCAAGGGCAATTGATCACCTCTCCTGACACGCTTAAGCAGAACTTGATCAAGTACCTCAATCCCTACCGCATGATCAGCGACGCCATCGACATTCTCGACGCTCGCGTCATTGACCTAACGTTCAACTTTGATGTCTTGATTGATCCGTCGTTGAATCGACAGATCGTGTTGCAGAACGTACTGACAAAGCTCCAGACGTACTTCCAGATCGGTAACTTCCAGATCGATCAACCCATCATCATCGACAACGTCAGGAACGTCATCTACACCGTGCCTGGCATCATTTCACTCAACAACATGCAGTTCACTGGCATCAACGGCCTTGTCAACAACATGCAGTACAGCAACATCACCTTTGATGTCAATTCCAATACCCACCACGGCCTGATCTTCCCCTCAGCGGGTGGCATCTTCGAGATCAGGTATCCCGAAATTGACATCGTTGCGACCGTGAGCGCCTAATGTTCAAAACACTCCGCCCCCTCGCCGACACGTACATTACTAACAGGGTTGTCAATGGTGCAGCCCAATTGAATGCCAATGTCGGCGTCGCCGCGACCCTCGACCTCTTCAAGTTGTATGGGTACACCTCAACGCTGGTCGGCAGTTCATCGGTGCCCAACACCGAACTGTCGAGGCTGTTGATCCAGTTCGATCTATCACCGTTACAGTCGCTGGTGACGCAAGGTTTGCTCGATGCTTCGGCGCCGTCGTTCTCGTGTCACCTGCACCTCTTCGACGTCTACGGCGGGCAACCTACCCCCACTAACTTCAACGTCGTCGTCTATCCATTGTCGGCGTCATTCGACGAAGGCATTGGTCGCGACGTGGTGTACTACTCTGACACCTATCCATGCAACTACTTGACGTCATCTATGGCGAGTGGTAGTTGGCAATCTCAAGGTTGTGGTGGCGGGGGCACTGCCAACTGTGACTACTTCACCACGTATCGCGCCAGCCAGTTCTTCGTCAAGGGCACCGAAGACCTCGACGTCGACGTGACGACCATGGTATCAGCCACGTTGGCGGGGTTGATCCCCAACTCAGGCTTCAGGATCTCACTCGACTCAGCGTTGGAGGCTGACACTCACTCTTACTTCGTCAAACGCTTCGCCAGTCGTGACGCATACAATGTCGACCTGCAACCTCGATTGTTGGTCAGGTTTGATGACTCAATCCAAGACGACACCGACAACCTGTACCTCGACTCACCTAGCTACCTCTTCCTCTACAATTATGTCCGCCAGGCTCCTGCCAACCTAGTGTCAGGTTCAACGCCAGTGACGGGTTCGCAGAGCCTACTGTTACAGCTAACTACGCCCGTGTCGGGCGGCACGTGGTCGATGTACTTCACGGGATCACAGCACTACTACGGTCACAACCCAGCAGTGGGCATCTATTCAGCATCAGTCCTCATCTCATCGACGGATCACCTGCTGCTCCCGCAATGGCAGACATCAGGTTCCATTACCTTCACCCCGATCTGGGGCTCTCTCAATGGGGCAGTCACTTACTTGACGGGCAGCACCATCAAGGCCTACCCACCACAGCGTGGCCCACAATCACTGTCTCCTCGAAAGTTCAACGTTACTGTTCACAACTTGGTTGACACCCTCGATGTATCGGAAGCACCGGTGTTACGGGTCAACCTCTTTGACTACACACAACCCGCTCTAATGACAGCGATCAGGTTGCCCGTTGAATTGCCGGGCATCGTGCTACGAGACGCTCATTATCAAGTCAGAGACGTCGACACCGCCGGCATTGCCATCCCGTTTGACACCGTGACCAATTCGACGCGCCTGTCGAATGATTCAGCCGGCATGTTCTTTCGACTTGACGCATCAAATTTGACGGCTGGGCACACCTATGTGATAGACATCCTGATCATCACCGACGGTAGTCAACAATTGTACCGGGCTGTCTCGGCGCCATTCAAGGTGGTTGCATTGCAGTAAGCTTCAATACGTAGCTACGGCAGCCACATGAGCGTAACGCCCACCCCCTACATTCCATCGTTCTTGAGGGCCGCCGTCGCGGGTAACCGTCCTCTGTCACTGGTATGGTCGGCCGTCAGCGACACTAACATCGCCAGCACCGCCTCATTTCAGTACGATGCTGCGGCTGGCGGGATCAAGTCAACGCAGCAGCTCAACGTTGACTGGTCGCAGTTCCAGAATCACACGTTCTTCATGGCGGCCGAAGCCAAGGTCAACTTGGCCTTTGACCAGATCATCAATGGGTTTCCGTTCGACGGCACCCGGCAGGAGACCGAGGTGTTCTTTGACAACCTGTCGGGCTTCGACAAGTGGGTGTTTGACCAATTTCCGGTCTATCACGGCGAACTGACGTTTTCTGGCACACAGACGTCGGAGACGGCACCCACCGCAGGCACCTACATCGTCGTCCAGAACCGCGCAGGAGCCTTGTTCCCAGAACTGTCGACCAACGACACGGGCCTGCCTGTGTTGAATCCGACGGGTTCAACCAGCCTCACGCTCGAGATGCAGCTGTACCTGCCGCCGATCGCCAATGGCACCCAAGTCGTCTGTCAGATGTTGTCGGGCACCGCCGCGGGCCCCGCAACGCAAGGTTACTCACTGTGCTTGTTGACGACCGCATCGACATCGTCTGTCACCGCACAGTTTAGCGTGGTATCGGGCTCGAGCTACATGTCAGTGCCCGTTCAATTGACCAAGGGCCAGTTCAACCACATCGCGGTCGAATTAAACCGTGATGACGGCATGCCCTTCCTTGAGGCCTTTTTGCAAGGCATCCCAGTCGCCAAATCGCCGACCATGGTCGAGATGGGTAACCTGGCCATTGATTCCTCAAACTTTATCATCGGCAGTGGGACGGCATTCATCCTCGGCACGACGACGACCACACCGACACAAACGTTGTCAGGTACCCTTGACGAATTTCGCATGTTCTTCTCGGCACGGACGCCCACCCAACAACAGGCATATGCCCAAAAGGCACTGTACGCGACGACCGATCTGGTGCTGTACTACAAGTTCAATGAGCCACCTCCGCCCATCACGCTGTCCGCATCAGACGTCATCAATGGCATTGTGCTCGACTCCAGCGGCAATTCACTGCACGCGTTGATCAGCAATTTCACTGGCACGCTGCGCCTCAATGCAGCGGCTGACCCGCTCAGTCCCATCACTTTCGAACGACCCGAGTCGTGCCCCGTGTTGTTTCCGGCATATGCCCCCATCGTTGCGCTCAACCAAGCGCTGTTGGCCAGTGCCAGTGCCTACGATCAGGAGAATCCCAACCTGATCACTAAATTGATCCCACAGCACTACCTGCTAGAAGGTGCAATGCAGGATGGCTTTCAAGAACCCGAGGGGACTGCTAATCAAGCCTACGCGGGCAACGGGTTGCCGGGCCAGGGTAAAATGGGCAACGTGCAGATCTTGGTGTCATTGCTGTACATCTACGCACGTTTCTTTGACGACATCAAGTTGTTCGTTGATTCATTCACCACGTTGAGAACCGTCGACTACGATACTGGCGACGTCATTGCCGCTGACACCGTCCCTGACAACTTCTTGAACAACTTGATCAGCAACACGGGTTTTTTCATGCCACCCATGTTCGCCGACTCTGACATTGATCAGTATGTCAGGGGTGAAAACGTCGACATTGACCAGTATGCGACCAACGACAATACACTGCGTTACGTGCAACACACGCTGACGCGGCGGGTGCTCAAGAACCTGCCGTCTGTCATTCGTTCCAAGGGCACGCAGTACAGCATTCAGGCCTTCCTCCGCGCGGTGGGCATTGATCCCAACAACATCATGCGACTTCGCGAAGTGGGCGGGCCGACCACACAGGCGCTATCGTTCGCCCGCGAGAGCAAGATCGAACCCGGAGCAATGGTGCAATTCACCACGGCCAGCACGGTGATCTCGCCTTACTTGTCAGCCTCACGCGTGGAGCCGGGCTTTCCACCACCTGCAGGTACCTTCGTCATCGATGGTAAGGGTCACAACGTGGGTACCACGGTGCCCAGCGACGGCCTGTTGACGTCAGGTAGCTGGACGTGGGAAGGCATCGTCAAGTTCACGCCGGCATCGATTGCAGTGCAGACCAGTTCCACGCAGTCACTGGCCCGGCTGTGTGTCACGGGCACTTTGGCGTGCAATAACAACGGCGGTGCTGGCATCATTGCCAACCTATTGGCCATCTCATCGTCAGTGCAACCCAAGCTAGTGTTGTACGTCTGTGCGGGAGCATTGACGGGCTCGGGTTCACCCGTCCTCCGCCTTGAACTCGACACGCCGGTGCCCAACGTCTACACGGGCCCGCCGCCCCTCGGCATCTTCAATGGTGATCGGTGGAACGTGAGCTTTGGTTGCCAGCGCGGTGACGACGGCCTCAACAGCTCCGTCTCGTCGTCGTACTTCCTGAGATTGGGCTACCAGAACAATGGTACGGTGCAGTACTTGACGACGACGAGCTCATTTTTTCAGGAAGCGCCGCGTGGAGAGGTCAACGCCTTCACGCAATTGAACGCTGCATCAAACGCTCACGGCCCGTTCCTCGCAGTGGGCACCACACAAATCATTCCCGCCGGTACTGGAGTAGGTTACAGCTTCCTGAACAATAATCTGGCGGCCCCTAGTGAAGCACGCAGTGCCGCTTTCAATGGTCGGCTCAGCAATGTCAGGTTCTGGTCTCGGGCGTTGAATGAGACAGAGTGGGAAGAGCACATTAGGAACTACAGCTCAACCGGCGTTGAAGACCCACTGACCAACTGGAATTACGTGACGTCTCAATCAGGCTCATGGGGTAAGATGAGGCTGAATGCAATGGTGAAACAGGACGTTAGGACGGCCAACGCAACGGCAAGCCTTGGTCCCACCGGAGCGATCACCCTCATTGACTTCAGCGAGAATAACTTGCACCTGGTGGGCACCAACTTCCCAACGACGGCGGAGACCGTGGTCGGTGAGGTCTTCGACCTCAGCTTCTTCAGTCCCTACTTCGACGAGGCGACGACCAATGAAAAGGTCAGATCGCGCTCGTACCAGGATTTTGCGCTGGTGCAGAAGACGCCGTGGGCTTCATTGGCACCCGTCTATGAGATCAACCCCAGCGAACAACCCACCGATGATGTCAGGTTCATCATGGAGTTTTCGCTGCTCGACGCATTGAACCGCGACATCATTGCCATCTTCGGTACCCTTGATTCGCTCGACAACGCGATGGGTTCTCCTGATCTGCTGTTCTCACCCGATTATCCTGACATCGAGAACTTGCGTAACGTCTACTTCAATCGCATCAAGCAGAAGTTGAACTTTGCTGCCTTCTTCGACTTCTTCCGTTGGTTTGACTCATCGATCGGCACCTTCATTGAGCAATTGATCCCGCGTAAGACCAACTTCAAGGGCGTCAATTTCACCATCGAGTCACACATGCTCGAACGTCACAAGCAGGAGTACCTATCAAGTCAGATCTATCTCGGTGATTCGATCCGCACCAACCTCGACAGCGTCATCCTGCTACAACAGGTCGTCGGCCAGATCGTGAAGTATTGACATGCCCCGCTTCCTAAACGACCTCGACATCTTTTACGACCCGAGCCTGCAACACGGCTTCAATCCTGGATTCGATGAATCGACTCCACCTGCAATCCCGTTGTCGAAGACGACGCTGATTCTATCGTCATCACTAGTGTCGGGATCCATCGTACCGACGTACGGCCTGGCGACGGGCAGCACCGACACGTCAGCCATCGACGCTTACACCCAAGGCGTTGAATTGACGCAGCTCAAGAGGCACGACGCAGGCTTCGCGAAGGTGTGGTCAGGCGAAGCAGGTCACCAGCTGTTGGTGACGTGGTACGGCGAACAGGGTCCCGCCACGTCGAACCCCTTTGCAGACAACGATACGTCGTACTTCAATTTTCCGTCGTCGGTCGTCAAGAACAGTCCGACCTTTCCGATCGTGCTGTTTCCCATTCAAGCATTGCCGACGGCACCCAATGCTCCTGCCCCGGCACAAAATTCACTGACCTACAAGACCGGGCCCAGCGTCAAGACGACTGACGGCGTCGTCAGGTACCGCACGCAACAGGACATCAGCTACACCACCCTCAATGGCACCATTGAGCCACTGGCAATTCGCCTACAACCATCGTTCTACAATAGTGATGTGCCGTCAAACCCTCACCTCGTTGTCGGCGAGGCGGGTTCCGGCAACGTTGATGTCAACGGTGGATCCGACCAAGTCAGGACCGTTGACTACTACAACACGCGCCTGCACCAGCCTCCTTTCAGCGACAATGGACAGAACATCACCCTACATCGCTTCGTCACTACCATCGTTGGTGGCGTCAAACACGTGGCATCGAGCAGCATCATTGAAGTCCTTGCTGCACCGCCGGCGGCCGACGTTGTCAGCGGTTCGGCGGTGGGTGCCTTTGTCGATGCCCGCTACGTCCGCAATAATCAGGCCGTCTCGTCGGAAGATTCGTCGCTCGTCGGTGCACTGTCGCTGATGACCGGGTCAACTGATAGTTACATTCACTTCAATCAGCGATCTGCAACGTGTGGGTGGTGGTATGATAACGTTGTGGTCAATGGCACCGATTCACTGTCCTTCGGAGGGATGACGTACTGACATGGTAGGCACACCCACATCGACCCGCACGCCTCCTTCGCGCCGATTTGAGAACTATGTGCTGACGCGTGTCGTCGACCAGAGCGCGGGCCTGACCAACGTCACTGACAATCGATTCACGCCCTGTTCGCCGGCACTGGGAGGTTATCAGGATCCTGGTGTGGGCTTCTCGGGCGATGCCGTCGGCGGCCCATTTCAGATCGGCTTTGACTTCTTGTTTGACGGCATCACCTACAAACAGTTCGTCGTCGTCAATCATGGGTGGATGGTACTGGTCGATCCGACAACGGGGACCTTTGCTGCCAACGAGGTGATCAGCTCCGGCATCTGGCAGAACCCATTCATCAAGCCCACCTTTACTTCAAAGGCGGTGCTGCTGGCACCGTGGTTCGATGACTCCCGCAACATTGCCAGCACACCTGACCAGTTGGGTCTCTATTACTCCACGCAGAAGGTCAACAACCTCAAGTACGGCATTGAACCGATGGATCCTCACGTCAATGGCACCGCCTTCGGCGTCAGGTACTTTCAAGACGTTAGGTCGACGAAGGGTCGCCGCCTGATCGTTCGCTGGTCAGTCATCACCAACTACTACAACATCCTCGATGCGTCATCGGTGATCTCCTACGAAGTTGTCATCTATGAGAATGGGACGATCGAGTTCAGGTACACTCCTCGCACGTCGATCCGACAGACTAACTCCACGTTCGAGGGCGCGACCATCGGTATCTTCATGCCCAATGGTACCAACCGCTTTCGTGACTTTGCTCAGGGCCTCGGTTACCTCGATGGGTCACGGCAGGAATACATCTACGGGGGCTTCACGTACAATGCGTCGTTCATGGACGTCTTGGGCCCGGGCAATGAAGAGGCAAATGCCAGCGCGTCGTATGTCATTGGCCTCCGCCCACAGTTCAATTGGCCCGGCCTGACGTCGGCGGGCAGCGTCTTCACCTTTTCACCACCCGTCAACAGGCGCCAAGTATTGCCTCGGTCGTCGGTCAGAAAGTTGGGTTCGCGGCTGTCATTGCCCCTCGTCGCACGGACGGGAGACGATCGATTGGGAGTGTCATTGGGTGGCTTCGATGATCGTCGATCACCGCAGTACACTACGACGTTTGCCGTCTCAGGCAGCGGGAGCAGCAAAGCAGGCGGCATCATCACCAATTATCCGACGACGCTGCCACGCTTCTTTGGTGGCACCGCTCCCGGCACGTTCGAGCGGCAAAACCTGTTCAGCAATGACATGTTGGTGACGGGCAGCGTCGTCAAGAGCGCCATCGATGCATACGTCGGTGAATTGCCGCCTACCTCCATGCCAGCCTTCAACGAGGACCGTAGGTACGAACAAGATCAAGCAACGCTGACGTCGTCGTTCTATGCTACGGGTTCGAGCCTGGCGACGTTTGCTGCCAACTTCGATCAGCAATTGAAGTCTAAGACGCAGGTCAGGGTACAATTCCCGGTCAACACGCAGGTGGTGATGCCCGGCCTGACGTCGAGCATCTACTACTACAATGCACAGACCAAGTGTTGGGAAGTGCCATTCAATTCGAGCTACGTGCTCGGCCTGACGGCTAGCGTCCCGTCACCCGGATCTACGGGCGGTGATTGGACAAATCCCATTCAATTCTCGGGTGGAGGTCTCGGCATCATTGAAGACTCCAAGGGCTTTGGTCCTGTCGGCAACATCATCTCCTCGGGTACCATCACCCACAACCTGCAGTCGGATCCCAACATCGGTCTGACGTGGGATCCGACATTGAGCGCACAAGTGCTTGGCACATCATATGCCAACAGCGTCAGGAACTGTGATCGCTACGCCGCCACGCCGGCCGAAACGTTCACCCTGCCCATCAACGCACCTTTCCTGATCGAAAAGGCGGTGTTTGAAATTCCGCTGGCGATGGGCGCCGGCTGGTTCGCTGACATCACACAGTGCTTTAGCGTGCTCGATCAGGTGGGTTCATCGTTTGACTTTGGTGGTCCCGGCATCACCGTCGCGCTGTTCCGACAGGTTCAACTGTCGGAGAATTCATCGACGCCGGCCCTTCGTGACCTGATCTTGACGGGTACACTGACACACTCCAACGACATGATCAACAATGTCGTGTTGTCGAACTTTCCGGCGTTCGACTCCAACTTTCAACTCAGGCCCGTGGGCTTCGTTCACTATGCAGGTTCTTCACCCGGTGCCGTCGTCCCGGTCGGGGGCAACACTTTCACGGGTTCAGTCGCGGTGACAGCACAGGCCCTCAGCGCGGTCGGCCCGACGCTGGAATTCAGCAGGTTCTTCAACGGTACCGGTGCGCAGAACAAGGTGGGTGCCCTCAACCTACTGCAAACTCCGACGTTGGTGTTGGGCTCGCCGGGGTCAGTGACGGTGCAACAAGAGACGATCTATGCCTACATCTCTCCCTTCGGTCGCGCCGGCACGGGCTTTGATCAGTCGGGTCGCAGTGTCTTGGGCAATGAGTACGTCACCCTGCAGGGGTTAACCGATCAAACGGGCTTGACCGTGCCCAATCCCTTCTACATCTCGGGCACTATCCCTGCACAGATCACCGCCGCACTCAACAACAACATCTCAGTGATCGATTCATACGCCGCAATCTCCATGGTCACCCACTTTCCGTCGCCGTACTTGGTGATGCCGGGCGACAAGTTGATCCTCAGCATTTCCAAGACGCGTCCCGTTCTGTACAGTGACGGTAACATCGCCGCACCACTATTCTCAGGTACGTTCGGCGCCACGGGCCACGACGTCACCCTGCGCGCGGGCACCATCAACGTCACGTTGTACGGCAGTCAGATTCAAGCGGGTGCCGAGTACCACGACACCCTCAATCAACCTCTGGCGTCCGATGACATCCACGAACTGTTGGGTGCCGAGCCCGTCCTCGACCAGTTCGAGTCGGCCTACCGCGCCGAGTACACGGGCAGCTTTACCGACAACGTCATGGTGGGCAACCTATTGACGTTGACGACGCCGGCAACGCAAGGTTCGGGTTCGGCGGCTTTCATTCAAGGCAACCGCACCCGTATGCTCAGCATCATCAATTCACAGAACGTGTCGACACTAACGACGAGTTCTACCGATCTCGCGCTCAACACATCAAAGGCCTACCGCACTCAACCCTGGTGGGAGCAGTTTGGGTCAGTCAGGTTGTCACAATTCACCGACAACACCGAACGCTTCTATGATTCAATGATGCCCAAGATCGACGATTGCTTTGCCGCCGACGCCACAGGCATCTTCATCTCCCCCACCAGTATCTTCGGTAACCCGCAACAGGTAGAATTCGCCAGCGGTGCCATCGGTCCCACCAACATCGGGTGGATCTGGTTTGACCAATTGAGCGGCGACAAGGCCTCACTGTTCAGCAACATCATCAATTGCAACTGGACGAAGGCCTACCCGTTTGAGCCTCGGTACTTGGGAGTGTCGCGGCAGCTCGACTTCTACACTGGCATCGTCTCTAACCTGTACTTGCCCGCGCCCGTGATCAACACTGTCATCATCTTTGGCATTCCGTTTCAGATCATCGTCCCGCAACCTGCATCTCCTTCGGCACCGGCGGCGCTGGTTGGCTTTTTCTTCGGCCCGGGGACGATTGGGACGGCGTTGACCAACGTGACGGGCACCATCTCCAAGTTGTCGGGTACCGTCATCAACCAGTGGGTCGCTGACGTCAACCTGTTGTCGACCAACAGCTTCGGCTACTACACGACAGGATCAGTGCCGTCTGCCGACGCGGCCCGCGCGCTGTTCGGCTTTGGTGACAACAACACCTGTAACCTGTACACCAACCTCGATGCATCGGTATCGCTGTTGGGTACCAATCACTTTGCCGAATTCCGTGATCAGGCCGGCCCACACCCAGATGGCACCCACGTGCAGACCGACAACAACACCTACCTCTACTCACCTAAGATTAGAGGGTGGAAGTACGGCGTTCACAGTGGGCTGCCGACGTTCAGCAAGGCCTACTGGCGCCGCAACAAGTACGGCCAATTCCGCGACATGTTGGAGCAACGTCCCTACGCCAAGTACTACCAGTCACCCGAGAACGCTCCGTCGGATCCACACTTTAGGCAAGGTACCCAACCCGGCGTCATCACTGTCAAATTCATCGGCACCGGTGGGCGCCTAACGGATCCCGCCAACACATGGTCAAACAACTTGAGCTTTGAGTGCACTTCGTCGTTTCCGTACATCGAGGACACTCCAACGAGCAGGAACGCTATCAACGTTCAGACACTCAATCAGTCGATCACGACCATCACGCAGGATCCTCAGGGCAACATCACACTGTGATGAATGATCATGGCAGCTAACCCGGGCACCCTCGAGCACGCAAAGCAGTCACTGTTCATCAGTGTCCGTGACGTCAACACGGGTGAAGTGTCGAGGATCGCTGTACCTGCGGACATGCAGATCGGCCTGCTCGGCAACCCAGCCGAGCTGCAACTGTTGGGTCGCTTCTCGCTCAACAGCGCCGAGTACAGTGTCGATCGTACGCACAACGTCGTCAACGTCTCCAATGATGTGTCATTCGCTGGCATCGTCACTCAAGCCACGCCGACGGCAGGTAACATCAATGCCTACCTGCCACCGAACCCGCGCGACGGCCAACTACTCATTGTCAAAGACATGTCGGGCATTGCTTCACAAACGAACATCAATGTCTACCCGGGTGCGCCTGACCAATTGATCGACGATATCGCGCTGCAAACGATGACGACAGCCTACGGTTCATTGATGTTGTGTTGGCTCAGCGGACAGTGGCGTTCGATTGCCACGGGTGGCGGGGGCAGCATCAAGGTCGAGAATCAGGGCACCTTACTCTCGTCGTCCTCGTTCACCACGTTCAACTTCAGTGGTTCGGCCGTCACCGCGATTGACCAAGGCGGCGGCACTGCGCTGATCCTCATTTCAGGCACCACTGGCGCGCCAGGTCCCACGGGTTCTGCGGGTGCTAGTGGCATCTTCAATGTCACAGGTTCAGGTTGGACGACGGTGATGGACATCGACTTCACCACCATGGCCAGTGCCAGCTTCACCACCGACGGTTACTACAGCATCGGCTCCAACTCGCTAGGACAGTCACTGACTTGGGGTAAGGCCAACAGCAGTCACGAGGTGACCCACGTTTCCGTGGGCACCACCGACGGTATGGTCTTCAATCCCATCGGTAATACACCCTTCTCGGCGTATACCATCCAACAGCGCACTGCTCCATTGTTCAGTTGTTCACTAGCGAACATCAGCAACCTCATCGATTGGGGTACATGCATCAGGGTCTTCGTCGACGTCGGCACCTGGAACGTGAGCAATCCCAACGGCGCCAACTCTTATGTCTTCATTGCCACCGACAACGGCACCACGTCGTCAATGACGTCGATGGCATATGGTACCCGAAACTCGGGAGGTTGGGACTATGAGATCGACGTGGGCAGCCCTATCGCCTCACAGAAGTACCACCAGCTCTTCGGGCCCGAGGACGGCAGCTTCTACATCGTCACCCCGTCAGTCGACGGTTGTTGGATGATGGAGTTCAGCAACCTGATGCAGCCGCCTCTCTACGGCTTCTACCATGCTGCTGTCAGCAGCGGGCCCTTCCCCTCACTGAGCACCTTCAAGCCCTTGGGCATGATGGGCGGCGGCACTGACATCACCTACATGTCCAACGTGCAGTCGGCCAACCCAACTATTGCCAACATGGCCTTTGTCTTCGGTGCTGCCGTCGAACCAAGCGTCACTCTGACAGTGAGCATCAAAAGGCTGCGAATTGACATCAACACCGGCGGTGGCACTGCCATCATCAACACTGGTAGCTTCATCACCAACGCCATCACCCAGTCGATCACCCAGTCGATCACCCAATACGTCGATAACATCTGGTTTGACGGCGGCAATCAGGCCTACTCGACGGGCACCATCGCCGTCGTCACGTCGGCGTCATTCGCCCCTCCAGGCACCATCTTCTATGTGTCTGGTGGCGCCGGCAAATTCATGAACGGCATCACCGGCAGCCTGACGCAGACACCTACTGCCGGTAATCCTTTCATTGTGGGCACTGGCACGATCGCCATCACTACCAATTCCTTGGGCCAGATCATCATCAGTGGTTCAGGGGGCGGCGCGGGCACCATCACTGCGGTGACTAGTTCGGGCGGTACTTCAACGTCTACAGTGGGTTCTGTCGTCACCGTCAGTTCGTCGGTCGTCACCGTCACGGGCAACGGCGGCACGTCAGTCACTAACGGTGGCGGGACCACGTTCAATGTGTCATCGTCCGTCGGTGCCGATCCGACGGCGAACTACATCCTCTATACCGCCGACGCCCAACTGCCCAATGCACTGATCCTGACGTCATCGGGTGGCACGTCGCTGCAGCTCCTGTCACGACCCAATCTCATTGTCTCCAGCGCGGTGGGTGCTGACCTCTATGCATCGTATCTGCTGGCGTCGGGTTCAGCGCAAGACCTCAAGGCACGGACACTGGCAGCGGGCAGTGGCATCTCGTTGGTCGACGGTGGCCCAGGAAGTTCTCTGACCATCACCGCAATTGGTGGTGGCACGGGTGGTGGGGGCAGCGTGTGGGTCGACGGCAACAATAAGGCCTACACCACGTCGTCAATTGCGATTGATCCCCGGGGTCTCTATGCGACGACGGACGGCGTCGACACCTGGTTCTACGTCAGCGGTACCATCGGCCTGACGGGTTCAGCGGGCCGCAAGTCAGTCTTTGGGGGTGACGTCTACATCAGCGGCAGCGCCTTCATCCTCGGTGGCCTGACGGGCTCGATCACCCAGACGTCGGGTGGCTTGGCATTCATCGTGCCCCTAGGCCCGGGCATCAGCATCAGCACTAATTCACTGGGACAGATCGTCGTCGGCAACACCAAAACGGGTGACGACAAGGCCAGTTACCTCGTCTTGTCGACCACTGCGTCATTGCCCAATGACCGTTCGCTGGCCGCAGGCACCGGCATCGTCTTCACCGACCTAGGCCCGGGCAGCACCCTGACGATCAGTGCCAACGGTCAGGGCCTCAGCACCGCAGGCGGGTGGACTGACACCGGGCACGGCGTCTACACTACGTCATCGGTCAGCATCGATTCGCAAGGTAGGACGGCCGGACAAATTGGCACTGATGTCTACCTCTTCGTCAGCGGCGCTCACAACAACGGCAACAAGGCGCTGTTCGGTGGTGACGTCTTCGTGTCAGGCTCACTGACTGCGGTGATGGGCCTCAGCGGCAGCTTGACGACGTTGAACACCGGGTTGGCCTACCTCGTCGCTGGTCCCAACGTCACCGTCGTCACCAATAGCTTGGGACAGGTCATCATCAGTGGCAGCGCCGGCGGGTCAGTGACGGGCTCGACAGAATACCGCATTGACGGCCTACCCATTCTTGCCGGAGCAGCGACGACGACATTGAACTCGGGTACTAAACAACTGGTGGGCTCGTGCTACTTCGATGCTACCAAACTCAACAAGTCGATCGACACCATCAACTACACCTTCCGCGCGTCGTTGGCTCCTGCAGGCATTGGCGGCAACGCCTACGTTGATCTGTATGACTACAACGGCATCGTCCGTTTTCCACCTGGACCCATCGTCGGCGCTGTCCTAACGGGCTCCGCACAGGGTACCCTGACTAGACAATCGGTGTCGCTGACGCCAGTATTGTCATCAGTGACGGGTTCAGGCATCTTGGCGGCGCGAGCGTGGATCGACACGGGTGGGACGGCATGTACGATCACTGATGTTGGCCTTGACCTAGAATGGTTATGATAGTTAACGAGAGGACGTAACAATGGCTGGGACATGGAAAGGACGCGTAGACTGTTTAACAAACACGACGCTGAACACAGCGTCGATGCAGGAAATCTTCACCAACTGCTACCAGTTCTTCGAGACATTGCAGAGCTCGTCGTACGCACAATTGATCGCGCTCCAGACTGGATCGTTGGCTGCAGGCAACTTTTCGGGCGGCACTAACTTTTACAATCAAGCTAAACCCTTCGGCGAGAATGCTTGGGCTGTCTATAGGATTCCATCGGGTTCTGCACCCGATGGGTCGATCTCGGCACGTGCCGTCGATTACTACGTGTTGTTTCAGTGGTCGTTTCTCAACGCACCAGGTACCTCACCTGGAGGTCCTGCTCACTATCTCGGTGCCAACTCCGGTAATCAGCCTGTCTTCGGCTGGCAGGTCGCCTGGCGCGACGACGGTGGCAACTGTTGGAACGGCACCACGTTCAGCACGGGCACTGCGGGGGTGGGTCGGTGGGGCCAGGACAATAAGTCATCGCCGGTGTGGACCAACATATCGAACAATCCGAGTTCAGGGTCAACGTCGACGCTCCATGTGTTGCCCCGTTCATCGGGCCAAGGTGGTAGCTTTGCCGCCACCGCTGACAACATGGCCGCTTACATCTCATCGACTACCAACGCTAACGTCAACTTCCGTTATCACTTCTTGGCTGACCGCGATTCGTTCTTCTTTGTCATCGATCAGACCGACAACAACTCCTACGACAGCTTTGGCATGCACGGCGTCTATGACGTCATTCCCAATTTGACGGCAGGGTCGACGACCAGCTCGTGTCCCATGCCCATGTACATGTTCGCTTCGCAAGCAAGTTCACAGGCCTACATTGACGTGGCCAGCACCTACGGCGACACCGCTGGTACTACAGCGGTGCAAGGAGGTGTCTGTGGCGTCAATGCCAAGATGACGAACCCAACGAGAGGTGTCAGGAATGATCGCTACACCAATAACCTCTACACCACCAATTTGGAACCTAATCAACAGTTCACATCGGCGACGCTCGACCTCTTCAAGATTCCGGTGATAGTTAGGGAGAGTCCTGACTTCGGCCTCGTCGGCTACGTCAATTCCATCACCGAGGTCTTCAACGCTAATGCCAACAGTGCTAACAGCGGTTCAACGATCGCCGTTCTCGGCACCAACGGTGGTAACGCACTGTTCGCAGTACCTTGGAACGGCACCACTAATCCGGGCACTAACTCGACGCGGACAGGGGTCAACTTCTAATCATGGGTTCGTTCGGCGGCACTTTCAACAGCAATGCCTTGCCCCAGAGCAACGCGTCGATCAATGGTATCGCAGCCATTGTCATCCGTGCCCTCAACCCAACAGTATTGACGACGACTATCTACTATGTCATCAGCGGTTACTATGCCGCGGGAGCAATCACAGAGCGTTGGGTCAGCGTATATCCCACATCTCCGCCCCCGTCCGGGCATACACTACAGGACGTTGAAGTCGAGGGCATGTGGACAGTACAGGCGTGACGGGCGCGCCTAATCTTCGCTTGCTTCGTCGCTGAACAATGTGCTTAGATCAAGTCGTTCTTCATCGTGATTGATGACCCTGATGTTGATATGAGCGTCGGAGTATTGCTTCAAAGGTAACAGGTTGCCAGTCACCCATCCTTGGTGTGCATTGATCTGCAATCCTGATGCATTCTTGGTTCCGTGTGCCCGACCCAACCTGACAAGGTCAAAGCGCCGGTGTTTAGCGTCATCATAGACGTACTCGAACCCGAGCAGTTCAGCCTCAATGAAGTCAGCGGGTTCGAGCAACAATTCTTCGATGCCCGGCACTTCGAGTGCCTCGCCGCGATCCATTGCACACGTCCACAAGTAAAGGGCCTCGACGCTGGGAAATAGGTAGAACTTCTTGCCCGTGGAACCTGCGTTGAGGGTGATCCTGACCTTCTTCATGGGCATCACTGCAACGTCGAGGGTATTTCTTCATCTCGGGTCATCGCCCACAGGTGATCCTGTAGCCGCCTGATCTGCTCCGCGTTGGGCAGGTCAGACCACTGGTCTTCACCATTCAACGCTGATGCGTTAACGATGACTTGAGCCGCACAGTGATCGCATGCATTGATGCCGTACAACACGTGTTTGACTGTCGCTGCACTAGTGCACACGTCTCGTGCATCGCACCTCACCATCAGCGCCGCTTCGAGCAACCGACAGTGGTCTGCAGCCACCTGTGCCAGGGTGGTAATCAGGCCGATGTAGCGCTCGTGCTTGAGCACCACCTTCATCAACGCGGTGACAACAGGATCTTGTTCACTCATCTTGAACGGATAGTACCACCCGCGCGCCCAATTTTCACAATGGCGTCGGCCACTTGGGAGTTGAACCCACGTCACAGGAACTTATAAGGATCCTGACCCCTACCGGGAGTGCCATGGCCGTCGGCGTTGAAAGACAGCCATGGTATATGTTGAAGGGTCGTTTCATAGGGTGCCGACGGAGGGAGTCGAACCCTCACGCCTTTCGGCCACACATTTTGAGTGTGCGTTGTCTACCGTTCCATCACGTCGGCGTTGTTGACAGCGATCCTCGAGTCCTTCACCAACAGTCGTGAGTGTAATCTTCGATCACACACAAGCGTCCGTCTTCGTCGACGGCATAGCGAAGCTTTGAACCGAGGAGAATGAGCTCCCGGTTCATGGCATCGACCTGTGCCTGTGTCACCTTCCTACGAGCGTGCTTGACTTGCTTCTTCATTCGAGCGTCATGTGGGACTTGAACCCACGCAGATAGATTGGAAGTCTACCGTGCTACCACTACACCAATGACGCAAACTCATGCGGCGATGTCGCCGTTCAATTGGATCGACAGAGCTAAATATCTGCCGAGGATGTTGGTCGAATCTTCGAGGGCGGCCCTCTGGTGACTAAAGGCGAAGTGACTGACGACCGCGTTCCCAACTATCCACAGGGGCTTGAGCAAGGTCTCCGGGATCCGGGTCGTCAGTTCAACCTCATCCCGCGGGCCCACTCGTCCACCGAAGGTCTGAAAGTTCTCTCCAGACCATGCCATGGTGCCCACCCGTTGACGACCAGTGATGTAGTGAGAGTCGAAGTAGGTACTCTCGATGTCATTGATTGAGATGAGGTCGAGGATCTGACGGTGCAGGCCGACGGCGAAGTCGCCTGAAGTGCAGGCGAAGGGACACCGCGGATTACCCGTCGAGTGACCAAACTTGTCGTCGAAGGTGCCTCGGTCCTGCAGGATCTGGCTGGTGTATGGGATGTTGAGGACGTTGCCCACGCAGGCAAAGTTGGTCTTCTCGCGCGCAATGACGTTGGCGAAGATGTTGGTGAAGAAGTCGGGGTGCACGTAGCAGATGTCGTCATCGACCTTGACGTAGAGGGTGTTGGACTCGACACAGTCACTGTAGAAGCGATACACTGAGTTGTTGTATTGATAGTGGTCACGTGACGCATCGTAGAGCAACTTGTCGAGTGCGCCTGCGGCATAGGCTCGCTTGATCTTGGGGTGCGTCTGTTCCATGCGAGCGAAGTAATCGAGATCAGACTGTACGTCAGTGTTGACCCACAGCTTGATCTCATCAATGACCTGCGAATTGCGCGGTGACAACAGGTACGGGAGCAACACTCGCAAGTAGCGATAGCGCCCCGCCGGGATGCAGACCACGACACGTCGACCCTGGAACATGTGTTGATATTACACTCTTGAGCGGGTGATGGGGATCAAACCCACGATCTCGACGCGGGCAACGTCGCGCATTATCACTCTGCTACACCCGCAGTTCTGTTACAGCTCTCTCGCCAAGTCGTACTGCTCCTTCTTGAGGAGTTCGACGGCGGCATCCCCGACGTAGCACAGTTCTTCATTGTCCACGTCGAGCAGCAATTGCTTGATCTTGAGGGCCCGCTTGCGCGCTCGTTCGAGCGAAGTGGGATTGCGTCCTTCGAAGATGTTGTCCTTCATGCACATCAGACACATGGTCTTACCTATCCTTCTAGTGGTGTAAAGCGGCGCTTATTACCGCTTGACTAGCGGCCAGTCAGGCGCGTTGGAGTTGTATGCGGTGTCGAGCGACACCTTGGGAAACAGTTCACAGCTCATCATGTACTTGGATCGCACCGTGAATTCGATCTTGCGACCGCATCTCGGGCACTCGTGTTCGTAGACGCCGGGTTGAAACACCATCATCGACGGTGGGTTGTGTTCCGGGTCGGTGCAGGTGCGAAATTCCTCGACGTCCCTGATCTTGCGCGTTGGCATACAACTTCTCCGAGGAACGGGAGGGATTCGAACCCCCGGACCCTTGCGGGCCTCCTGTATTCAAAGCAGGTGCGATAGGCCGCTCTGCCACCGTTCCATGTATCTCACTACTTCTTGTGCTTCTGATTTTTCTTGCCGCCTTTCGTGGGCCGCTTGTGAGGCTGATACGCTTCCGGGTGCTCCTTGGCAGTGTGGGTGTGATAGCACCCAACGCATACGACGGTGGGACACTTGAGACACACCCACGCTTCAGAACCATCGTGGACAGGACCCCTGACAGGGGCACTGTTCTGCTCGATTGGCTCACTGCAATTGGGACACGAAATTTGCATGTTATTTGCGCGGAAGTGGTGCGATTCGAACGCACGGATCCCGTGAGGGATCACCCGGTTAGCAACCGGGCCTCGTCAGCCTCTTGAGTACACTTCCAAATTACCACAGTCAATTCACGGTTACACCGTTCTAGATCAACTTGAGGTTACCGACAATCCGATCGAGTTCATCTGCGGTGCAAGGGCCAAAAGCAGCACATGTCAGCGTAGGCGCACCGTCGACGTCAATTGAACTGGTGTGGACTTCGACGTCAGCGAGATCAGCCTGAAAGATCAGGTCATGTAGCGCATCAGCACTATCACAGCCCACCACACTAGAAAGCGACCCTGACATCAACCATTCTGCTTCGGCAGGCGACAACTTCACCATGATCTCATCGCCACGTTCAGCCTCGTTATTATCGACCAAGAACTGCATCGATGCTAACGCAACTTCTTGTGCCAACTCACCCCGCTTCATGTTCAGGTCGCGTCGCACAACGATGACTTGTTTAACGTCACTCATAGTTTCCTCCGGATTATCAAAGAACGCGCTAACGACCAGAGACACAGCGTCTCGTGCTGGACTTAAACCAGCTATGTTGGGTCGTAGAAGGGCATGCGAGTGCATGTGGCCTACTCTAGTAAGTAGGCCACATGCCCATCGTGTACCTCACCGCCTGACTTTGTCCCCGGACGACGGGATACCTTCGTTGTTTACTTGCCGCAGGCGACGTCACAGTCGCTGTGACACGCCACTTGCACGGTGATGCACGTCGTGTGACAATCATCACAGTCTTTGCTACCACCGAAGTAGTGATCGTCGCAATCCTTGGTGCAGATCGTCAAGGTGTCGTCGCAGTCATTGTAACAGACCTTGGCGTCGGTGCCCGCATCCTTGGGCTTAGGTGCGTCGGTCGATGCATCCTTGGGTGGCGAGGCATCGCTGCCGGCGTCATGGCCACCGTCGGGCACGTTAACGTCGTTGCTTGCATCGGGACAGGGAGTCACATCGGGCCCTGCATCGTGCACGTAACCTGAAGAAGAGCCGCTACCACTTGAACTCGACGAGCCACCGCTAGATGACGACGAGTTAGCACCCGAAGAGGAGCTAGAAGAGCTGCTCGAAGAACTGGCTCCAGACGAAGACCCGCTGCTCGACGATGACGACATGCCAGCGTCAGGGCAAACCACGGCGCCCGACGAAGATCCGGTGCCGCCAGAAGACGATGACGGCCCGCTCGAAGAGGAGGACGATCCACCCGATGAACTGCCACTCGACGATGCCGAAGCGTCGTCGCTAGCGACGTCTCCACCCGCATCACCAACGTCGGTGGGCGGAAAGATCGAACTCGAGGCACTGCACCCGGCGATGAGGGCGAGACAGAACAGGATTGACAGGTTGCGCGTTTTCATGTAATTCCTCACTTGACCGATGAATTGGTGGTGTTAAAGCTGACGTCGAACTCGACGCGGCGATTGCGCTCTTTGCCTTCTTGGTTGGTGTTGGCAACGAAGGGGCGATCGGGGCCGAAGCTCTCTGACGTCAGGCGACTGGCATCAACGCCGTGATCGACGAGGTACTTGACGACGGACGCGGTGCGTTTGGCCGCAAGGGCCACGTTGTGCTGGTAGTTGCCGTCGGGGCTAGCGTGGCCCTCGACCTTGACCGTCATGAAGGGATCGGCCGTCATCTTGTTGATGAGGGCGTCGACCTTGTCGGCCTGTTCCCAATTACGAATCACGGCGCTGTCCCAATTGAAGTAGACGCGCTCAGTGAACGTCTCGGGTGCCGCGGGCTGCACTTGGGTATCGTGCACGTAGACGATGCGCTCGTCCTTGATGGTGCGAGTGGTCGTCTTGACGACCTGGTGCACGGGAAAGTCAAAGTTGACGCTCCAGCCCACCTGAAAACTGTTGTAGTCGCGACCGTCGAGCAGGGCGACAGTCGGTGAGTCGGTCTGCGACGTTTGGAACGTGTGCACGTAACCGACGAAGGGACCATTGCTGGCGACATGTGCATCATCAGTGAACACGTCAATGCCTAGGCGGATGCCAAACGAAGGTCGGTTGAGTTCCCCCGTACGAGCGTACGACAGGTTACCTTCGAGCCACGGCGAGACGCTCGCATCACCGCTTCGATTACCTTGCAATCGTGCGGCCACGCCCAATTGCCAGAGCACCCCCGCATTCTCATTGGTGTTCGTCGAGCGAGGCAGGTATGCACCTTCAACTGCGGGCCCAAGTGCGAAGTTGGGTGACAACGCAAAGAGCAGTTCGGTGTTGAGCGACACGCCCGGGTTGTACACCAGCGTCCCCTGCGGAGGGGTGATGGGTACTTCAAGGCCGGGGAGCATGTGCAGTGAAAAATTTTCAGCGCGTGCTGTCGATGAAAGACAGGCGATGGTTGCAGCGCCCGCCAGTAGCAGGAAACGTTTCATTGTTTAGCGTCCTTTCAGGGTAAATGAACTTGAGGTCCACTATATACGGCTCACGCACATGTGAAAAATCTGGCCCAAATGGCCATCAACACCGTGCGCAATTGTACCTCAGGCTCCACTGTACCATCACCCCGAAAGATCTACAACAGAAGTGCTCCCAGTGGGATTCAAACCCACATTGCTCCGCTTAGAAGACGGACGCCTATTCCTTCGGCCACAGGAGCATGGTCTCCACGGAGTGATTCGAACACTCGACGTTCGCCTTAGGAGAGCGACATTCTGTCCTCTGAATTACGTGGAGAAGTGTAAGAGCTTTCACCTACTACCAACCGCCGGTTGGCACATCGTCAGTTACTCACTCTCACGTCGACATTCATCGCGCACTTCCATGATGATGCGCCCGAGCCAGTTCTGACCCACCCCCTTGCACACACCGTAGAAAGTGTCATTCCACGTGTTACCCTCGATCAACGTGGCGTCTTCCGTCGCCAGCAACATTGCCCTAAGCAGTGGGTTCTCAAACTTGCGCCTGATCAAGTCACGCATCACGTCCAGCTTTCGTTGTTCCCAGTCGGCGGGCAATTGCACCGCATGGCCTAACTTCTTGGCGATGCCAGGTGACTTGGCCTCTCGAATCAACCGTTTTGTCGTTGGGTCGCTTGCTTTGGCAGCCTGATAAGCGTGCTCAGCGCTCTTATAGCGCTCACCGTCGACCCAAATTGACGCCTCGTGAAAGTTGCTGAGGAAGCCAAACTCAAAGCGAAAGCTGTCAATGACAGGTGGCGGCACTCGCTCTGGTGTTTGAGGCTGTCTCCATGAGCTTGACGAGCTCGTCGTTGGTGGCTGCATTGAGCTCTTCTTGTCGTTGCTGTTCACGTTGTTCCTCCACGAAGACTTTGTCATTGGCAAAGTGGTACAGCGCTACGAAGCCGCGTGTGTAGGTGGCGAGGTCGGCCTCGAAGTAACCGCACTTCTTCAGGCTGGCGGCTGCATCGACGGGATCACCCGCATCGAACCGACGCAGAGCGGTTGCACACCGCTTGACGATCTCCCAGTACGCTGCAGCCCCATCGACGAAAGTTTCATGGTGACGGTACCAGTGGCCATCGCCGCGGTTGTAGTAGGTGGGTTGATCCTTCGCCGTGGTGCCGACGTTGCCCAAGTTGTGGTTGTAAGTGTACTTGCCGTGACCATTCTCAAAGGCGACTTGGCCCCATGCCATGGCCAATCGCTCGCGTGACGGCAGCACTCCGAACGCCTTGACGTGGCCGTCGCGCAGGGCGCTCAACAGCTCAACGCGCGTCATCGGCGTGCGCACCGTCGGCATCCTCGGGTGCGTTGACTTGCGTGGATCGGCCCACGATGGGTGCACCATGGCGATCAATTGGGTGGCAACGACGGTCACAACTGTCAACAGTTTTTTCATCGGTGACATGGTCAAATCCTATGGCCATTAGCGCCCGTTGTTTCATCACTTTGCGGTGTACACTGTGTTTTAGCGGCTTCGATCTGGTCGGTGAGCTCGCGCAGCGCGATCATTAGCTCTCTAATTGTCTGTTCAAGGAACGTGGAGCGGCGCTTGTGCCACATCAATGCACGCCGGAGTTCGCGAGCTTCACAGCGACAACCACCGTTGGTGGCCATGCCCGTCGGTTGACGAACGATGCACGAATTGTCGCCGCAACCCGCACAAGGCATGTCGCCCGTGTCTGCTCGCGAAGAGGCCAGCATCTTGCGTAAAGTCGCGACTTCACGCTCTAATTGCTCAACACGCGGGTTAGTGCGTGCCATCGTCACTTCTCCGGGTGCCGTGCGTACCACTCGTCCAGCATCATGCGATAGACGCGCATGTTGGGCCGGTAGCGCGGGTTGTCGAAGATGACGGCATCGCTGCCATTGAGGATCTTGTGCAAGGCCGCAGCCGTGGCCGACGACCGACTGATACCAGCGGTGCAGTGAACATTGATGCGTTCTGCACTCGGGTGTGCCTCGATGAGGTCAATGACTTTCTTGGCGTCTGACGACTGGCAGAAGTGTTCATCCGGGATCGCGGCGGCATCGAGCTCGACACCGGTGGGTTCAATGATGACGCCGCCCGGGCGGTGGTCGAGGTCCCAGAAAAACAGGTCGACGCGGCCCAAGGTGCCACGGTGAGTGCGGATCTTGGCGGGCGGTTCACCCGGACAATTGATCGACACGATGAGGTGCGGCACGTCGGGTGGATCGGCGTGTTCGATGGCGTACCTGCTGTAGATGACGATGTCCTTCATGGTTTCATACCTCAATTCCCGTGACGATGCCGAAGACGTTGTCCGGCGTCGCCCAACCGTTGATGTGGCCGCGATTGTTGCCAATTTGGTAGCGACCATCGGCACCGATCGCGTGGACGAGGTGCAGCCACTGCTTACCGTCGACCTTACACAGGACGATGTCACCGACCTGTGCCTCACCCAATGCGCACGGTGCGACGGTGACCAGCTGGCCGCTCTCGATGCGAGGTCGCATGCTGTTGCCCCGCGGGCGAAACCTGATCGTCTGGCCCGCCTTCAATGCTTCCACGTGGTCCTGTGTGCCGTCCTGCATTCTCCCATTCTACTCCAGACACTCATCACATTGCACTTCGTTGCGGCGATGGGATTCAAACCCACTACGTAGCGCTTATGAAACGCTTGCCTTTCCATCGGCCTCACCGCATCGCGCCCGCTAGGTTCACTTGAAAGGCAGTGTGCGACATGTGGTCGTTGTTGTCACCGTCACAGCATCCCTTAGGGGAGGCCCACGCATAGTTACTGAAGCGAGAGTGCTCTTGGAGGGAGTCCAACCCTCACGTCCTTTCGGACACCTGTTCCTAAGACAGGCGCGTGCTAGCATTTCGCCACAAGAGCGTACCCATGGTCAGAGTCGAACTGACAACATCTGGTTTCGAAGACCAGCGCTCTATTCCATTGAGCTACACGGGCGTGCCGTCGGAGGGAGTCGAACCCTCAAGCCTGTACGGGCGTCACGTTCTGAACGTGGTGTGTTTGCCTGATTTCACCACGACGGCGTCTTCACTCTTCTGTTGCGACCTTCAGGGACTTGCCCCTGACGAGCTTGAGCTCATTGACGAAGACTAGCGTATTGACAACTCCAACGTCTCCCATGGGGTATCTCACCATCTCGTGCTGCAATTTTTCGGAGAGCGGCTCAGAGAGGCCCGTGTCAGCGCTCGGGCCGTCAACCACCACCGCCACGTCAATGTCAGAGTCTTCCCGGAACATCGCCTTGTCGAGGACGGACCCCACGACGTAGACGGCGCGACACGGGCGCATCAACACGTCACGGGCAGTGTCGCGGATGAAGGCGGCGTTGTGCTTGACATCGTCGATCGCCTGCTTACGGTACTGCTCGAGCTCTTGGTTCACTTGGCCTCCAACACGGCAATGATGCGCTGCGAGGCACGCTGGTACTTGGTCAACCGTTGCTTGTCGCTGTCAGTGGGCTCGCGGCCCAAGCGCTTGACATCGCTGTTGTCTTCGAGGTCAGCCAACTTCACCTGCATGGCGTCGCGGTTACCCGAGGCGATGATGCGGTCAATGAAGGCATCGTAAGTTTCACCCGGTTGCTTGCTCAACAGCGCGACGGTGGCGGCGCGCCGCGGGCCGAACTCCTGCTGCACGTCGTCGAGCGTCAGGGGCGTGTCCTCGACGGTGTCGTGAAGAACCGCAGCGATCGCCACGTCCTCGTCGTAGCCCTTTGACAACACCGACCTCATCACGCGGAGCGGGTGACCGATGTATGACGCACCGCCCTTGTCACGCTGGTCCTTGTGCAGCTCGGTCGCCAGAGCGACTGCCCGATCGAGTGTTGACTGACCAGCGACTTCACTGATCAACATGCGTAGGTTGCCGTACTTGATTTGCATGTGCCGTCGGAGGGAGTCGAACCCTCACGCAATGAAGCATCGGCCTCTCAAACCGACGAGTCTACCATTCCTCCACGACGGCGTGTCTCATAAGTATCTCGGCGCGGCGCAAAAGTCACACGTGCCAGAAGTAGAACGCAGCGATCATCGCCCACAGGAACTTGCACCCCAAGTGCAGCGCCTGATCGACGTGGATCGAGTACTTGCCCTCACACTTGAAAAAGTCGATCCACCAGTGGGCAACGAGCTCGGTCAACCCAAGACCTACCGAGTTAGTGATCAGGGCGACACCGAGGGCATGGCACAGCGCGTGTGCAGTCAACCAATACGGCCAGGGCACGTGCTTCTGGAGCTCGGTGGTGCTGTGCCTGTTCTTCTCACGGGCAACGGCGTCGCCTTGCAGGGGAAAGTCGAACAGTGCGTGTGAGGCGAACAGGTAGAAGAGTAGCGTTAACATGCGTGACCCCAGCGAGACTCGAACTCGCGTGACCTGAGCGAAAATCAGGCATCCTAGCCGCTAGAAGATGGGGCCGTTACGTGTGAGAAAAGGGGATCGAACCCTCACTTGTCGGGCCACATCCGACCGTGCAGACCACTACACCATTCCCACCACACGCCCGCGTTTTGTGTAGGGAACGCGGAACCTCTTGGGCTCGCGAGCCCCAAGTCTGTGTTCCTCAGTTGAGGTCGTGCTGGTGACGTTGATCATCAGTATCGTCGTCATCATGGCGACTACGTTTGCGATCGGCAGCGTCGTCGTGCTGCTTCTTGTAGAGGACGATGCCTGCAACGACGGCGATGACGATGGCGGCGATCTTGAGCTTGTTTTTCCACATGGCAACACTGTACACTACGCTATCGCACATGTGCAAGGGGAGCCGACGGTGGGAGTCGAACCCACAATTATGTCCCAATACAAATGGGCGGCCATGCCAATTAGGCGACGTCGGCGAATTTGCGTTTCACTTTCGCTTCCGAATCGAACGGAATCTTCCCGCTTACAAGACGGGTGTGCTCACCAATACACTAGCACACCAGTTACTACGCGTAACCTCGGAGGGAGTCGAACCCTCACGCCCGAAAGCAGCTCGTTTTAAGCGAGCCGTGGCTGCCATTACACCACGAGGTCGAGCTAACGATGGGAGTCGAACCCACTTTAGACCAGTATACCAAACTGGTGCATTTCCTCAAATGCCACGTCAGCAAAATCGTCGTTCACCTGCACCCAGTGGGATTTGACACCCACAACGTTGCCAGCCTTTTTGTCGGCCCGCGTATGCTTCCGCCATGGGTCACGGTGTTTTGGCACCGATGGTTACTTGACTTCGAGACGACGGTGGGAGTCGAACCCACATGTATTCACGAAGGTTGCAGCTTCGTCGCTAGCCTTTGGCGTTCGTCGTCAGGTGCTTGACCCTGAGTTATTGTTTGACTTGTTGCTGGTGGCCACCCCGCGTCGGGCACCGTAACTCCGTTTGCCCTTGTTATTAGCGGGCTCCATGTCCGTCAGCGGTCGATCCTCTGCGTCATCGCGTGAGTTGGGACCCTTGGGTAATTTGAGGTCGCCGAGGTCGGTCGGGTTCTTGTCAGCCAACCGATCGGGCACGCCGTAAACGTGGGTGATGTCTTTGGTGGGCCATCCAAGCGTACCTGCAGTGGCCTCGCGGATGAGGCGGCGAAGCTCTGACAAGCGGATCTTCATGGAATAAGTAGGTGTCCACCCAACAGGAATCGAACCTGTCCCTCTGGATCTTCAGGCCAGCGCGCATACCAACTACGCCATGGGTGGATTGGAGCAAGCGCTCGGCTGTTCGCCGATGCGGTACCACACGCTTGCGAGCCGACGAAGGGATTCGAACCCTCACAGGGCACCGTACGAAGGTGCAGCCCACCATTGGGCGACGTCGGCAATCGCGTTGTTCTGCACAGCACCATTCAGGTTCAAACGTCATTGGCGTCAATTCGCCTGCCACGACTCCCTAATACGTGCGCCGGGGGTTCTACCGGGACCTTTTGGAGATGCCACAACGCGGTCTGTGCAGCGGGAGTCGAACCCGCGATCCCTCCGCCCCGAACGGAGTGCGATACCACCTTCGCCATGCACAGGTATGAGAGACGGGACTCAAACCCGTGACATCCGCAGTGTGGAAGCGGCGTTCTGTCTCTGAACTACTCTCATAAATTCTCACAGTTCTCACCTCGATTGGCGTCAGGCAAAGTGCCCGCACAAGTCGCAATGTCCGTTATCACGGCAATAGAGGCGACGAACTCGAGGATCGCTGTCAGTCAGGAATGCGTGAGTCGAACACGCGTTGCTCGCGCCCAGAGCGAGTGCCTCACCACTAGGCTAATCCCTGATGTGGTCTTCTTCACTTCTTCTGTCGGGCTGTCTCCGCCCGACCCTGCCGCTTTCAACCCCTGAGGGGACGCGGCGATCGGAGCGGAAACAGGTGTACCAACGTGGACGTCGGGCAACCGACGCTAGTGCGCCGTTCCCCTGTCATCCCTGTTGATAATCTGTTCATAATCATGACTGATCTCGCTTCGAGTGAATTCGTGATCCCAACGGGACTCAAACCCGTGTTCTCACCGTGAGAGGGTGGCGTCCTAGTCGCTAGACGATGGGACCGTCTATACTAGAGTATCTGGTTCAACGCACAGTGTACACACAATTGCCGAACTTAAGCTGAGGGGCCATCACCCGTTGACTTCGAACCCGATATTTCAAGCTCGGCCTTCTTTATCCTACGCAGGACGTCGAGGGCATCAGTGGCCTCATTCATGATCTTGACCATCGTCCACGCCAGCGCCGTCATGATCAGGATGAGCATGGGCTTCGTCCCACCCGCGAATAGCTGACCCACCACGCCGAACATGATGATCATGGCCCAGACTATCCTGACATACAGCGGGTACTTCATCATCACCTTCTGAAGCTTAGTGGGTTGCTGGTCACTTGGTTGCATCATGGTCAACTCCTGTGGTATGGGTGGATGAAAATTCGGGCGTCAGCTTTACGGTGTGAAGCAGCACGCACAGCCAGTACGCCGCGTACCAACTGATGGGATGAAACATCGGGCACGCATGGACGAGGCCATAATTCCAGCCGGCCCAAATGAAGGGTGTGATGAAAAAGGCAAAGATGAAGGTGTAGACGATGAGATAAGCGTAGAAACCGACGGGGTTATGAAACAGCTTCACCACTACATTCTACCTCATTCAATCACGGTGTTCATGTGCGCATTATCTTCTTGCGCGCGGAGCAACCTTCTTCGACAAGAACGCGTTCTCGTGGGACCGACGCGTATCATCCTCTCGCATGTGGAGCAACCCCTTGTCAAGTGCACCGAGGGGCAACCACGTCAATATCCCATCGGCTAGTGCTATCAGCAGGTGGATACCCCCGATGGGTACCCACTGCTTCATCACCGATGACCATGTGTGTTCATTACGAAGGACAACACTACCATCGACATTATACGCCCACTCGAACAAGTCACCGGGTTTCATCACACTTCGCAGTGATTGAGCACGTCGCAGTAGAAGCACTCGTACTCGCCGCTGGCACCGACCTTGACCTTGACGAGGTTGATGCCGTCCTTGTCACGACGCGGCTTGTCAATGACGTGGATCACGCCTCCCGACGCCATTATCCTCGTGCGCCCCGACAACAGCAGGTGTGGATCGAGCTGTAATTCATGGCCCGGGCGTACACTTAGCACCGCGCCCGGGACAATGTCTGCACGCTTGGGTTTCATGGCCGTCACCTCCACGCCCCCTTCATCTGTTCTTCCTTGGTCAAGTTGATGACCAACTCACTGGTAGAAAAGTTGAGCTTGCAACCTTGGCCCAAAACCCAGGCGCGCTTGATGCGGCTCGGGCCCGGCGCGGGTGCTTGCCCATCGGTGCAGATGATCATGCCGTCCCAACGCCCCCTATTCTTCGGGTCATTGACAATGTTGGTCGGTGCGTCGAAGTTGGTGCCACCGCCCTTGACCCGCTTCAACTTGGGCCGCGTGCCCTTCTTCCACTCGTACAGGTCCTTGGGACCCGCGTCGCAGTCGAAGTGACACAGGGTGATGCTGGTCTTCTTGGTCAGGCCGTCGAGCTCGGCGAAGAACATCTCCAGCATCTCATCGCTGACCGAGCCCGACTCGTCGAGAGCGACGAACAGCTTGGCGGTGTAACCGCGTTTGACGCCCGGGTGGATGTAGGGATAGCGCCGGTTGATGCGCTTGATCGACGTCGACCGCTCGCCGCGGGTGATGCTGCCGATGAACTGGCGGAGGACTGCGCGCCAGTCGATGATCTTGCTGATCGACCGCCTGATCTCGGCCTGCAGCTCGGCCGGAATGTTGCCCCAACCGTCGGCCTGCCCGTCGGCGTGGCGCACTGCCTTTTCAACGATGCCCTTGACCTTGCTCTCGACGTACTCCCGCATGTCTTCCGGGACGCCGTCCCAACCGTCGTGGCTGTCCATGGTGCCGATCATGTACTCGTCGCCTTCGCCACCATTCGGTCGCTTCTTGCACTCCTCGAGCAGCTTGTGAAAGTACCACTCCGACGCCATCAGCGGCGGGAACTTCTCGATCAGGTCACACAGCCACATCGTGGCTTCCTGCTGCGCGGGCTTCAACTTGGCGAATTTGATCGGATCGATGTAGGGTCGCTGGCCCGGCACTAGGCCTTCCTTGGGCAACGCCCGCAGCACCTGGCCCGGCTCGGCGTTCTTCGGCGCGCCGGCGTGGGTGACGATCAGTGAGTTGATGGCACAGTCGGTGGCGATGTTGTGCTTGTCATCCGGGTGGCGCCGGCGTGCCGACAGGTGACCGAAGATGATGTGATCCATCTCGTGGACCAGTATTCCGCGTGTCTCCAGGTTGGTCAGGCTCTCACGCTTGATGAGCTCACCCTTGCCATCGTTACCGTGCGGATCGGTGTACTCGCCACCGCCCATGAAGACGGGGTTGACGTACATGATGATCTCGTCTTCCTTGGGATCGAAGGTGACGGCGGCCGTCGGAATGTCGAGCGTGAAGCGCTTCTTGACGTGGCGACTGATGCTAGCATAGAACGCACAATCTTGGAGGAACGGCAGTATGTGACGCGACAGGTTGTAGTCCGTCGCACACTCTCTCCATTGGCCACCCCCACCGACGTGTTGCTCCGCCATCACCGTCTTGCCGTCGTCCTTAGATTTGTCCGTCATGGTCTGATCCTACCTTCGTGGGACGCACAGTTGCACTGCTCAAGACTTCGTCGCCTCGTCGTGTTCCTGCAAGAACATCATGGGCAACACTTCGTTGTTCAACGTCGCCAGGGTCTCGGGTTTCAATGCACGCCAGTCAGCCTTGACCAAGGCATTGACGATGCGCTGCTTGCATGCGCCGCAGGTGACATTGTAGAGCGACTGCGTCGTCCTGGCGGCACGCTCGACGTCGTCCGTCCACCTGTTGAAACCCTCGCAGTCGGTGAACCTGTGGATCTTTTTGGTCGCCATTGTCCCTCTATCCTCTCGCCGCAAACACGCACCCAACCACGATGCCCACCACGATGAAGGCGATGAACCAACCCAGGGTGATCAGCCCGGCAAAGCACATGGCGAACACGCTCCAGAAGAAGCCCCCGCCCACCGCGCCGACCCAACTGCCAACGAAGTATTTGAACCCCTTCGGGAATGCAAGCCACAACACCGTCATGATCGCTGCAATGCCGATGAGACCCATGGTGATTACCTCCGTCCTCTCCTCGTGGCACACTCGAGGACGTACGCCTTCATGGCGTGAAAGTGACTCTCGAACCCCTCGCCGGCGTCGTTTGCCACTTCCACCCACTTCTCGAGGCTGTCAGCCTCTGCACGCAGCGACCGAGCCTCGCAGAGGACGGCGTCGGTGATGATGCGCTTGACGGTGGGGGTGAGCTTGGTCATGATCAAATCCTACCACGGTCGCAGGCGAACGGTCGCAGGCGAACTTGCACTTCACGCCCGTGCCTTGAGGTTTCCCGCCGCGACCCAGGTGCCGTCCGACTTGCGGTCCTGCCACTTGTCGTCATCCTTCAACAACACCCGTCCACTGTCAGACACGAAGGCGACGGTGCCCACGGTGCCGACTTTGACCTTGCGGCCTTTGGCAACCACCATCTGCTTGCCGATGACGGGGCGGTTCCGCTCGTCGTCGGCACGGGCCTTATCGAGGGCCACGCGTCGGGCCTCAATTGCCGCCTCCTTCGCCTGCGCTTCATTGGCCTGAATCTTCAACCACGCCTCGAGGTCCTCGAACAGCTCCGGGATCGCCAAGGCAAGGACGTCGACTTTGGGCGTCCTTGCAGGTGACCCGCGCCAGACGAAGAGGTTGGTGCAGTCGACCCACTTGAAGCGATCTTTGGGCTCGACGGGCTGCGTGTGTTTGACGTCACGAACCCAATCGAGTGCTTCTACTTCACGGCCCACCCAGACCAGCGCCTCAGTGACCGTCGTGCTGCGAAAATCGCTGTAGTCAAGGGTGTCGCTGTGGTTGCGACTGGCGGTGTAGGTGCGTACCTTGACGACCCGACCCTCGAAGGTTAGCTCTTCACGGGGGTGCTCAACGCCACTGGCATCGCGCTCTTGGTAGACTTGCTTGATCGGCATGATCTAATCCTACCAGGATCGAGGTTGAACTTGCACTTTAGTGCCGGGCGGGAGTTGCGAACTCCCCTTCAGTGTGTCCAGGGCGTCCCCCGGCAAACTACGGCTTCGCCGCTTACCAAGCGTTGGCAGGTGGTGGGTTCCCTACTCTCGTGCCTGCGGGGTATTATCGAACCCCACGGGGAACCGCCTGGCAACGCTGGCGTTTTGCCACCACTTGAATCAATCTTACCACGGTCGAGGGCCGACTTGCACTGTCCTCGCAATTATACCCGGAGTGTAATTGTCCCCCACTTGCCTGTCGTCCTCCCGGGCATGCCTAGGTACCGCCCGACGGCCCACCGAATGGCCCAGGACGCTCAAACACGTCGAGGAGGTAGGACAACCCCTTGAGAAGTCGAGGGCACCGACGTGTCGGTCACCTTCAACGTTAGAGTGATGACCTTGCTGCCCCGGCGCATGCTGTAGGTGTGTCCGTCGTGACGGGTGAACTTCATCGACTTGTCGCCGATCGCACCGAACTCATGATTGAAAGTGACGAGGCCGTATTCTAACCACTCGATGAAGCTGACGATGTCGCGTTGTTCCTGCGCGGCGGGTGACTTGTTGGCCATGTGCGCTCCTTTCATCCTCAGGGCTTCGCCTTGTCCTCTTCCTTCGCCAACTGCACGTGCAGGTCGGCGATCTTCTTGGTGCTACGTTCGGCGAGCAGTTTCTCGGCCTTGTCGACGACACAGATGATGACGTGATCGACCACATCGACCACACCGTCCGCGCCCACATCGGCCCGCTCAGTCACGTCGAGCGTGTTGGCGTGATCCTTCAACCTCGCCAAGACGTAGGGCTGCACGTCAGCCATGGCACCCGACTTGTTGGGGGTGCCGTTGTTCAGCGGGACGAAGGTCAGATTGATCTGGTACCCCGGCAACCTGTCGAGCAAGTCACGGCACTTTTTCTGTCGCTCTTCCATCGTCTCAGTCTCCTTCGCCCGTAACACCCGGTACACGTGTGCCGCCAACAGCCTATGTGGGGTGTTGTCAACGTCCTGTAGCTTTAAATAGCGAGCCAAACGTCGCAGTGCCTCGGGATCGGTACGACGCAGTGACCACTTCGTGATCACTGCGACTTGCGAGCACCCTTCAGGTAGACCGTCAGCGCCTTGTGCAGCGCTTCTGCATCGACGGGTTGCAGCGCGAACTGCACCGTCCGCGCCGGGTTGTAGCGAGGTTGCAGCGAGAAGGCGAATTCGCCCGCTGACACATCGTTCTTTGCCACTGTCACTGTCTCGCCGTGGTTGACGAGGGCCATCGAAACCGTTCGAACTGTCTCTTCTTGCGTCATGGCTTAAGTCTACACTTGAACTGGAGAGGTTTACACCTGTGGGTGCTAACAAAGTTCCCACGACGACAGCGACGGAGCGTTGAAGCCTTCATCGTACCACCGCTCAGCGTCAGCGCACATGCGACGGGTGGCGCAATTGAGGGCGCGCCGATGGCGACGGTTGGCGATGCGCTTGTCTTGGCGACGGCTCTTGTAGCCGTAGCAGACGAGACGACGAGCGTCGCGACAATTAAACTGTACTGCAGGATGCGTGGCGATCATTGTAGGCCCCTCCTCAGGGTGCACTACAGTTCCGCGTGCTGTTCCTTTACGGTGTACCGTGTCATCGTCATCACCCTGTAAATATCAGCCTCGGCGAATTTTCCTGATGTTGGCCCGCAACCGCCAGCTCAACATACCAGCCTTGTCACCTGTCAACTGTCGCACCCTCACGTAGGCAGGTTGTGACTTGCGGCCACCACTAGAGAGTGGCACTATGAATGAGGTTTTCACCACGATGAATTGTTCGCCGGGTGCATGGGTGCCATTAATGACTGCGTCCTCGCCACCGGGAATGCCAGCAACGTGGGTGACGATGTCGCCGACCTCGAGCCCATGGTGCCCACGTGACAACCACCATACCGTCAGGCCGATGATGCCCAGCGCGGTGGCGATGCGATACGCGTGCTTTGACTGCATCACTTCTTGGCGGGGCGCGCCGCGAGCTCGGCGGCCGAGAACGGCTTATCCTCGGTGGATTGATAGGTGAAGGGCACCACTTCCCAACTGGTCGGGATGTCGTGGTGGGCATAGGCCCTGGCGTCGTAGTCCCAGTCGCCTTGCGTTATCAACGTCAGGTGCGACTTCACCGAACCCACCGACGACCACGTCTTGCCACACTTCGTCCACTTCGGGCGGATGCCGCCAGTCGAGAATAGGCCCGTCGCGGTGTCGCGGATCTTGTAGACGGTGATGTTCACGTGTTGCTGCCTCTCAACGCCGTCGGCTTCCGCGTAAGAAGATAGATGGGCGTGTTGTCATCATCTGCAAACGTCACGTCGTCACAGTCACCGTCGAGGTTGATGACTGCATCGTTTTCGACTTTGGGTACACGTGGTCGAACGTTTGGCCGTGGGGGTGATTTGACTGACAGGAATGTTGACATTGGGCTTTTCTCCACTCACAGACGGAACTTTTAGTGGTTCACGAAGGCGACGACTCACACATCTGCTTCGTCATCGACGTCCTCTTCATCAGCCTCATCATCTTCCCCCGCGGCGTTGGCCTCGTCGAGCTCATCTTCACCCGCTTGAGGTAGGTAATCGAGGTCGCTCATCCACGCCTTTGAAGCCACGTTCCAGTGCCGGTGATCATAGATCGAAAACTCGATCAACAGCTTTCCCAATTCCAGCCAGCTCTTGAGGCCAGCATGGTCGCCCCGGGTATTGAAGCGCAGTGAGGCGCTAAGTCCACCGGTGGTCAGCGTGTCCCACTGGCAACCCAATTCGAGGGCTTTGTGAAATATTGGGCGTGTGTGGACATACAGGCTGTGATGTGTGTGGACTAACCGGATGAGGCGCATGGTGTATCTATGATCAGTCTAACACGTCGTGCATCACTCTTTCACAACGGCGACGTCTTTACATCCTCGTGTGCTGGTTTCGTACCATCCGAACGTCTCGCCATGGGCAGTCGTCATTGGTCGACTGGCGTTCCTCACGTGCCACTGATGGCCGCCCATGAGACCCGAGATGCAGTTCCCCGTCGACTTGCGGACGCAGGTTGAACCACCTTCGTTGACCACAAATTCATCGACGTTACCCGAAAGGTCGAAGACCCCGAAGTCGGAGTGACATCCCGGTTCAGAACCCGACAGCACCAAGAACAGCCGAATGGCCTTGCTCATGGGATCGTTGGGACGCTTGGCATGAAAGACATCGATGCCCTTCAGGTGCAGGGCCTGATACGCCGGGAGACCGTAGATGTCGGTGTAGTGGCGATCGAAGTTGCAGATGGTCTTGTCACGGTGATAGCCATCTCCGTAAGGCAGCGGGTGCATGTTCTTGCCCTCGGCGGCCAGCGTCCACTCCTTCGCAGTACACAGGCGCTTGCCGACGGCAGCGGTTGCCTTCTTGGCATCGAAGTAGGTCATCCAATCCTGCGGGACTTGTCCTTCCTTGTTCGGCCACTCATAGCGATCCATGCAGAAGTCCATGTGCTGCGTCTTGGAGAGGCAAACCGACGGGTTCTGGTACTCCCCGCAAGCCTTGTCCAGCGAACCTTTACCCGGCAAGCGTTTGCCATTGCTGTCGGTGTTGTACAGGCACACGATGCGTTCGTTCGGGCAGTACTCACCGTCAACCTCGACCATGTCGGCCGGGCACCGCCCAGGCACCAACGGGATCTGCTCGACTGGCGTCGTGCACGTTGCGTCCGAGCATGCAGGCGCAGGATCGCTGGCCTTCACATCGCGCTCGATGCTGACGGGTTCTCTCGTGTGTGTGGGCGCAGGAACGCGTGAGCAGGCGAACGTCGTGATGAATGACGACGTGAAGGCAATGAGGCCGTGGTGAAAACGCATGGTGGGGTGACGATCCTTTGACCCCAAAATAAGCCTCGCTGGTACAACTTTACAATGGCCTCGCGTCAATCGAATTCCAGTACCTCACCACCTTGTACGTGCAGCCCACCGCGGGCCACGCGAACAGCAGGCCGATCAGCGGGAAATCGTGGTTGAAGAAGAAGATAGCGATCAACGCACACACGACGCACCCGAACGCCTTGAACAGCATTCCGCTGGGGGAGCGAGATCTCGCAACGTTGTTGATGCCGTCTGCTGCGATGGCACAGGCGAGCGTGCCGGCGATGACGCTTGTAGGGGCCCGACGTGCCAACATCCAGTACTGCCACCTGAACCCGTTACGCATGATCCGATCCTAAGCCAGACATGGGCGGTGTTGCACCTCATCACCCGGGCGCGAGGGCCCAACGCGTGATGTTCCCGTCATCGTCGATGCCCAAGTAGTCGACACGTAGGGGTGCAGTGTACTTCTCGACGCGCGTCAGCCGCTGCCATCGCTCGTAAAAGTCCGTCGCCGCGAATACGCAGAAGTTCCGCACCTGCCCATCGACCAAGTACGGGCCCGTTGTCGACCCGTCGTGACGTGACCGCTCAATGCTCAACACCAGCGTGGCTCTGGCAAACATGTGACCGGGTTGTAGTTGAAATGACATCGCTTCACCTAAGGTGACTGCCACACCCACTTCACGATCACATCCTCGTCGTCGATGCCCACCAAGTCGCAATCGATGCTGCATGGTTGTCCGAGCGTCAGGCTCGACCACGATACATGGAAATCATCCATGTGGACTGCATAGAAATTGTGTAGACGCCCGTCCATCAACCACGTGCCAACAACCCGATCAGGTGATGAATGGTGGGAGACACTGACGATCAATGCGCCGGCATGCAAACGATGCGTGCCGCACTCAAACATGTGACCGGGTTGCAACGTGTGAACGCTCACAACATTCCACGCTTCCTACTACCTAAGCCCGCGTATTGGCACCAGTGACACCCGCTGATGTGAATCGTACTGATCTCAAACCCCGCAACGCGTCCCTGACGCAGCCACCTACCCTGCACCACCACGTTGGTGCCGACGCCGAGCGGTTCGTACACGCTGATGACGAGGCAATTGTGTAGTAAATCACCCGGCTTGATGAGGCGGTGCTTCACGGTAGCATCTCCTCATAGAACACGTCGGCGCCCGCCATTATCCTCGACATCACATCGACGTTGTCGTCAGCCGGCAAGACTGACAGATGTGTGCCCTCTGCCAGCACGACAAACGCCCTCACCTCACGCTCACACCAGTACGTCCCGGTGACGGCGTAGGAGCGATCCCCAACGTTTACGGACACCACTAGGTGACCTTCGATCAAGTCGCCCGGTTTGAGGAGATGCTTCACAGTCCCAGCACTTTCTGCAGCTCGCGGCATGAAAACCACTGGCAACCGATGATATGGTGGCGGGTCAGCACGAACGGGTACACGCAGTCGGCGCGAAGCCAGTCTCCTCGTGCGATGACAATTACGCTGTCGTCGACGCCCATGTCGTAGTCGTGCGCAAAGTCAACGTGAACGACGAGGCAATTGTGTAGTAAATCACCCGGCTTGACGAGGAGGTATTTCACCATCACATCACCACGTTGTCAACCTACCTCGGTGGTCGACGTAATAGAAGTCATAAGCGTAGATAGACGGTTGAAATATCGCACGAAGATCGAAGTGTTCCTGGGTGGTCGGTCTGCGCGCGGCGAGAAAAAAGCACCTGAACTCTGACGACCCATTCGACCAAACACACAACCTGGTGCCCGTGATGCAGTCCCAGATGACAGGTTTGGCCTCGACCGACACCACCAACATGCCGTCGAGCATGTCGCCAGGTCGCAGCAATACACGAGGATATGAAGGCGCCGGCCTCATAGCCATCGCTGTCCTTGCGCTTCGTCCCCATCACCGATGAATTCCCACCTGGTGTCATACCACTCACCGGGCTCATCGAGGACGAAGTCAAACGGGTGATTAAGGTTCCATGAACCTGCCGTATTGCGGCCGACCATGTACCTGCGAAGGGAACTGTCGCTCTGCATCAGCAGCACCCACGTCGTCCGCGTATATGGCGTGTGAAGTTTCACCGCGATGACCAACGAAGTGCCGACTAGCGTGCCCGGGTAGATCCTATGGGTGAGGTCTTCGTAGGCCGTGCCGTGGCGCGATACCTTCACCATTTGCGCAGCGCTCCTGACGTGTCGAGGTACAGCGCGTCGGTGTCGCCGCCTGCTGTCGCCCAAGCGCGCGAGGAAGAGTACGCTAAGACATAGTGTCGCAGTTGACCGTTGACAAACCACGTGCCCTTAACGGACTCGCCATCATACACGGGTCTTGTTACGGACACGATCATGCCGGCGCCTGCCCCCACGAAGTCACCGGGCTTCACCACCTGAACAGTTCTCCTCGTTCGCTAGTGTTCAGCCTATCGATGCCTCTGTCATCCACGCCGACGGCCTGCATAAATGCAGGACTGTACCCGATGGTGTAATTGCGCAGTTGACCATTGATCAGCCACACGCCGCGTATGGGCTCGCCATAGGTAGTGGGCAATAAAACAGACACGATCATGCCGCAGTTCATCTGCACGAAGTCACCGGGCTTGACCACGTGAGCCTACAGTTTGATCGCTTTGCTGACCTTAGCAGGTAGCGGAATGCCCAGCATCAGTGACAACATACCGAAAACGCGCCAAGCGTTGAATTCACTCAGGATGACGGCGGTGTGGGTGCCGTCTTCGCAGATCATCAAGCCACCATTGCCCGTGCGCTCGATGCGGACGGTACCGTCTTCAGGCAGGCGTTCAGGTTGTTTGAGGTCTTCAACTTTGGTCGGCATGTGGGTTCTCCTGTGTGTCTTTCTTGCGGCGTTCCTGCAGCTCGGTGATGGCGGCGAACATGTGCTCGAGCGCTGGTAGCGTTGAGTGCATCCTCTCGCCCACGTACTTGCGAAGTGCCTCGAGTTGCTCATCGGTGAGGTAGGTCATGGGTTCTCCTGTGTCCACTGTGCGTAGGCCCGCAACACCTTGGGATCGACGTCAGAAGCATCGCGGCACCGGGTGTAGACGGGAAAGCGGGCCTTGCCGTCTTTCGTCAACCCGTCAGTCGTCAGCGGGTCAGGTTGTGCTTCGATCTCGACGATCTTGCCCACCCAGGCGTCGGCTCCGTCGAGCTGCACTTCAGCCCGCACCTTGTCGTTGAAACCGCCGCCCACCCGGGTGATGACGCCGTTGCTCAGCACTACATTGAAGCCGCCAAATCTACCTTCGTGCTTCGTCCCACGCCGACCCTCATAGTGACCGACGATCACACCTTCAAACGTTGTCACGGGCTTTAATTTCACGATGTTGTCGCTGCGCTTCCACTTGTAGGGAGCGTCCATGCTCTTAAGCATCACCCCTTCGAACCCATCATCAAGGCACTTGGCGAAGAACTTCTTGAGCTCTGTTTCGTCCTGCGCCATGATGTGCGGCACCTGACACACTGGTGACTTTGTACCTTGCTTGAACTCAGTGCAGGCAAGGATAACCTCATACACCAGTTTGCAGCGCTCAGCATACGTCAGTTCTGTCTTCTGTGCGACCCAATCGGCGAGAGGCACCGCGTCGAAGACGTTGTAGATGAGGCCACTGTCGTCCTTGGCCCGTCCCTTGTCAGAGCCACGCCCCGACATCATGATCGACGAACTCTGGTTCCAATCGGCCGCCATGCCCTCGCCGTCGAGGACGACGTTGTCGTATGACGCCGCTTCGAGCGCCGCCTTGATCGTCGGCATGTTCTCGATGACGGTGCCGTTGCGGGTGTAGCACGTCACCACGCCGTCCTTCTTGACGGCGATGCAACGCAGGCCGTCGAGCTTGGGCTCCACGCGGACGGGGTACGTCACTGGCTCGAGGAGCTTGATCCCCTCACCCTTGACGAATTCGCTCTTCAGCGTCTCGGCCAGAGCGACGGCGAAGGACTTCAGCGTGCCCGGCCACACCTTGTTGACGGTGCTCTCCTGCACTCCGACGCGCAGGTTCCTGAGGAGAATTCGAACGCACCACTTCTGGCACAGTTCACTGGGCATGTCGGCGAGGCGGCTCTCGACCAGCGCCTTCGCCGCGTTGCCAGTCACCTTACGCGTGGCCAGCTGCGTGCGCAGCGTCTTGATGAAGTCATTGACAAACTCGTCCTCGGAGATGTCATGCGACGGGACACCCAATTTGGGCATTTTCACCTTGCTGACATACCACACGGTGTACGGGTCCCCCGCGGCGACAAACACCTGCTTAAGCAACTCGTTGCGCCTGTGCTGGTGCAGCACGTCGCGTTTGGCAAGCGAACCCGCCGTTGCCTCAAGTTCTTCGAGAATGTCGACCACCGATTTGTCAGTCATGATCCAATCCCATCCAGCGTGGCACGTGCAAGGACATCCTCTAGCAACTTCACTAGGTCGGCGAGGTCCTGTTCATACGTGGGCTCGCTTTCGTAGTGCTCGTGTTCCTGCAGCCATTCAGCCGCCAGTTGCCTGATGTCCACCATGATCTAACTCTACCACGGTTGTGTGATGACTTACACTTACGGGTTGTTGCCCTTCTTCGCCTCGGCGTACGCTCGAGCAAACGAGCCTGCACCGTGACCCAGCGTCGTCGGTAGTGCCCGCGCTGCGTCGTAAGTTTTGCCCACCACGAAGGCGAAAATGAACATGCCACCAATGATGAAGAGGGCGAGGATAGAGAGACCGATGATTGTTGCGGTGTCCATGATCTAACTCTACCACAGTCACCACCGAACTTACACTGCCACTCACAAACCCAGGTTTGCCTTCGCCCGCTGGTAAACGGGTGACAAGATGCCCAGGCTGTAACTCAGCGACGTCAATGCTCGCTTGGCCGCCTCGGGGTACGCGCCCTTGTCGAACAGGTCTTGTGCGTCATCGAGGGCGACGACTGCGCTGGTCGCCATGATGCTCTCATTGTCGACGTACTTGTTGGCGACGGTGATCGTATCCTTAGCATGCCAACGTGCAGCGCTGGTCTGTTCATAGCCGTGATCAAAGCCGCACTCACCGCACGCCTCGTAGTCTGCGGGCACATTCACGGCACCACCTCGAAGATGCCGACGGGAAAGATGCCGACGGCGTGACTGCCCTGACCGACGGCGATCAACCGAAAGTCGTCAGGTTGAAAGCGCTTGTAGTTGATGGGCATCTTGTCGAGGGCGACCTCTGGCACCACGACGTACTCCTGACCCTCGACGAGTTCAGGGCGATCGCGGTTGCTGGTGCACTTGAGGCGGGTGCCAGGTAGCGGTAGGGCAGTGATCATGGGCACATCTCATTGGTCTCGGGTGATGCGGGCGGCGTACCGGGCGTCGGGTGCAAACTCCTGTGTAGCTCCAACAGGTTGTTGACGGTCTCAGTGAATGAGCGGTTCCCAGTCACCATGGCCAGGCCTTCGAGCATGTCGCCGCGGATCAAGTGATCGGGCACCCATACCTGCAGTACCCGGTAGACGTCAGTGATTGTTCTATTGCTAGCGACCATGATCAGATCATACCCCGATTAGGTGTTGACTTACACTGTATCATCCTCGCGCGCGTGGAGCAACCTCTTGTCAAGTGCACTGAGGGGCAACCACGTCAGGGTGCCTTCGGCACGGGCAATGAGCAAGTGAGCACCGCCAATGAACACCCAAGCCTTCATCACCGATGACCACAGCTGTTCATTGGCGGCCACGAGCACATTCTCGGGTTCATACACCCACTCGATCAGGTCGCCGGGTTTTAGGTCACGCTGCGTCGACACTGGGATCCCACTGGTGGTAGCACTCGACCAGCGGCTTGAAGAAGTCCTTGTCACCGAAAGTGAAGCCGACCGCCACGCCGTCAGCCATCAGCACGTAGAACTCGAACCACGTCTTCGTCGGCGCATGGCACAGCCACTGGCCTTCCTGCACCGTGTCGGGCGTGGCGTAGCGTTTGGGATAGTCCTTGAAGGCCGCGTCCGTCCACCTGCCTCGGGCCACGTTAGCGCCCGTCCTTCTTCACCCAACCCAGCTCACTCAAGAATGCCCTGCCGACGGGTGAACCCAACCACTGCACCACCGTTGCCGCGACGCATCGGTCGCGGTCAGTCGGGTCGAGTGGATACTGATACTGCGAGCCTGGTTCGTTGAGCAAGTAGCCCAACATTGGCGGATCGCAGTGCGCGGTCGCATCGGCGAAGGCCTTCTCGTCGGGGTTCGCGGCGCAGCGGTACTCGTGGAGACCGACGGTGCGGTCCTTCTTCGTCTTGGTGGGCTTTTTCATGGATGTCTCGGTGGTGATGATGGTTTAGAACTGCTTGGTTCCGTAACCCGGGATGTAGTCGCCGACGTGGTACGTCTTACCCGCACACGTAAAGTCATTGCTCCAGTGATATGAACCCACGTTGATGGTGTTGTCGGTACACTGGTAGGTGACATACGCGCGAGTAGCATGTTGCGGGAGAATGTTGATCACTTCTTTGCAGGTACAAGGCGGTTGCGTGAAGTGGATCAGCACAAACAATGCGACGATGAGGAACAACAGGAGCACGGGACAGACGGTCAGCATCAACAAGCGCTTGAGTGTCATGGGTACCTCAGTTAGCGTAGTAGGGCGGGTGCACGACGGTGCTTGCTGCGTGCGGAGGAGGCAGAGGGGTGTGGCTGTTGATGCACACCAGGGCGCGGATCAACAGCAACCACACCATGACAAAACCTGCCGCAAATTGCAGGGGACGACTGATGGTGATCATGCTACTTCTCGTTTGGCAAGGCGCGCGGCCCGGGCGTTGGCCCTGTCGGCCAATTGCGTAGTGTAACACAGGACGATGTTGCGGGCGTTGGCGAGGTGATAGCCGACCAAGCGCCGGCCCGCGAGCACCAAGATGGCGTAGTACGAACCCGTGATGGTGTGGTTGGCATGAAAGCCACGTGGATTGATGCGCTTCGTGTGGCGCGCCACCTTCTCGTCCAGCGTCTGGTGCTCGTAGATGGCGACGATGGCGCGTTCGACGGCATGGTCGTGGGTGCGCAGCAACTGTGCAATGCTTGCCTTTGTCCACATGATCTAACTCTACCAGGTTCGGAGTGGAACTTTCACTGCCGTGTTTAGACCTTCGCAGCGAGGTGGATGCCGGCGCGGATCGCCTTGATCGTCGCGGCGTTCCACCCGTACGAAGCGGCATCGCTCCTGAGGTTCTCGAGCGCGGCGTCGATGGTCTCGTTGTACTGCACCGTCATCAAGAAGTTCATAACTGCGGTCATGCTCACGTCTTGGCGATGTGCCAGCGGTGAGATCTGCTCGAGAAACAATGGCTTCAGCTTCAACATGATCTAATCCTACCACGATTGTCCGGGAACTTACACTGTGTGTAAGGCACATCGTGCCGTGTTACACTGCTCAAAATTATACCCGAGATGTAATTCCGACCAATCCCACAGGCCGCCCTAGGACAATGCGGTCGAGCGAAGGTAGTTGCCTTCATCCCGTCACACGTGTGCCCACGTGACCGAAGCGAGGGTGAACAATTCACCCGCCAAGTCACCTCGTTACTTGACGAGGCGCAGCGCGGGAAACAGGGGCTTCAGGTCACCCTCGGCGACGGCGCCGAAGAACGCAAAGATCCACGGTGAACCATCCGACGGCATCAGCAAGTAGCCCCGGGCGCTCTCGTCGGTGCGTGGGTCTTGGCCCTGGCGCGCCTGTTTACGAGTGAGGTCGCGTGGATGGCCGACAGCGTTGTGGTCCCAATCCCAGGTACCGATGACGGTGACGACCCGGGCGGCGTCAGTGCTCGATGCCGGGTGAAAGTAACCGCACAGGGTGCCTAGCACTAGGCGATCGTGGCGCACTAATCTCTCGTTGGTGGTCACGGTCATGGTATGAGCTCAACGTTGACGTCGGGATGGTAGATGATGACACGGCCGAACTTGGGTGCAATGAAGGTGTGCTCACGTTCAGCACGCAGGTCAGGCGTTGTCGCCGCACGAATGGGCCCCGCATAGATCATCGGAGTGCCCCGGGGCAGCGCCGCGGGCCGTACGATGAAGGCGTAGAACAGCACTGGGAAAGTTGACTTTTCAACGCTGGCACGTTGTGGCGGGCACTGCATATCATAGCGGGTCGTGACCAGGGTGCCGACGGGGTAGCTGTCGGTGGCGAAGGCGGGCACGGTAGCCTAGGCGGTGCGGGTGATGAGGCCAACCTTGATGCCATTATCGGCATTGATCGAGATCGAGAACTTCTTGCCTCGGCTGGTCTCGACGTCGCGCTTGCCTTCTGGCAAGTTGCCGAGGTCTTCGGGGTCGAGACCGACCACTTTGCCGACGCGGAGTCCGGTAGCGCCATACTTTAGTGTCACACCGGCATACGCTTGCTCGATGCGCTGGGCTTCCACCTTCGCGTTGTCGGCGACGACCTCGGCTGCGGTCCGCGTCATCTTGTAGTTGACACGTCGATTGACGACAAACTCGGCCTCGATCTCGGCGGCCAACAATGCGACCTGCTGATAGAAGGCGAGGCGGGCCAACACCGCACCGCAGGCGGTGCTGCCGTGGCAGGGAAAGTTGACGGCACAGGACAGCGTATACTCGTGATACTCATTGCCTTCGGCGTCGGTGGTCACACCACCAGAGTACCCGGATCCCTCTTCACGAATTTCGAGCGAACACTCAGTGCCTGCCTTCTTGAACTCGACCGACAGGAATGAGTAACCGGTGTGTGCCTTTCCGTCGCGGGCGATGTTATGCAGCTTGTCGAGGCGATAGAGGTCGCCCGAGTAACCCACGTAGGCAGCAAGCGGGCTGGTGAGGATGCGCTGCGCGATAGCGGCACGATCGGCTACGTAGGTGTCTTGAACGTTCTGCTTCAACATGATCTAATCCTACCACGATTGTCCGGGAACTTACACTGTGTGTAGGCACATCGTGCCGTGTTACACTGACGGCAAATTATACCCCGGGTGTAATTGTGGGGACAGAAAGTGGGCCAGTCACTGCCGACTGTAGGCTGCGCTGGCCCTGTTACTGGCGGAGGAGCGCATCCCCGCGGTTCACATTATTTATGGCCCCTCACCGTATAACGGCGAGCGCCCGAGGCCAAGTTTAAGTTTGGGTAAATTTGCCGGGTGCACCGGCCTCAAAGTTCCTGATCATGGGCTCGATGTGATCGCTCCACAGGCGATCGAAGACCAGCTGCTTGCGAGCGTTGAACTCCGCGCGTGAAGGCGTGCTCTTGCCGACGCCGTGGAGCGTCTCGATCCTCTTCGCATTACGCTCGGACGCGCCTTGAGTGAGCTGCTTGAGCGCGCGGCGCCACAGCTTGCGAAACTTGCGGCGCAGGGCACGAGCCTCGCCGGGCGGCAGTTGGGCCAGCACCCGCCGCATGTCATTGTCGACCCTCTCCATCGGAATGATGCCCTGGTCGAACATCACCGTATGAATGATGGCCCGGTCGACGTCACGGAGGTTCTTGCGAGGACCCTGTTTCATTGACATTCTCCGTGACGTCGGTGTGATGGTCGAAGGACGCTTACTTGGTGTCCTTGGTGTCCTTCGCCTTTTCCTTGAAGACTCCGGGTATGTTAGGCGTGACGCCAATCCCGGCTTCACCCATGGGCACGCCGAACACCGACAACACCGTCTCTGCACAGTGCTTGTGGATGCTCTTGGCCAGCTCGATCTTGTCGATGCCGTGGCTCGTCAGCTTGCTCCACAACGAGATCTTGAGCTCATCGGGCAGCGACTTCATGAAGGTGTGGACGTTCTTGCCTTGCTTGTCAGTCAGCGTCGCACAGTTGTCGGTGACATAGGCAGCGACCTTCTCAATGAGGCCGTTCTGCCGATCCTGCGTCTGGCGCGCCACCTTAGCTGCGATCGCTTTCTTGTCCAGGTCGTTGACGATCTCTTCGCCCGTCAGGCGATTGTCGACGCTCATGCAGTAGTCGCGAAAGGCGATCGCCGCTTCATTGCCGACAAAACCTCGACTGATCTGGTAGAACATGTCGTTCTGCGGGTCCTCGATGAGGTCAGTGTGGACCAGCGACTCGTTGACCATTTCCCACGATCGCGGGCTCGGCTGCTTGCTGCTCGGCTCGGCCTGTTTGGCAGGGTATAGCCACTGTTCGCACGAGGTGATGAAGTCGGGGATGAAGTAGTGGAGGTTGCCGCCCTGCTCTGCGTCGGTGCTACGCGCCCAGGCACAGAATTCGGTCGCATCGGGGTCGAGGTCGATGACGTAGAAGCGGTCGAGCAGCGCCGGGTCGATCTCGTTGACAGAGTACGCCGCGCTGGCGTTGATGGCGCTGTAGACCCGGGTGTACGGGTGCAGCTTGTGACCGTTGAGTTCCCGATCGAGGACGATCTGAAACATCGCCTGCATCACCTCTTGGGTGCCGCGGTTAAGCTCATCGAGGAACAACACGCAGGGCTCGACGCACGCTTTCTTGACCCAGTCAGGTGGGTTGAAGCGGGTGACGTTGCCGTCGGTGCTCGGGAGGCCGACGACATCGCCCTCAGTGAGCTGGCCGGCGCGCCGATCGATGACCGGGTAGGCGTTCGGATTCTTGGCGAGGTAAATGACCCCGTCGGCATGGAGTTTCTGGCGGATCAGCGTGGACACTTGCCTGATGACCTTGCTCTTGCCCACGCCGTGATTGGCGCGGAGCAGGATCGAACGGGTCGGGGGCAGGCAGACGGCGACTTTCTTGAAGGTCGCGATCGACATGGACGTCGTGGACATGAGAGAGGCTCCTTGGTAGGTTGTTTCAATCTACCTCGGTGGCGGCCAAGCTTACACTCGGTCTGAGGCACATACCTCGCGCCGAATTACACTAGCTTTTGGCGCACCGTGGCAGTAATCAAAGGAAGCGTCTGCGCAAGTTCATCGTAGATTTTCCACTGGCCCTTGAGGATCCGGTGACACGACGAGTAAGATTGGCGACCGATTGTCTCGATGACTTGGCGGTGATCGTTGATGAATTCTGGGTAGATCGAGTCGATCCACAGCACGTAGTCACCGATGCGTTGAAAACCCGCAAAGTCGCCGATGATTGAAGCGGCGTGATAAGCGAGCACCAGGGATTCGGTGCTCATGTCGTCCTCGGTTCTCCGTTTGGCCAGCACCCCAGCCACATAAGCCGTCGTCTCAGGAGTGCAGGGCATGCCTTGCAGGCGATCCGCGAACCAGGTCGAAAGTCCCTTGACGATCAAGTCCATCATGATCTAAGTACCACCTGCTTCAGGGCGTTCATAAGGGCCTACACTTCACTCAGTGGATTGGTCATCCTTTTTCCTGCGCTGTTTTTTCTGTGTGTCAGCGATGGGCGGTAGGGCACCGCCCCAGTGTGGGGGCGGCATGGGCGTCGGGGGCACGAAGGGCACCGACGTCACGGTGACGGAGGGTACCTCGACGGGCGCATCGGGATCGATCTGCCGACCGGTGATCTCATCGACGACACGCGGGGCTTCAACGACGACAACGCCTTCCTGCGCACTGTTGACCCAAGCCTTGACGGGCGGCATCACCACATCAAATTCGGCCTGCGTGGGTGCAGTGATGCCCATCCTGGTGCACCTGATGTGCAAGGCCTCATAGGTCGAGATGCCAAACTCATCGAGCAGTTGTTTCAACGTCATCTTGCGGCGACGCAACAGGTCAACGAGCTTCAACTTCGGCTGATTCTTCAGCTCGTACCTTCCTGGGTTGCCACGGCCATCTCTACTCATCTGGTGTCCCTCATTGATTATACGCCATTCCCGCGGCGCTGTGATTCGATGATCTGGAGCAGGTCGGCGATGCCGTGTTGAAATTGCGGATTCTTGGCAATCTCATCGATCTTCTGATCATCGTGTGCGATGTTCCACTGCTCGACGAAGGCTCGGGCGAACTTCCGCATCACGCGCAGCACGTAGTTGCGTGCCGACGAATGGTTCATCGAGAAACCCATCTCCGTCATCATGTCGGCGATCTCACGGTAGTTATCGCCCTCATCGTCGGCGACAGTGGCGTAACCGCGATCGACCTTGGTACCTCGGTGCAGTGCCATCGGCGTGATTCTCCTAGCGAGTGTTGACTTTTACCTTGGGCGGCGGGCAAAATCCGCCGCTACCCGTGTTCTTGTAGCGATTGCCCTCGTACGGATGTAGCCTTTCTTTAGAGGCGAGGAGGTTGGCGTCGTCGAGGCCCAAGGCCTTGACAAAGACGTCGACGTGATCAGTATTGTAGACGATGAAGACGGGTTCCATGAACTGGCTCCGAACATCGTACACGTAGATGGGTCCGTCCTTCACTTAGGGCTCCTGCGCGGTGGTCGCGGCAACGTTGATGCATCACGGATCGGGACTACGTCCTGTTCGAGTTGGCGCCTGACGATGGGAGAGGCAAAGCGCGTCTCCTGAAATTCGTGTAGGCGGCGTGCCAGTGGGTCAGTGGGTTCTAATGGTTGACGTTCGTGTTGTACGGGTGCCGCTACGCGTGCATCAACGCGAGCAGATCTGTGTGCCTTGACGATGAGTGCAGTGATGAAGCCCGCGGACAGGATGATGAGGCTCACCCCGGCACAGACGGTGAAGAAGTCAAGCGCTTGCATCTGGCATGCGCCTCGTTCGTCGCTCGACACTATCGATGACCCGTAGCGTTGTCTGCCAACCACACCAGCAACCTGCCGCGAAAGCAGCGCCGGCGCCGGCGACGACAGTGAGTGCAATCCACCTGATCATGTCAGGCCTTTCCCCGCCATGACTTGGCGTGCCTCTTCCTCGGTGATGGGATACGACTGGTCATCAGTCGCGTCCTCGACGAGGCCGAAGCGCAGGCGAAGGATCGCCGCCTCCTTGGCCGACAGCTCACCGAGCACCATCTTGGTGATCTCGAGCAATTGCTTCTCGGCCACGTTCTCGAATGGATTCGAGCCCGGGCGATCGTCTTCGACCTTGTCCTCGAGAGTGTCGCCTTCGCCGCTCGACGACAGGGGTTGCTGCAACGAAATGGTGCCACGACCCGAGTGAATCGTCGCCTTCATCACCGTCGCGCTGGCGCCGGTCAGGCCCATCAGCTCCTCAGTCGTGGGCTCGCAATTGTTGCTTTCACGGTACTCTTCGGCCGCCTGCAACATCTTGCGCTGCACCGTCGCCGCGTGAGCGGGCAAGCGAATCATCCGCTTGCGCTTGAGGACGTGCTGACCAATGGCCTGCTTGATCCACCACGTGGCGTAGGTCGAGAAGCGAAAGCCCTTCTCCCACTTGAACCGATCGACTGCCTTCATCAGGCCGATGTTGCCTTCTTGAATGAGGTCTTCGATCGGTAGGTTGTGACCTCGGTACTGCTTGGCGATCGACACCACCAGTCGCAGGTTGCACTCCAAGATCTTGTTGCGCAGCTTGAAGGCCTCGGGAGTACGATCGGTGACCTCACCCGTCTCATCGCGGGTGCAACCGACTTCGTAGGACTTGAACAGCTCCACGAGCTCCGGGTGTTTGAGCTGTGAAAAGTGTTGTAGGTTGTCGAGGTAAGTGCCGACGACGTTGTGCGCAGTACGATTTTCGATCGTCATCAGTTCCACCTCGGACGACCGCCCGATGCCGCGTAGACGAATGCCGAGTTGTCAAAGTCACCCGCAGGCAACCCGCGCTCGGAATCGTTGAACTCCTGCTCGATCTTGCGAGCGTAGATCAAGTGCTGTTCACGGCGCGCGCGCCGGAGGTGCTGCTCACGCTTGACGTAGGCAATCTCCTCTTCCCACGGTCGAGTGTCAATGCCCGACGACGTCGCCGTCCGACACGCTTCATCGAGCACTCGAAGGCGCACGATGAGATCTTCATCGAGCATGGTACCAAGGACGTCTGCGCTGACGACCTCGGGTTGGGAAATGACTTGCTGCCGCGTACGTACACCACTAGATGCTGTGAACCGAGAATTCTTCTGGCTCTTCTGCACTATGACCTCGTCCTTGTTGTGACACTGTGACCCATGATGGGTAATTGAAGCTGTTGTGCCGACGGCCCAACCAATTAAGACCAATGTAACCACCCAGTGGGCGGTGTACAGGTCTTGTGGCTCACTTCACGTCTTTGAGGAAACCCTGGCGTTTGAGTTCGGACAGTGCGCCGGCCAGCGTTAGAGCGCGCTTCATCGACCCGATGTCACTAGCGATGACACAACTACACAGGTCATCACTGGCGTTGAGCACCGCTTTCAACGTGTCCAACTGCTTGTCACTGATGTTGATCGTCGCCATGAGATGTGACTCCTTGAATTAGATCCTATGCCAGTTGCAGGGTACCTTACACTCCGCCTGCGGCGTCGTGAAACGACACTCAGTCAGGTTGGCGCGCCATCCTCGAGCGCGTGGAGCAACCCTGCCATTCGCGTGAAATTTGAGAGCGGCAGCCGTATCATCCTCGCGCGCGTGGAGCAACCGCCCCCGAGGCGCGGCCGTTGTCGTTGCTCATCGTATCATCCTCGCGCGCGTGGAGCAACCCCTTATGGGATGCGTGCAGAGGCAACCACGTCAATATCCCGTCGGCTAGTGCTATCAGCAGGTGGGCGCCTCCGACCAGCACCCAACGTTTCTCGATCGATGACCACAACTCCTCACGTGGCACGGCGGGGGAACCATCATCCGTGTACACCCACTCGATCAGGTCGCCGGGTTTCATATCATCCTCGCGTGAGCGAAGCAACCGAGGTGCCGCGACATGCGGCCCCCGCATGTCGCTAGAAAGTCGCTAGCGTAGAGCAATCGCGCGTGACGTACACCCAGGGGTAGCCACGACAGAATTCCATCGCGATGAGAGACTAGCAAGTGAGCGCCGCCGATGAGGACGTACTCCTTCATCACCGACGACCATATCTCTTCATTCGTGACAACGACATTGTTGTCAGACGTGTACACCCACTCGATGAGATCGCCGGGTTTCACGAAGTGACATCACAGACCCGCGGCCTGACGAAGCCTCGTGTGATGGAGACGCCTCTTGACTCATGGTCATATGTCCGCGCGGACACCAAACCTTTGCTAGGGTGAAACCACGTCATGATGTCATCGGCGATGCTAACTAGCGTGTAGACCCCATCGATCGGCACCCACCTCTCCGTCACGGTCGACCACATGCTTTCATGCTTGACGACTGGCATGCTCTTGAGGCTAGGCGTTGAGTAATACCACTCGATCAGGTCGCCGGGCTTCATGGTGCGTTCTTTTCGATCGTGTAGCCGTGCTGACGCATGAATTCTGCCATGATGGCGACGGGGACGTAGGTGCAGATCGTGGAGCAGCCGCACTCATTGCCGCACCCGTGGTCTTTCTCGACCTCGATCTCACCCGCCGACGTCATCGACATCTTCATAGTGAAATTGTGACCCGTTGAACACTCCGAGAAGTAGAAGAACACTGCCGGGTATGCCAGCTCGACGTTGTACGTAGCGTAGTACCAACGTTCGCCCTCAACGACGGGCACGTAGCACTCTGCAGGTCGCTCATTCATGTGGCACCTCTGCTTCTTCAACGTTCACTTCGATGGGTGCGCTGATGCGGTTGACATGGTCGTAGAAGGCCGGGCGGCCCTTGCGACGACCTTTCGATGCCGTCATCTCGATGATCCATTTCCACGCCTCGCGAGTGCAAGGGCCGCAGACTATGAAGGTGGGCGTGTAAGCACACCCCGATGCCGGGTGACTGACACCCCCGCAGGTGGGACAACGATGGCTGGTGAATTCTTCTTCGGGCACCGGAGTCAACCTCTAGAACAACTGTACCACGATCGTCAGTGACCTTGCACCGTTAGACCTCTGCAAGCGTCGGCTTTCAGACCTCATCGAGGAGGTGGGCAAGGCGGACGACGATGCAGTCATCATCGTGTTGTGGCGTGTGGTTTGGGTTACCGCCACAACCTACACAGAACTGCATCGCGTCGGCGTCGGGCCGGTGAAAGTGGAGCGCCTGCACCTCACGGAGCATGTCTCGCATGCGGGTGATGACTGCATCACGAAGGTCAGGTGAGGTCGCCTTCTTCGTCGCCTTCTTGGGACGCTTCTCCAACTCCTCGACGTAGGCGAGCAGGGCGTACTCGGTGGCGCCGCTCTCGGCATCACCGCGCATGTAGCTCCTCGGGATGCCGTCCTTGTAGTCGGCCGTCGTCTTGAGGTGGGTGAGAGCCGCTTGAACTAGAGGGGACCGCTTTGGGGTTCGCTTGGTGGCCATGATCTAACTGTACCAGGATCGAAGTGGAACTTACACTGGGCCAACGAGCACCGCGTTCTCGCGGCCGTGCTGCTTCTGCAGGCGACGGAACGACCGACGGACAATTGCTTCCGTCTTGGCCGTCATGACCTCGACGATGCGTTGTTCACCGCGATCGATCACCGTGACGTTGAACTTCACCATGATCTAACTGTACCACGAACGGGTGAAGACTTGCACTCGTCTACGACAACAGCTGGTTGCAGGCCCGCGCGGCTTCTTGCTCGGTCAGGCCTTGCTCGAGCAGCTCATCGACTGCGTCCTGCAACTCCGACTTGTAGTCGAGCCACGCTCCGTAACCCTTGTAGCTCGGCGGTGGCCTATTGAAGCCCACGGGAGCGGGAGGGGGCGTGTACAGCAGGCTCTTGAGCTTATCTCGGTTGACGGTGATCATGATCTGATCCTATCAGGAATCGACAGCGACTTACACCGTCACTTGCAGGTGAATGCCCTGACGAACTTTCCGTCAAGGTAGTACCTGACGACACACGGATTGTTGAGGATGTAGTCGTCACCCGTCCCACGGCAGAAGACGTTGCCCCCACTGTTGGGCCCCTGCCTGATGAGCTGACGCATCTCCTCTGCGGAGTCTGGCAGCGTGGTGCACCAGCCGTTGTGAACGATGGTCATGCCGTTGGGCTTGCGGATTTCGCGCTTGTACTTGAGTGCTTTGATTGCCATGATCTAATCCTACCACGGTCATGGGGTGACTTGCACTGCTACCAAATTGCTTCAGTCCTCACGGACTTCAGGACGTGAGTTACACCCCGAGTGTAATTCCTGACCACCCACAGACCGCCCTAGGATAACCAACCCACGTGCAGGTAGTTACCCACCTTCCGACCCACGAGTTCACTCCTGAACGTGGTCAAGGGCACAGGCTTTCATCCGAACGGGATGGGATCGACTTCACGATTCAACGCCTGCCGACACAGGTCATCGAGCTGCATCCGCAATTGCCCGAGCCGAACGAAGTCAAAGCGCTGCTTGACGCGTGAGGCCGCGATCCACTTGGGCCTGAGGCTGGAGCTGCCCGTCGCGCACCAACAGAATTCGATGCGGAGGTTGTGGGCGTGCTTGGTGATCTCCTTGATCATGACCACGCGCCACAGGATACCGTCGAATGCCCCGCTGTCAGCGCCGAAAGGGCCCGTCATGGAGACGATGTCGCCGACGCGGTAGGGTACAGACGAGTCCATGGTCTTACCCTAACATGGGTTGAAGGGGAGTTACACTGGTTGGCCACGTAGGAGTCGAACCCACATTTCATCCGCGTTCAAAGCGCGGGGTCCTGCCTTTAGACGAGTGGCCAGTGTGATAACCTGCGTTCCTATTTATGTGTGTCACCGGCACGACTCGAACGTGCGCGCGATGTGCCCATGGTTCACTTCGGCCGCCGAAGCAGTGACGTGAGAAAAGTGGCAGGGGCACTCGGACTCGAACCGAGGTGATCCGTTTTGGAGGCGGACATCCTAGCCGCTGAATGATACCCCTGCGATGATGACGGGATTCGAACCCGCGTACGCTTCCTAGACAGGGAAGTCGCCTCCCGTGGCGCACATCACCAATTCACAACGAGTGGAGCGTCCGGGAATCCAACCCGGTCGGCCTGATTGCAGGTCAGGAATCATCGCGGTAGATCAACGCCCCAAATTGTCGGGTCTCTCCCCGATGTCACACCACTTTTGATGCTAGCAATATCCAGTAGGTGTCACTCGTGGAGCCAGCGGGAGTCGAACCCGCCGTGCGCTCAGCTTCCATGTTGGCTTTGCTGCGCGACTCGCCTGTTGGCCCCATGTTTGGTTGCACCAGCACCGAAGTGCTTAGGTACTGTGGTTACTCATCGTCCCGGCCGAGACGGCTTTCACCTACCCATATCAATGTGTACTGTTGTTAGTTACTTACACTGACGCTCATTCGCGTCGTCACCCCGGTGGGACTCGAACCCACGGTCTCTTGCGTGTCGAGCAAGCGATCTTGCCGCTGATCTACGGGGTGAAAGTGGTTGCAGACCCACGGAGTCGAACCATGGCGTTTGAAGCGTATGAAGCTTCAGTGAACCGCGTCACTCGTCTGCGTGGATCCAGACGGGCTCGAACCGTCACTACCCGGGTAAAAGCCGGGAACTCTGCCACTCGAGTTCTGAATCCGTGTGTTGAATGTGGAGCCCTCGGATGGAATCGGACCACCGACCTCCGTCTAAAATCGACGGCGCTCTGCAAACTGAGCTACGAGGGCATGCGTCACGTGAAGTGACGGTGGGAGAGGATGGAATTAAACCACCGACCTGCGCCAGCAAGGGCACTGCTCTTTCTCTGAGCTACTCTCCCGTATCGTGGAGGAGGCAGGAGTTTAACCTACGACCTGTGCCGGTACAGGCACTGCTCTACACTGAGCTACTCCTCC